AACCACCCCCCTTTTAAAAAAAAAAAAAAAAAAAAAAAATAAAAACCCCTTGACATTTCCCGGGCGGTGTGCTATACTATAATCAGAAAGAGGGAAGAAACCCTAAAAGAAAAGGAGAGAGTAACAATGAAAAACCATTATGAAGGCAGAGAAATCGCAAGAGCGGTCCACGGTTGGACGATTGAAGAAGAAATTCAATGGGAGATTGACCAATTGGAAACCGAAATCGATGACCACGAATGGTATTGCGACAACAAAGGTATTCCTTATGATGATGCGGAAGAAAAGGCAAGGCTTGCCGAGCTTCGCAAAGAGCTTAAAGAAATCAGAGGATAAAACCTCTGATTTCTTTAAAAAAGTGCTTGACAATGCCCGGGCGATGTGCTACAATATAGACAGTTAAGGGAGCTGATAAACCCTTGAAAACAGAGAAAGAGAGAGACCATGAGCATTGAGTATTACGAGATTATGAGCGACAATCTGAGCGACCTGCAGGACTGGGCCGAATATGAGGCCGATATGGCTACCGACCCGTTCCAAGATGCGAACTGGGCCGACCGCATGGAGTGAAGAGAGAGAGGGGGGAAGCAATCCCCCCTCTTTTACTGGCCCGCGCGTTGTCAGGTGCAACGCGCGGATTTTTGCTTGCAAGTGGGGTTTCGTGAATTTTTATACAAAAAAAATGAATAAAAATTTATGAAAAAATTTTCACAAAACCCCTTGACAAATCGCCCGGGCTATGGTATACTGTAGACAATGAAGGGGGCGAGACCCCCGAGAAAAGGAGTGCCAACTATGAATATCCCTTATCATCTGACCATCCGCTCTAATGACCCCGACTGCCCGCAGACCATATGGTGGTTTGAGCAGGACGACTGCCACACCCTGGCCGAGGCCGAAATGGATGCCCTGGAAGAGGCCCTATATGTCCTCTGGGAGCTCGAACCTGTAGGCCGCGCTCCTGAGTGGATGCGTGAGTTGCGCAAGGTGGGCTGCACCAACTTCCGCTACTGCCAGGAAGAGTTTGACGTGGTGCGCTGGGTGGGCGACCTGACCTACGAGGTCATGCTGAGCAGCTGAGAGGAGGGGGGCTTCGGCCCCTCTTTTTTTGGCCCGCGCGCCACCGGGCCTGGCGCGCGGTTTTTGCATTATTGTGCAGTTTGCACAATTTCAATCACAATTTTTTGTGCAATATGACATATTGACTTTTTCCCGTATCCGTGTTATACTGTAGACAGTTAAGGAGAGCTGATAAACTCCGCAAACAGAGAAAGGGAGAACTTACCATGTGGTATCAGATTTGTATTTGTGGCAACGGATATGATGATTATGATGGAAGCGGTTGCGCTTTCTTTGAGAACCACGACAAAGAGACCGCATATAAGGCTTATGAGGTCGCAAAAGCCCTCTGCACCCTATATCCCGATACTTGGATTGAGTTTCGTGAGGACGGGAGGCTCATTGAGGAGTATAACACCTTTGCCGACTAAATCATTGACATTTTAAAAGGAGGGGCTTCAGCCCCTCTTTTTTACTGACCCGCGCGTTGTCAGGTGCAACGCGCGGATTTCGCTTTAGCCAGGAGGAATAAGAATTTTTATATAAAAAAATCACGTCTTTATGCGAGCTATTATATTCCTAATACTTGCTATTGGTAAAAATTTTTGTTATAATAAATATAGAAAAGCTGGAAAGTGGTGTTACTGATGCGAGTGATAAAAAAGATAGATGATTTGGGCCGTGTGGCTATTCCAAAAGACATCAGAAAAGCAATGGGATTATTTAGTGGGGATGAAATCGAACTATTGTTCCAGGAGGAAGAAAAGCAGTTGATTATAAAGCCCTACGTATCAAACTATGCGAAACAGATTACAAAATTAAAAGAGGAAATTGCGGCCGCTCGGTCAGAGGCCGGTTTAACTGGTGTTGAGGATGTGCTAGACCTACTGGCGCAGGCCGAGGGAAAGCTGACTTCCATCGAATCAGATTTGCAAAAATAAAAAATTTTTTGTATAATAATATTAGAAAAAATGAATAAAGGAAGTTTGTTCGATGACCGTGGAATTAGTAAAAGCTCTTTTATTAATTGCTAAAGTTTGCATGTCCTCTCCCAACTGTGAACAGTGCAAAATAAAAGACTTCTGTGGTAAGATGCCTTCTCAATGGTAAGATTTGAGGGTGTTCGACACCGGCCGCGATGCGGTCGAATTTCACGGGAACAAACGTTCTGGAGTTTTTGTTTTTGAAGACCGGCCGCAGAAGCCGGTCTTTTTTTATCCCGAAACCCTTGACATTTATATAAAAGTATGCTATACTATAGTCAAGCAACAAGGGGGCCGCAATTAATGCATACTTATAGAATTTATTTCACTTTTGATTTTGAAAAAGTTACCCATAGCGTCGAGACTGGCAAGAACGCCCATGAAGCTATCGCCAAATTACAAGAGCGTTTTCCAAAACTTAAAAAAGTTTATTGTTACGAAGAAGAAAATGCTTGACAACAAGCACAAGATGTGCTATACTACAATCAGAAAGAAAAAAGAAAAGGAGATAATAAAAATGATGACTGTTCGTGAAATGATGGAGTTTCTGTCCCGCTGTGATGGTGACGACTATGTTCTGCCCCGTTCCGGTTTTGACGAAGAAACTTTTGAGACTGAGCTGGCTGTTCAGGTGGTTGCCCGTGATGGCTCCGGCGTCATAGATGGCGTCTACTGGACCGAAGAAGATTAAAGAATGGGGGAAGAAATTTCCCCATTTTTTTTTAAAAAAAGCTTGACAAATAGCCCGGGGTATGCTATAGTATAATCAGAAAGCAAGAGAAAAGGAGATACGAAAATGAGCGAGCTGAGAGAAAAACTGATTGACCGCATGATTCGGATTTACGGCTTTGAGAATAAAATCGTGATTGACTTCTGCCGATGCTGTGAGACTTTTCCGAATGATGAAGCACATGACAAAACCCTGCGGACGCTGGTAATGGTCCACGAAGAGTGTCCCGTAATTGAGGAGGAGGATGAGTAATCCTCCTCATTTTTTGCATAATTATGCGGCCGCGCGCCACCGGCCCTAGCGCGCGGTTTTTGCATAAATATTCACTTTTCAGCAATTTTTTGTATAAATATTCATTGTAACACTTTGTAACCATTTTCCCAAAAAACTGTAACTATTTTGTTATTGACTTCTGGCTTACTTTGTGCTATACTTTAATCAAGGTTGAGGGGCGAAAACAAGATAACAACAGGGACTTGTAACTGCCCGATAAAGAAAAGATAGAAAAGGACTTTTCCAGCTATCCCCGCCCCTCAAAAAACTTGAAAAAAATGAAAAAAAGGCTTGACAAACTCAAAAAGGTATGCTATAATAAGAGCGTAATCAAGGAGAGCTGATAAACTCCACAAACAGAGAAAAGGAGAAAATTATGAAGATGCGTGCTACTACTAAGGCGGCTATTCAGGCCCTTATCGACAACAAGGCTGAGGTCTACCGCTGGACTGATGCCGAGGGATGGAGCGTCATCAACACCCCGGCATATGGCGTGTCCATGAGCACTCTGCGCAAGTACGCCACCTATGACAAGCGGCCCTATGGTGAGGGCGAGATGCTGACCGTCACGGGGTGGAGGGAGTAATCTTTCCACCATATATAGAGGCCATTCCCACTAAGCGAGAAGCCGTGGCCAGGAGGAAATAACGAAAAGGGATAAATACTCCAAAATGTCAACTTCTCATAGGAGGGGGGCTCTTGCCCCTCTCCTTTTCTACTCACCCTCGCGCTTTCTGACGCCAGCGCGAGGAGTTTAGATTTATATATAGATTACACAATTTTTACCCTATTTTTTTGTGCATATTGTCTACTTGATTTTTTCCTGCATCTATGCTATACTTTAATCATCAAGGGGCGGTGACGCTGACCGGCGGGAAGCAGATACCAAGGTAGCTACAAAGGAAAACAGAAACACGGCTTGTGAAGACACACCGACAAAATTTTTTGGAGAAATTCAAAAAACCCCTTGACAAACCCATGAAAGTGTGCTATAATAAAGGCACAAGGTCAAGAGGGGAACCGAACAGGACGAAGTAAGGCACCGCGGATGACCCGAAAAGCGACGAGAGGTTGATAAAAGCTTGATACCCTCTTGACTGTCCACTTAAATAGCACTTCAACTATCAGGCAGACGGAGGTGTCGGAAAGATGTTTACGAGCGGATTTCTGTAGCAACTGAATAAGCTGTAGAAAAACGTAAATGTAGGAACGGAGGCAGCTTCTAATGTATTGGTCTGGATTTGTGTAGCTACAATTAAATGATGTGTTTTCGATAGGCCGGGACGATGCTTGCGCCCCGGCCTATCGCCCGGGCAAAAAACTTTTTTCAAAATACTATTGACAAGCTCGGAATAATCTGCTATACTGTATTCAGAAAGAAACGAAAGGGGAATTTCAAAATGTACACACTGAGTATTTACACCTATGAAATCAGCGACTATAACCGCCTTGACCTGTATATCAGCGGTTGCGAAGCGGCCTATGCCGCTTTCCGTAAGGCTTGCGAGCTTGCCGACCTCACGGGCGCTTTCGTGAGCCTGTGGGATAACGACACGGGCGAGGTCGTTGCGGACAATGGGGAGGATGAGTAATCCTCCCCATTGTCTACTGGCCCGAGCGCCCACGGCCCAGGCGCTCGGTTTTTGCATAAATATTCAGTTTTGGGTGAATTTTTGCATAAATATTCACCCAAAAATTTTTCAACTTTTTTCACAAAACCTATTGACATTTCAGAAAAACCTGCTATAATAGGTAGTGTCAAGGGGAGAAGAAAACAACCTCTCACAGGCGCGTAACCTGTTGTAAGTAAAATAAAATCTCTCATAAAAATGTAAAAAACCCCTTGACAATTCCCCGTAAGTGTGTTATACTTAAACCATCAAAGGGAGCTGATAAACCCTTGAAAACAGAGAAAAGGAGAACGCTATGAAAATGAAGATTACGACTAAAAAGGCTATCCAGACCCTCATTGACAACAAGACCCCCATTTTCCGCTGGACTGATGCGGACGGGTGGAGCGTCATTGATACCGCCGCATATGGCGTGTCCATGAAAACTCTGCGCAAATATGCCACCTATACCAAAACCCCCTGCGAGGGCGGCGAGATGCTGACCGTCATCGGGTGGAAAGAGTAATCCGCCCTCACATATGAAAGGAGATATATTCGATATGGAAAACAGCAGAAAGAATACCTACAAGGGAGCTTCCATTTGCACCATCCTCACTATCCTCTTCGTCATCCTCAAACTGACCGGCGTGATTGCCTGGCCCTGGTTCTGGGTGCTGTTCCCGCTGATTCTTGACCTCGGCCTCGCCCTCATCATTCTGATCGTCATCATGGTCGTCAAGATTATCGCCTTGAAACGCAACTGACTACAATTTGAGAGGGGCTTTTGCCCCTCTCCTTTTCTTGCTTCAGCACTTTAACGATTTAAAGCGCTGAAGTTCAGCCGGGCGCCCGCGGTCCAAGCGCCCGGCTTTTGCATAAATATTCAGTTTTCAATGAATTTTTGCATAAATATACATACATTTTCTGCATAAATATTTTCACAAAACCTCTTGACAGATTGCACGGGCTATGCTATAATACAATCAGAAAGCAAGAGAAAAGGAGGTAAAAAACATGAAATACTTTATTCACACCTATGACTGGAATTTTGATACGATGGAACGGAAGCATGAAGTTAAAGAAATTAACCATCAAGAGCTTGCGGAACTTGTGCAATACCAAGAGGAAACCGCCTTTGACTACAAGTGGAATGAATTGAAACTTATCAAAATGACTGATACGGAAATGCACTTCGTGCTTAACAAGAAAACCAAATTAAATTATTAATCTTAAAAAAAGGTAAAAGAGGGGGATTGCTCCCCCTCTCTTTTTAAGGCAAACACTTTAACGATTTAAAGTGCTGAAGTTCAACCGGGCGCTTTCCCACGCAGCGCCCGGTTTTTCAATTTAAATGGTTAAAGCGTAATTTTTGCCGCACTTTAACCATTTAAAGTGCTAAATCGCTAAATCCCAAAACATAAGTTCTGCTTATACCTGGATTGAAGTATTAGTACAGCGAATAGATAAAAATTTCAAAAAAGGCTTGACAAATTGCCCGGGCTATGGTATACTCTAATCAAGATAAGACAAGGGGGAAACACCAATGAAGAAAATTACTTGCAATCCTGTTACCACCTTCAAGAACAAGGGCGACAATCGGGAATGTGCTTTCGGCAACTATATCGGCATGAGCAAGGCATATCACGATGATTTGAATTGCTTTGACGCTTCTGACTTCGTAAAGGGCGATATGCGGTACTCTGTCAAAGGTGACGGTTTCACTCTTATGAGCGGATATCTTGCCCCTGGGGCTGATTCTTTCGATGCTATATGGGCCGTGTTCCGTACTAAGGTTCATAGCAACTGTTTCGTCTATGTAGACGCTGATTTCAACGCCTATATGATGAACATTGATGAGTTTGAGAGCTTCGTTTATATGTTCGGCTATATGGCAAAGGAAAGCGACAAGAACGGCGGCGGATGGAAAATCCGTTGCAAGCACGAAAGCAAAAAAATGGTCAGGTGGCTGTCCGAAAGGGTGGCCGCCTGACCCCCCTCTTTTTTTGGCCCTCGCGCCACCGGGCCTGGCGCGAGGATTTCGCATTATTGTGCAGGTTGCACAATTTTTGCCCCGATTTTTTGTGTATATTGCAGGATTGACTTTTTCCCAGAAGTGTGCTATACTTTAAACAATCCAAGAGGAAAGGAAAGTCGAAAATTGATGCAGACTATTTACTTTGACATGGACGGCACGCTTGCCGACCTCTATAGTGTCTTTAACTGGCTGGGCAAACTGCGCTCTGAGGATGCAACCCCCTATATGGACGCCAAGCCCTTAATCCGCATGGCTCTGCTTGCCCGCCTTTTGAATGGCCTGCAAAAGCAGGGGTATCAGATTGGGATTATCTCCTGGCTCAGCAAAGAATCTTCACGGGCATATGAGGTAGAGGTCTCTATTGCCAAGGAAGAGTGGCTGAAAAAGCATCTGCCGAGCGTGACTTGGGATAAGATGCATTTCATTCCATATGGAGTTCCCAAGGCCGAGGCCGCAAACATTCAGCCGTTCGATATTCTGTTCGATGATGAACAAGCCAATATCGAAGCATGGGAGCGCGCAGGTGGATGGGGCTTTTCCCCCGATAAAATCTTTGAAACTCTGCGGGGAATGTGAGGGGGTATATCCCCCTTCACCTCTCGCCCGGGCAAAAAATTTTTTCAAAATACTATTGACTTTTCAAATAAGATGTGCTATACTACCAATAGAAAGAGAGGTTAGGAAAATGAAAAAGAAAGAAGTTAATGCTTATAAGAAAATGACCCCCGAACAGCTTGCGGCGTTCCTTGCGCTTCGCTGCCGTGGCGGCATAGTCCCCGCAAAAAAGGGCAAGGGTAGCTATAAGCGGAGTGAGTTTAAGAAAGGGGAATAAAATATGCAAATATTTGGTATAGACTGGTGTGAAAATTTTTGGGATGGAAATACCTCCCATGTTTGGGGTCGTATTTATAAAAGATACAGCCCCTATAAAAAGAAATCCTATTCATATTTCTGGATTCGCCACAAAAAGAAAAACAAGACCTTTTATCGTATTACCAATAATTTTTTCATTGAAAGAGGTAAAAGATGAAAAATAGAGTTGCCCTTTTGGGTGACCCTATTTTTCGCCCGGGCGAATTTTTTTTATAAAACCTATTGACAAACTTGGCGCAATGTGCTATAATCACTATAGAAAGTTAAGAAAAAAGGAGATAATAAAAATGAAAATCAAAGTTACCTATTACATCCCTGTGGAAAGAGAAATTGAAATGACCCCCGAAGAATATTGTCTGTTCCATGCGGACGGTAAACTGCACGGTGAAAAGGTAATTCCCGATAATGCCATCTATGAAGATGTGACCCTGCCGGAAGAAGCCATAGAAGAGCTGACTGAATATTTTTATAAAAATTTTTAACATTATAGGAATCCCGGGCGCTCACCCTCGCGTGCCCGGGCGCCACGCGAGGGATTCGGTTTTTTATGCAGTTTTGGCAAATTTTTTGCATAAAAATTCACCCCATAAAATTTTGATTTTTTTCCTAAAAAAGGCTTGACATTTTCATCCCCATGTGCTATAATGTGTATGCAATCGAGGGAGGGACGCCAACCCTGGTTAGCATTTTTGAAAGGATTTGATGCACTATGGACAAGCGCAAGACCTATTACCTGACCATCGACACGGAAACCGCAAACAATATGGACGACCCCATGATGTATGACATAGGGGGAGCTATCCATGACAAGCGGGGCATGGTCGAGGAAACTTTTTCCTTTGTCATTTATGACATTTTCTGCCGTGACCGCAGGCTTTTCAACACCGCCTATTATGCGGACAAGCGCCCCATCTATGAAGCGGGTATTGCGGACGGCTCTCGCAAGCTGGTAACTATCTTTACCGCAAAAAAGTATATTGCGGCCCTTAGCCGCAAGTATGATGTAAAGGCGATTATCGCCCACAATGCCCGCTTTGATAACGGAAGTACCAACAAAACCCTGCGCTATATTACCAAGAGTAAGATGCGCTTTTTTCTGCCGTATGGTATCCCTGTTTGGGATACTCTGAAAATGGCTCGTGATACTATCTGTAAGCAACCCACTTATAAGCGGTGGTGTGCCGACCACGGTTTTCTTCAGAAGAACGGCACGCCGAGGGCTACCGCTGAAATTCTGTATCGTTACATTACTTGCAACGCAGAGTTTGAAGAAAGTCACACGGGGCTTGAAGATGTGCTAATCGAAAAGGAAATTTTTGCCAAGTGTATGGCACAGCACAAGCCCATGCGGAAACTGTTGTGGGATAAATGATAAAATGGGGGGATTCAATCCCCCATTTTATTTTTCATAGCGAGTTAGCAATGGCTAACTTTTTCGCCCGGGCGATTAGCAAATTGCACAAAAAATAAACGATGTTTTTGTGCAAAATCCCATCTTGCAAAATGGGGGTAGGTCGTGCTATACTATAATTGTTCCAAGGGGGAAGGCAAACAGCGAAAGCCTTTAGCGAGGTAGGACACTTCCCCCAACGGAACGAAAAAAATTTAAAAAAGGTCTTGACAAGCCGCTGAAAGTGTGCTATAATAAGACCGTAAGTGAGAGAGAGAAAATCTCCACTCCACCGCCTTGCCGCTACTAAAAGGCGTAAGAATCTGGTAGCACCACAAAGGGTAGTGACCTACCACTAAAGGAGTTGTGTACTATGACTACTTCTAAGATGACCTACAAGACCGCTATCGAGTACGCTATCCGCAACCTGCCTGCCGATGCCCCTGTCGAGGTGACGGACAAGCTGACCGCCCTTATCACTTCCCTGGAGAAGAAGAGCGGCGCCGAGCGCAAGCCCACCGCCACGCAGGTGGCGAACGAGGGCTATAAGGCCGCCATCATGGAGTACCTTTCCGATGTGGGCGAGCCCAAGACCGTGGGCGACATTCTGAAAGAGGTTCCTGCGGTGGCTGGCTTCTCTACCCCCAAGGTGTCCGCTCTGATGAAACAGCTCACCGAGGGCGGCGCTGTCGAGCGCTTGACTGACAAGCGCCGCACCTACTTCAAGGCGATTGTCGCCTAACCCCTGCGGGGGGTGGAGAAATCCACCCCCATTTTTTCCAAGGCGAGTTAGCGGCGGCTAACCGCCCGGGCGATTTAAATGTTGCCTGCGCAACATGAAAAATTCTTGACTTTTGGTTTCAATGTGGTATAATAAGACCGTGGAAAGGAGTTGATTTTTTGGATGAAAAACGCATAGCCCTCTTGATGAAACAGCTTGACATTTCCAGGGATGAAGCAATCGAAGTCTTGAAAGAGGACAGCGAAATTGACAAGGGCGCAGAACTGTTTGAACTAACCCCCGAACAGAAACAGGTCGAAAAGAAAATGCGCCAAGCTGACCGCAAAGTGACTGCCTATAGCTGGAAACCAAGAGAGCGCAAACCCAACGAAACCAAAAGAAAGCTAATTCAAGATTTGGCCTTAACCCTGCATCATAATCCTATGGTAGATAGCTGGGAAATCACCAATCAAGAACGGCAAATTGATTTTGAGTGCAACGGCACCAAATATCGTATCATTCTGAGCGCCCCCCGCAAATAGGGGGCGCTTTTCATTTTGAATAATTATTCACTTCCTTTGAGCCGCTGGCGCACGGGCGCGTGCCAGCGGTGTTCGGCGCAATCAGCACTTTCCACAAAAAACGTTGCGAAAATTTGTGCAATTTGCCATCTTGCTTTTTTCCTGAAATGTGCTATACTATAATCACAAAAGGAAAAGAAAAGGAGATGCTTCAAATGATGTTCAATGATGCTGTGTATGTGGGTCGCGAGTGCCCGTTCTGCGGTGAGTACCACGAGGTACTTGTCAGCGAGGCTGACTTTGCCGCGTGGCAGGGTGGGGAGTTGGTGCAGGACGCCTTCCCCTATCTCTCCGCTGACGAGAGGGAAATCCTTGTCAGCGGCATCTGTCCCAAGTGTTGGGCAGAGACCTTTGGCGAGGAGGGAGACGAGGAGGAGGAGTGCTTTGAGCCTGGTCGCCCCTGCGTCAACATGTTTGAGCTGAACCCCTAATTATGGGGTTTAGTCGCCCGGGCGCAATTATGTAAACCAAAAAAATCTGAAAAAATTTCAAAAAAGGTATTGACATTTACGCCCCCCTGTGCTATACTATAATTGTTCCAAGGGAGTGGCCATTGACCAAGGAACTGTGGAGGGAAGCCAACATCGGCCCTGCGAGTACCAAATAATGATTGTTGGTGACGGTTAGACGCTTAAGTTGCTATGCGAACAAACACTTTCTCAAATAGCAGAAAGGGGTTAGAGACAGCAGAGCCACCCTTTTTTAGGCAGTTTTTTCCTGTGGCGTTCAAGGAAAAAATATTCTGACTTTTTTAGTGTTCATCTGGTCATTCTTCACCAAACACTGGATTTTTCAAGAGGAAAGAATCTAAAAATAATTGGAAGAAACTGAATACTTTTAGGCAGTTTTCAATTCAGTCGCTGTGATAGAAAGAAACTCCCCCTTGCGGGGGCGGTGAGGTTAGTAAGGTAAGAGCTAACGGCTTATTGGGTCGAGCCGCTGAATATCAACATCCGCCCCCCAATAAGGGATATTTAAATACCTCTCTACTTTTTGTAGTGCTCCTTTTCTTTCTCTCTTTCTTTCTGTGGCGTGGGTAGGATTTTCCTACCCTTGCGCCCGGGCGAAAAATTTTTTGCCCCAATCAAATTTTCCCCTTGACATTTATAAAAAAATATGTTATTATAATAGTACAAAAAGAAAGGAGATAATAAACAATGACAAACGCTATTTTGATTATCCTCTGCGTGTATTTTGCGGCTTCGGCCCTTGTTGATGCCGCAAAAGCAGACCGCAATCCCTGCTGGTCTACCTGCCTTGATGTGGTCTTTGACCTGGCTCTGCTGGTGGGCGTGTTTCATTTGATGGAGGTATTTTGCTGATGAATACCGCAATTTTGCTTTTTGTCATTTGCACTCTTGCAAATGTTGTCATTGCGACTATCAAAAGTGTAATGACCATCAAGGGCGGCAAGGTTGCCGCTTCCATCTGGAACGCTCTCAGCTATGGCCTTTACTCCTACATTGTGATAATGACCGCAAACGCCGACATTTCCACGCTCGGCAAGGTTTTAATCACCGTAGGCTGTAACTTAATCGGCGTGTTTTTCGTTAAGTTAGTAGAGGAAAAGATGCGAAAAGATCGCCTGTGGAAAATTGAAATGACAATTTATTCCACCAACGCCGACAAGATGCACCAAGAACTGGAAAATGCTGGTATCCCCAATAACTATGTAATTGCAGGCCGCCATGCTATTTTTAATTGTTTCTGCGATACTCAAAGTGACAGCGCAAACGCCCTTGCTATTGGCAAGACCTACAACGCAAAAACTTTTGCATCAGAAACAAAACTTAATCCCTAACGGCATTCCCCGCCTCGGCGGGGATGTTGCCCGGGCGCAAAAAAATTTTTAAAAAAAGTCTTGACAAACTGCGCAAAGTACACTATACTGTCTACAGAAACCAAGAGAAAAGGAGATACCAAAATGAAAAAGGGTTTTGTTTCCACGATGCGCAAGGGATTCCACATGACCTTCCCCAACGGCCTGACCGTTTCCGTCCAGTGGGGTGCTGGCAACTACTGCGACAACCACTTCCCCAAGGATATGGATTTCACCTTCTCCAAGGACGCCGAAAGCGATACTGCCGAGGTTGCTGTCATCGATCCGCAGGGTGAGTTCCTTGACCCTCAGCGGTTTTTTGACTATGAAATCAGATCTGACGGCATGGTGGCTGGCTGGCTCGACCCCTCGCAGGTTGTTGAACTGTTGGCGAATGCGCGCGACTGGCCTAACATCTAAGGCCAGTCTTTCGCCCGGGCACGCATAAACATTCACTGAAACTGAATAAAAATTCTTCTTGACATTTGTTTATAGGTGTGCTATACTATGTATAGTCCAGGAGAAAGGAGAGGTAGTAATGGCAAGACAGTCCGCTAAAGAGCGTGAAGCGCAGATTGAGCGCACGATGAAAGCCCTTGAAGTCACAAGGGAAGAAGCCCTTGAAATCCTCGCAGAAGATGACGAGATTGACAAGGGCGCAGATCTTCACCCCTTGACCCCCGAACAGGAAAAAGTTGTTAAAAAGATGCGGCAGGCTGACCGCAAGCCCACGGTCTACAACTGGCAGAAAAAGCGTGAGCGTAAGCCCAACGAACTCAAAAGAGAAATCATCGACGATTTGTTCGGTTTCTTTTGCGAGAACTGGCCAGAAGTGGCAAAGAATGGAAACATCATCAACCCCGAAAGACAGATTGACTTTGAGCTTGGAGGGGAGAGCTTTTCCATCACTCTGACCCAGCACCGCAAACCCAAGGCGTAAGGCGTAAGGGGGGAACATTTGTTCCCCTATCTGCGCCCGGGCGGCCGCAAACTGCACAATTTTAATACTCTGTTTTTGTGCAAAACACCATCTTGCTTTTTTAAGATAGTGTGCTATAATAATAATTGTCAAGGGGCTGTAAACCGCGGGGCATCCAAATAAGTCCTGTACTGCGTGGTAAGAAATTTCAAAAAGTTTTTTTTTGAAAATCCCCTTGACAAACTTGCGGCCATGGTGTAATTGGTAACACAGTAGACTTTTAATCTATCATTCGGGGTTCAAGTCCCCGTGGTCGCACCAATTCCTTTCCTTTTTATTATCTCTCTCTTTCTTACAAAGAACCCTGCTAAAGCGATTTAGTGGGGTTTCTTTGTAGAATCGCCCGGGCGACTGGCAAAATGCACAAAACAATTTCTAAAATTCTATCTCATTTTGTGCATTTTGCCTATTGTAATCTGTGCGCCCTTGTGCTATACTATAATCGTTCCAAGGGGGAAGGCAAACAGCGTTAGGACACTTCTTCAAAGGGGGAAGGCAAACAGTGACAGGGCACTTCCCCCCTCGGACGCCGAAAAAAATTCCAAAAAACTCTTGACAAGCCGCTTTGAGTGTGCTATAATAATGGTGTCAATGAGGGAAGCCCCTCTTGAACATAAAAAAAATATGGGTAGCGACCTACCGCTAAAGGAGTTGTGTACTATGACTAACACCAAGATGACCTACAGCAAGGCTATTGCCGCCTGTATCGACCTGCTGACCACTGGCGAGACTTCTGAGAATCCCACCGAAATCGTGGAGAAGCTGACCGCCCTCTCCGAGAGCCTTGCGAAGAAGTCTGGGGCTGAGCGCAAGCCGACTGCGACCCAGGTTGCCAACGAGGGCTATAAGGCGGAGATTCTCGCCTATCTGCGTGATGTGGCCGAGCCTAAGACTGTGGGCGACATTCTCAAGGAAGTCCCCGCCGTGGCTGGTTTCTCCACTCCCAAGGTATCTGCCCTCATGAAGCAGTTGGTTGACGAGGGTAACGGCCCCGTCGAGCGTCTGACCGACAAGCGGCGCACCTACTTCCGCATCAAGGCGGAGTAAGCCCCCTGCGCCCATCCCCTCCCCTGCAATAGTGGGGGAGGGGCGCGCCCGGGCGAAAAAAATTTTTTTTAAAAACCCCTTGACAAACCTCTATAAATGTGCTATACTTTAGATGTTCCAAGAGGAAAGGAGAGAGTGTAATGGAAAAGAAGTTTAACATGGTAGTGACCCTTACCAATGGTAAAGTCCTGCGCCACTACGGACTTTCCTTGCGCATGGCGGCAACTATGAAATTGCACTATCAAGAGAAGTACCCTAACACCCTTGAAGAAATCGAAACCGTTTACGCAGGGACGAACAAAAGAGCTACGGCGCTTTGCTATTTCATTGAAGATGGAGAAAACGATCCTATCGCTTTCTATGAGCGTTACGGCTGGTAAAAGGAGGAAATAAAATGGCTATTTCTATTAAGCGTGAAAAGAACGAGCGCGGCGTGACGGTCGGCTCTCTCAAAGTGGGCGACACTTTCATGTATGACAACCGTATCGGCGTTATCGTTGACCGCAATGGTCACTGTTTTCCCATGGATTTTGCAACCTGTGCCACCTTTCACAAACATCCCTGGACATCCGAAGCACTTCTTCCGCAGGAGATTGTTCTGCCTATCGAGGTCGAAATGACTTGCAAGGTCGTGGGCTAAGCCTTTCCCCGCTTCGGCGGGGAAATCGCCCGGGCAAAAAACTTTTTTCAAAAACCTATTGACATTTTCCTAAGTATGTGCTATACTATAATCACAAAAGGAAAGGAGATAATCAAAATGACCTATTCCATCCAGATTTATCGCATGAATGCTGGCTCTTGGGAAACCTTTGTTCAGTTTACCCCCGTCGTCTTTGACGAAATGATCGAAGCTGGCAAGGCTATGTTCGTCAATCCTCTACTGTCTGCGGAGAATGTTGCTATCGTTGATGACACAACTGGCGAAGTTCTCTGGGATGCCTGTTCCGATGATGAGGACTGTGAGCCTGCGGACATTGATGATGATTGCGGCTTTGACCCCTACGAGGGCTGTTTCACCTACGACTGCTGACCCCCTACAAGGGGGTCAGTTTGCCCGGGCGAAAAAATTTTTAAAAAGGTCTTGACAAACTCTCAGTAATGTGTTATACTGTATTCAGAAATCAAAGGAAAGAGGGAATAAACCATGGTGTGTCCTAAGTGCGGCCCTGGGGCAGCTGTAATGTCCGATGAGTGTATTGATGTTGAGGAGTACGACGATGATAACATTGCCGTAACCTACGAGGGGACTTGTCTGTGGTGCAAACGCAAATACCAATGGACGGAAATCTATAAATATAGCCGTATCAAAAATATTATTGAAATTGGTACAGCTCCGCAGGAGGAAGAAGAGAACTAACCCCCCTCTTTTTCTTCCCCCTGCGCCCGGGCGCAAAAATTTTTTTTCAAAACCCCCTTGACAACCCTCCAAGAGTGTGTTATAATAAAGGCACATTGAGGGTGGTGGCCTAACACCAAAGGAGAATTTGTTATGAACAAGAGTGACTTTTTCGAGCGTGAAATCCAGTTCATTGAGGACATTGACCTCCAAGACTTTGTTCGCTTTTTCTTCAATGAAAGATGCGGCGACTGGTTTTGGAAGTCTGGGGCTTCCAGTTCTGGGAAATATCATCCCCAGTTCACCAAGGGCGAGGGTGGACTTGTGCGCCATACTAAAGCCGTTGTGTGGGTCTGTGAGGAACTTCTGCGCATGAGTTCCTACGCCTACATGAAAGACATTTACAAGGACTACGCAAGGGTCGCCTGCCTGCTTCACGATACACGCAAGTATGGCGGCGGGGATGAAGAGGATAAAAGTTATTATCCACGTCATGGTGAAGCCGCCGCAAATGATGTTGGTGTGGCGTGGCGAGAGTTTTTCCACTGTCATTCCTGCCCCGAATTGCTTTTGATGGCTATTCACTCCCACATGGGACAGTGGACGGAAAACAGAGAGGACAGACCCTTTACCAACATTGACCGCCTGGTACATCTGTCGGACTACATCGCAAGCCGTCCTTTCTGGGACATTCCCGACATTACCACCGAATACAACGAAGCCAATGCAAAGATGATTGAAGATTCTCTGCCTTTCTAATCCCCCTCCCCTCTGTCCCAGTGACAGAGGGGAAATCGCCCGGGCGAAAATTTCCTCTTGACAAGAGGCCAAAAGTATGCTATACTGTATTTACAATTCACGGAGAAATCCGTTTTACATACCTGCGGACTGCCGAACAGGCTTTTTCCAAAATTTCTCATGGGCCTGCATAGGATAACATGACTTTCTGCGGGAATTTTTGAAAATAATACTTGACAAACAAGCACAAGTATGTTATAATAAAGGCACAAAAAGGAAAGGAGATAATAAAATGCTCGATCACATTGGCGGCATCCCCGATGGACACATTGTAGAGTTTCCGCACTCTGCGCGCACTTTCATGAAGGTCTGCACAAGAGATGGGCAGGGCGGAGTTGTTGACATCACTACAGGTGAGCTGATTATGATAAGCGACCTGCCGCGATACGGTATTGATGTATGGTGCTCTGAGCACTACGGAGAAAGGGCTACTATTCAGTACGAAGTAGAGGACGATTGACCGTCCTCTTGGCCCGGGCGAAAAATTTTTTTAAAAACCTCTTGACAAGTGATTAGCTTTGTGCTATAATGAAGTCACAAAAGGAAAGGAGATACAAAAATGAGAGCAACAGGTATTGTAAGACGCATTGATGACTTCGGCAGAGTTGTCATTCCGAGGGAAATTCGCAAAACTCTCAACATTCGCGAGGGCGACCCCCTCGAATTCTTCACCGACCCCGACGAGAGGGCTGTGTGCTTCAAGCCCTATCTGCCCTACTCCGAGCCGTGGCGTATGCTCGAAGATGCCGCAGAGACCATGCGTGACAGCGAGGACTTTCACGAGTTCGCCGCCGATGTTTACGCCCTTGCGCGTAAGATTCGGAAATCTGCGCAGGGCTGATAAATACCCCCGCCTTGGCGGGGGAAATCGCCCGGGCGCAAAAGTTTTTTCAAAAAGGGCGTTGACAAAGGTATAATCTTGTGCTATAATATCAATGTAAACAAAAGGGTTGCGACCTAACGCAAGAAAGGAATTGATACTATGAATTTCTGGATTGTTATTTTGACCATCTACATTTTCTTTACTATTACCCTGTTCTTTGTGTCTGCCGCTCAGGCGTTCGAAGTTCGGCGGCGTATCTACGCAAAAGTTGGTAAGAATTACTATGACTCTTTTTCCAAGCGAAGCATTGTTGAAAAAATTGTTAAACTTTTAACCAGCTTTTTCTTGTCTGCCATTCCTATTCTTAACTTTTTTGTAACTTTTCATGTGATTATTCATGCTGAGGAATTAGTAAATAGTAGTGTGCAGAAATGGCTTGCAGAACATAAATAAGGGTAAGGGGGCTTAATGTCCCCTGCTGCCCGGGCGCTAAAAAAATCAAAAAAAGGTATTGACAAGCGGCGCAATCTGTGCTATACTATACACAGTTAAGGGGTGGCGGCCAAACGCTAAAGGAGATAAAAAAATGTTTTACGAACTGAGAGATGCGATTTTCAATCGTCTTGCCTGCTGGCTGATGAAGCACTGTCACTGTTGGTCGATGGTGTTCTATACCGCCTGCCGCAGATACTACCCTGCCAATGTAAAATGTATGTATGAATCATGGGCTGAGGAAATGGGGGTGAAGTGATGTTCAGAGTTTGGTTTGATGATTTGGAAGTAGCCATTGCGGCGTTCCGCAAGGTCGTGATGGACGAACTGTTCGTTTCTATTAGCGGCAATCTCTACGGCGATTTCATTTTTGAGATTTCCGAGGGTATCAAGTACACCGTGAAGCACAACGATTTCAGCGTGTGGCGCAATTTCGGGGATTGGAGAAAACCCGATTGGAGGGAAATCAAGTAATGCCATCCCTCTATTATACCTATTCTCATTGCTCGTTGTCGCCGCTTCAATTTATTATCGCATTTGCTATTGGTGCGGCGATTGGTGCGGGAATTATTTTCTACTTTACGAATAAAGGGTGAATAATTATTCACCCTTTATTCATTGCCCGGGCGCAAAAATTTTTTTTCAAAAACCCCTTGACAAGTTGCTGTAAATGTGCTATACTACATTCAGAAAGTGAGGGATGCAAGATGCGTGATTTTAAATGGACTGACGAACTGTGGTGCGTTGTAAAAAACGATGGTAGCTTTGCGGGTGCTCCCTGTCTGAGTTGGGAGGAGGCGCGAGAACTTCAGGCGCAGTACGAAAACAGTCAAATGTATCTGTTGAAACCTGTCGGATGGATTTCTAAGGAGGATAAAAAATGAAGCTGACTAAAAAGTTTTTCTGCCCTGTGAACGGATGGGACTGCCCTTACTGGAAAGAGGACGGTTTCTGCTCCATGGTCGATAATGGGGATGACCCCGTTATGGAGTGCGACGATGCCGCCACTTTCTGGGAACCCGACGAGGATTACTTCGTGTGGGCTGACGAGGACGGCGCAACCTACGATGTGGAATGGCTCTTGGAGCTTGGCTATCACTTCGTCAATGGTGAGCCTGTGAAAGCTCCCTCTTCCGACTTCATCAAGGCGACTTTGGAAAAAGTTCTCGAACATTGGGATGAAGAGGTCAGTTTTCCTCCCGACTTTGATGAAATGGGGTCAAATGGGTTTAGGGGGTAAATAAGAGGGGGGTAAATGCCCCCTCTACTTTCGCCCGGGCAACTGGCTTCAAGGCTTTAAATGACTAAAGTGAACCGGCCGCTGACAGGGGCAGCGAGCCGAACTCTCGCCCAAACACACCATATGCAAATTTTTTGCTCAATCTAGCAGGTCTTAGACCGCCCGGGCATTTTCCCGAAACATGCGGGGAGGAGCGCAGCGACTCCCATATGGCCCGCCTAACGGTTGAAAGTGAGGGGCACCCACCCAGCAAAAACTTTCTCGCTGCGCGAGAAACCGGCCTCTGGGGCCGTTTTTTAGCCCCTTGCGGGCTTGATTTTTATAAAAAATTATGTTATAATATAAAAAAACGGCTGCTTTTTACCAAAATTTACCATTTTTTGTTGTTTTTTATAAAAAAATATGTTATAATGTAAAAAAAAGACTAAAAATGGGCGGCCCCAAGGGCCGTTTTCTCTTTTTTCGCCAAAATTTCAGAGCATTATATCGGAGTATTAGGCAATTTCGGGCTCTGACTAGGCAATTTCATTTAAAATATACCCCTCGTGAAAAATTGTTCATTAAGGTAATTCAAACATTTAAAATCGGCATTTTAAGCCTTTTTTCGGCCTAACGGCCGAAAAAGCTGGTCCAGAAGAGGAAGATAAAAGAGACCATGGGAAGGTTTAAAGTTTGCGGCAACCGCAAAATTCTTCTCTGATATACTGGGGCATTAGACAATTTTAAGCGCTGATTAGGCAATTTCATTTAACAGATACCCCTTCTGAAAAATTACAGTGCTAGGTAAATGAAACATTTAAAATCGGCATTTTAAGCCGATTTCTCGCTTTGAGACCTCTGACCGAGGCGGCCGCAGGTTTGCAATTTTTAAAAAATTTTGATATAATATATATAGAAAATAAAGAAAGGAATAAAAAAACTATGGTAACTAAGAATGATATTATTTCTCGCCTCCAGAAGGGTGAGGATATTGATGCTATCGCCGCAGAGTTCACTAATCTGCTCAATGACGCGTCGAAAGAGTACACAGCCAAGCACAAGAAGAATGCGGCTGCCGAGGAGCTGGCCGTGGCGTTCAACGACTTCCTTGAGTCCTACTATCCCAACCTTGTGAAGAACGCACCTATCACTCCGGATGAGCTGATTGAGCTCTTTGATGCGCTCTCCGAGCTAGTGGAGACGCTTGGTGACCTTACGTCTATTCTGGCTCCGGGTAAGCCGGAGACTAAGTCCAAGAGCAAGGAAGATATGGATAAGGAGACAATTGAGGCGTTTCTGCGGTCGCTGCAGCTGTGAGAAGAAAATATCTAAGTTATAGAGGGACAGAGCTAATGCTCTGTCTCTTTTTGTTTGGCTGCGCGAACCGGAGGTAAAAAAGGGCCTCTGGGGTCGGCTCTGCTCACGCAACGAATTTTAGTATTTTTATATAGAATTTTTAGTATTTTTATATAGAATTTTTAGCATTTTTATTAACGAATTTTAGCATTTCTATTTAAAATGTTTAGCATTTTTATATAGAGTTTTAGTATTCTTTATATAGTATTTTAATAGTTCTATACAACGAACTTCAACCTTTCTTAAATAACTCCATATGCCATTTCATTTCATTTTTCTATTATCTTCTTCGACCCTTCCCCACATTTTCATTTCATTTTTCTATTCCCCGAAGATTAGTATTTATACTCCACCGTTCTTCCGGCATAATTATATTTTGGCTTAAAAACCCTAATCAGCCCTAATTCCATACTCTATACATCACGCTTTGTTATCTTACTATTACTCTTTATCTTGGAAACATCAATCAGTTTTTTAAATTCAATTTTATTTTCTTTATTTATCTAATTATAAAAAATTAATTCTTTACTACATGTTTCTATACCCCTTTTATGTTCTTCCCATCTTTCCTCAAAATCTCTCATTGTCATACCTACATATACTAATTCATCATTTTCATAAATACCATAGACTCCATAAGATATAGTCTTTTCCTATTTAATATGATATTTTTTCTCATAAATCTTTACTTCTTGCTATAAAGCATAATAAAAATTATCTATTTCTTTCTATGCTATCGGAATTAAATGTTTTAAAATTATCTAAATATAATGATTTAAATCTCCTTTACTCTTTTTCGTTTGAGTTTGCTTAAAAAAATAACTAACAATATTCTAAAAAGAATCTAAATCTATAAACTCCCAGTATTTACCACAAGACAATATATAACCTGGCAGATTACTTCTCTATTCTTTAGTTAAAAAACAAACATAAGAATCATGACTACAACTATCTAATTTATAATTACTATCTAATTTTGGCATCTGCTTAATTATATATTGGTATACAATATACATATTTTTTCGATTCAAACTTTTATGCTCACATTTCATACATTTTTCAAATTCTTCTTGTGAAACCAACTTTATAACCTCCTCATACATTACCGAGCATCCTAAAAATACAAAACTTGTTTTGTATTTTTTTGTACAAAAACTTGTTTTTTGTACAAAAAGTTGTAAAAATACAACATTTTTGTTGTATTGTAAGACTAAAGATAGCTTATACAAAAAATACAAAAATACAAAAATTCTTGTATCGTAGAGTCTAAAAACTACAATTTTCGTACAAAAAACATAAGCATTTATACAAAAATACATAATAGATAAATACAATAAAAATACAATCGTACAATTTTCATACAAAAATTCGTACAAAAAATCTATAATCAAAATATAGCATTGGGGTCCTTGCGTTGTACCCATCCTTTTTTATGCTGTATAGTATTCAACTTTACTCCAAAATAATCGGCTATCTCTTGCGCGCTCATATTATTTCTAGCCATTTTGTATACTTCGGCATCGGTAACTTTGAGACGAACTTTGCCTCCGTTGCGCTTTTCTTCATACTTAGCAATACTGACATCTATACGCCCCTTCAATAAATTTACATAAGAGTTTATACTGGGGTCATCCGTATATTTCTATTCTAAACGACAGCCATATCTGATTAAATCAGCAATGATTTTGTCCTAACTTTCCACTGGCAACTAATCAATAGCTTCTAACCAATCACTGTGTACAATAAAAGTATTATCAGCCATTCTATTAGTCCCCCTTGGCGCCAAAAATTAAGTCTAATTTTTTTTCTAATTCTGGCGTATCTTCAAAAACCCAACACCAATACTATGGCTAAAATGGATTCTTTATAGTTTCAACGGGATATACTCCCATTTTCACCAACTTTAGCATTATTTTGCGAGAATAAATAATTCGATTCTTTAGCATTAATTAGCACTCCTATTTACTTAGATTCTTGTCTTTGTATAAAATATTTTATCGCTTTTCTAACAACTTGCGACATAGATAAATCATGAGCAGAAGCATACTTCTCAATCCATGCTTTGTCCTCTTCTGAAATTCTTATAGAAATAAGCAATATGTTCACATCCTTTCACATCTATTTGAAAATTCTTTGTAATACATTGTAATACATTGTCCAACACTTTTAACATTTTAATATAATTTTCTGTCGTTAAAGACCGTAAGTACTAAATCCTTTTCAGAAGGCTGTAAGCCTTCTGAAAAATTTGAAACATATAAAAAAATAATATATAATATATATAGAAGATAAAAAAGGAGGTTTCCATATATGTACCCTTTTGTTTGCGGCGTCCGCTATTTCCCCGCATTCCTAGACCCTGAGAAGGAAGTAACCGAACAGCACACCAATGTTTTAATCTACGCCCCCAACTTCGCAGAAGCTACCGCCCAGGTTGAAGCCTACTTTGGTGACGAGCTCATTGCGGTAACTGTAGAAGCCATTGCGGACACCGGCACCCTGTTCGAGGTCTCCGACGAAATCGCTAACAGCCTCACTCTGGGCGAAGGATGTATTACCTAATGTTCCAAAAGAAATGTGAAACTTGTCAAATCTATATCCCCCAACAGCAAACCTGTCAGCTAATGCCCAACTTCCAGGGCCGCATCAAACCGACAGACTATTGCAGCCAGCACAAAGATTTTCTCTACCATTGTGTTTACTGCGGCGCCGCCCTATTAGACGTATTTGTGCGCGTTGAAGAGGACGGTAGTGTACGCACAATCTGCGGCAACTGCGTCAATAGAACCTAAAAACCTGGCCGGCCGCAAGCTCTTTTTTTTGAAAGGAAAGTTCTATGTCTAAAGTCGAAAATGAAGTAACGGAGTTCCGCAGCCACTTCAACCCCGAATCTACTGCAAATCTTTTCACTCATGGACAATGCTTCTGGTTTTCATTCATTCTCCATGAACGCTTCAAACCCTTTTACCCAACATATATATTCTATAATCCGATAGACAATCATTTCGCCACGGAGATTTATGGCGAACTCTACGATATTACAGGCAAGCTTGAAAAGGACTCTAAATGGATTGAGTGGAATGACTTCATCCTCCTGGAGCCTCTTGCGGCCGCCCGTATATATCGAGATTGCATCTTCCAAGAGACTCCAGAAGCATGGGACAATCATTTTTATATGCAAAAGAAAATGCCCTGGATTTACTGTCCCACGGGAGCAGCATTCGGAGATATAACAAATTTTAAAACTATTACCAAGGAGGAATAACAATGTCTATGGTGCCGCGTGCCGCAATTATTCTCGGCTACCCAATTAACACTTGGGACAACACTTGGGATGATTTTGAAGACTTCATAATCTCTGACGTGCATGAGCAAAACTATTTTGGTAAGGTTTTAACGACCATAGATGAACATACAGAACCCATTCTTCTTGATGACGTAGTAGGTTCGGTTTGGACTTATGATGAAATCTTTGCGGCGTGGGATAAGTTTGTTGAGGAGCACCCCGATTATAAGGAAATCCCTCTGCGGAAATGGCTAATCTTTCAGTGGGATTAAGCGGAGATTAACAATCTCCACTTTATTTTTATAAAAAAATATTATATAATATATATAGAAAATAAGAAAAGGAGTTGCATACCGTGGTTGCCAAATCATTCCAGTCCTTAGAGATTCTTGACGAGCCCCATGCAGTCGGCGGCAAGCCCGCTTTGTATGTTACAGTGCGCACCAAGACTGGCGGTACTCGTGTAGTTAGATGGTATAGCGATAAAGAGTATGCCAAGATGTATCCTGGCGAGGCTCCTGCGGCGACCCAGCCTCTGCGACCTCTCAAGGAAGTCCTTGGCTTTGAGAAGGGCTACATTACTATCTTCAAGGGAAATACCTACGAAGATAGGGATTATTTCAAACTCAATGCGGCTCGCTATCACAAGTTGTGGGGGTGGTATTTCATTTCTACCGACGAGCTTCCCACCGATATTCCCGAGGATGTAACCCCCATTCGGCTTAATTGGGAAGATATTAGTACCGATGATAACACCCTAAAGAATGATGCGGCAATTACCGCTGCTGTTGAATCTCTTATCTATGAACCCGATAACAGCGAGTATCAGGGTGAGGTTGGGGATAAGCTCGAACTTGTCGTTGTGGTAGAAAAAGCTGTCGATCTCGATGGCTACTTCGGTCGTTCTCGAATGCACATCTTTAGGGACTATGACGGGAACTGCTATGTCTGGACCACGTCCGCGCGGAACTGGGAACCGCAGACCGAGCATCATATTATCGGAACCGTAAAAGACCATAAGCTGTACAAAGGAACCAAGCAGACCGTGCTCACGCGCTGCCGGAGTCTAGATTAAGGAGGGATAAGACGATGCGCAGATACTACAAATATTGCGTAATGGGCAGAGAGCGCAATAAAGACACGGGCATTCACCCAATTAGCATCCATATCACTTTTTTGGGAGCTGTGATTGGATATATGTTTGCCCTGCAAGATTTTAAAGATGTTTATTTGATTAAGTAAGGAATTGATGTAAATGGGTTCTAACTCAAAACAGTATTTGATTACAAACTGGAAAGCCCTTTTGGAAGACTTTTCAGAACAGGTTAAAGAAGGGCGCTATACAAAAATGCCCTACACAGAATGGCGGGAATTTAATTTGGTAAAGCCGCCTGAGCGATTTTATTTCTACACTCACACTCCCTCTGAATCGGAGTGGTATGTAAGTTTCCAGTTCAATGGTAAGCATCATACCTATAATGTAAAAACAGAAGAAGGAGAAGACTCTTTTGGTGATTTTCTTCTTGATGTAGGTAAAAATATAGCTCATTGTGATTACGCTTGCTTGCCAGAAGGCAAAATTTACGAGGTTAGGATACCAGCCTCGGCTTATCCGTCACTTAATTGTAGTGATACAATAGAATTTACCATCCAAGATGAAGATTGGTTAAAAGAATGGAATAGTATAATTTCTACCCCTAATAATATAACTATTGATAACACAACAAATAAAAAGGAGGATACAAAAATGAACGACATGTTTAACTTTGATTTTGGCCCTGCTTCTGGCTACAATTTCCGTATGAGTCCCTACGGTCTTGCGGTCCGCACCGAGAAGAACGGCTGGGTTGCTTATAATACCCAGACCAATGAGCTCATGGATGTCAATGTGCTTAACTTTGACATGGATGGCATGATTTATAAGATGCCTGTTGCACTTGCGGCCATCCAGAAGGGCGATATTCTGATGCATTGCGGCAAGCCCGTCTTTGTGCGCGGTGTGGGGAGTGACACCGTCCAGGTGGTAGACTACGCAAACGCCTCTGTGTCCAGTATTCTGCCCGTGAAGAGCCCGTTCGGGTTTAATTTCTTCGTTAAAATTGTTTCTCTGATGGACTTCCAGAATATCAACGCCAGCAATGAGAATCCTTTTGGCAATATGCTGCCTTTTATCATGATGAAGAATTCTAAGCACTCTAGCGACGAGCGTCCTGACATTGACCCCATGGTACTCATGTTTATGATGAATGGTGGCAATGCTAACTTTATGCAGAACCCCATGATGATGTACCTCCTTCTGAGCAAGGGGGAGAATGGCGATATGCTCCCTTTTCTTCTCCTGACCGGAATGGGCGCGTCTACTACCCCAGTAGCTTCCGGTCAGGCCCCTGTCGCTACGTCCAACCAGGCGAACGCATAACTTTCGCAACAAACTAATCCTAAAGGGAGAACAAAAGTTCTCCCTTTACTTTTATAAAAAAATATTATATAATATATATAGAAAGTTAAGAAATGGAGGCTTCACAAATGGATAATTACAGAGACGACATTAATCGCATCCTGCGCAACGGCATTGAAATTGCCTGGGACAAGGGGTACATGGAAGACGATGTTTCGGAATTTGTGCAGAAGCATTTTCCCGACGAGGAAGATGCGGGTTGGGAAAAGGCTTATGAGCTTATTCGTGAAGCCATGCATACATATTTTGATTAATTAAGAGGGATTAATAATCAATGCAAGATGTTTTTAGCGGATTGACAGAGAAAGATTTAAGAGATATACAGGTAGTACGTGCTTATTTTGGCGATAAAGACGAGAGTGACCTTCTCGCACCCTCAGCCTGGTTGCAGCATTGGCAATATAACAAGAATCAGTATTTAAAGTTTCTTTTTAAGGACAACCTTATCCTTGAGCGCCAAGTTTCTTATCACCAGGAGCAATATGAGCTGTCTCATGTGATTTCCAGAGTCGTCTTCAATGATTTTTGTACCTATGGCGCTACTGACGAGCAGAAAAAGGCTATGGATTGGAAAACCGCCATGGAAAATTTTTACAGGCCACTCAGAGATTCTTCTAATCCAGAAGTTCAGCGCGCGTGGTGTGATATTGGCTACTTAATGGAGTGCTGGTATTTGGCCAGTAATGAATTTACCCCAGATGGCGATACGCGCCCCAGTATTGTCCCATATGGGGATGGAAAAACCTTTAAGATTCAGCCGCATTGTAAGGTAAGTAAAGCTCTTGGGAAACTTAGTCAGATTGCGGGACTACAAGATGAATGGGAGCCCATTAGAATCAAAATTTCGCAGGTACTGAATCAGAGTAAACTTACAGGAACGCTGCACCTTTCCATCCATCCCATGGATTATTTCACTGCTAGTCTGAACGATTATGATTGGCAATCTTGTATGAATTTTATTGATGGAGATTATCGTCGTGGTGTAATCGAAATGATGAATTCTCCTATGGTCGTAGTTGCATATTTGACCGGAGCCAATAAGAAGTTTCAGGTAATTAACGATGTTTATGCCAATAACAAAAAGTGGAGAGAATTTTTTATCATTACTCCAGAAATGATTAGCGGCGTAAAGGGTTATCCATACTGGAGCACGGAGCTTGAAGCACAAACTATCAACTGGTTGAGAGAGCTAATTGCGGCCGCCCATGACGAATTGCCAGAGCAGTTCCAGAAAGTAACCTGGATAGATGGTGTACAAAAGTTTCACGTTGGTGAAAAAAACGAGCTAAAAGGCATTGACCACCCCGTTAGCTTTGACATTCAGTGCGGCCCCGCCATGTATGATGATTTTTATCATGGTGAAGTGTATCAAGCTATTTTCTCTGATAAAATACCTATGACATACTATCTTGACTATTCTGGCTTTAGCGAGTGTTTAATCTGCGGCAATGAGTGTGATGAGGACGACGAACCGAATGACGTAGTCTGCGGCTGTTGTAACGATTATGTCCATTGCGTAGGGTGCGGAGATAGGTATCATAAGGGTGACATACATATAGTTGAATTTGATGGGCAGTATTATTGTTCTTACTGCTATGATAACTTGACCCGATGTGAATCATGTGGAGAAATAATAGGTAATGACTACAATGTTTATTACTTCACAAAAACAGCAGAAAATGGAAATAAATATTTGCTGGAGGAAGGCAAAGTTTTATGTGAAGATTGTCTTGAAAATTACTTAAAAAATCCAGAGGCTGTTAAAGAAATTACCCCTCCATGGATATACTACGCAACTTGGCATACTATAAGCGCCATAGATGTAGATGATTTGACCGAAGAGGGACAGCAAGAATTATTCAATCGACCACTTGATGAAGTTTTCAATGAATTCAGCTGCTGGAATCTTAATACCAAAGAGGGGCCGAAACCCCTGGATGAAAAAATCCCTTTTTGATTTTTTTAAAAAAATAATATATTATATATATACAAGGTAAGAAAAAAATAAAAATTAAATTTTTGAAAGGACTTGTGAATTATGGAAAAGAAAATTACGAAGCGGAATGTGCTGGATGTTCTGGTTGCGGCCGTCGATGCCGGCGACATTGTTCTGGACACCTACGGTGATGTGACTGCCGAGGATGTGCGCAACTACGCCGTCAATGAGATTGCGCTGCTCGATAAGAGGGCTGAGAGAGCCAAGGAGCGTGCGGCCAAGACCAAGGCCGATGGTGATGAGCTGACTGAGGTGCTGTATGAGGCACTTGGCGCCGACTTTGAGCCTATTCCCGACATTCTGGCTCGCATCGAGGGTGAGGATATCACCGCTGCGAAGATTGCCGTCCGCCTGAAGAGACTGGCTGACGATGGGCGCGCTGAGCGTTCTGAGATTAAGGTCAAGGCTGCTGACGGTGGTAAAAGCCGCACGTTGGTTGCGTACCGTAAGGCGTAATCCGTAGACCGCTTGAATGGAGAGAGGTTAATCCTCTCTCCATTTGTTTTTTATAAAAAAATATTGTATAATAAGAGTATAAGGAGTGATAAAATATGAAATATAGTATTTCTGGTAGATAGCCCAAAGAATTGTTACAAAAAGCGGATGAAATTTTCATTGAGTACAGAGATAAAGATGTACTTTTTGATTATGTAGAGTTATATCCCGATAAAAAAATTGTGATGTTTATTCCAAAAGATACAGAAGTAGATTGGGATTTACTTAAAAGTTTTAATGAAAAACTCAATCTTACCTTGGAGATAGAACAAATTAAAGATGCAGAACTGGTTAATTTTCATTGGTTTTGGCACTTTCCGGTAACTACATATTTTGAATTAGATGGTATTCTTGCGCTTAATACATCGGAAGTTTTAATTGGTGGGCCATTGTTCTTTGACTTAGAGCGAGTAAAAGAGTTGTGCAAGGATATTGAAATAAGAGCCGTACCAAATGTTGCCTTTGACGCATATATTCCAAGAACAAATGGCATATGTGGCACTTATATCCGTCCAGAAGATGTGGTAACATATGAACCATACATTAACACTCTAGTTTTTAAATATGAAGATCTAAAAGAAGAAAGAATGTTATTCCAAGTTTACAAAGAGGATCAGAAGTGGCCAGGTAATCTATATTTTTTAATTAAAAATCTCAACAAGCATGTAGATAATAGAGGGTTTGAAGAAGATTTCGCAAGCACTCGCCTCAACTGCCGCCAGACCTGCTGCCGCAATCATATATGCCATTTTTGTGAATCTTACATTACTTTTATAAACACCATAGATAAAAATAAAAACTATCTAAAGGAACAATTAAATGACGATAAGTAAGAAAGATATTGACTTATTAAAAGGCTTATGCTATCTGTCTGAAACCAAAATATTAAAATTATTTTCAGACTTTCTAACCCAGCATCAATACTCTCCCATTGTAACAAAAGACTATTTGATTGCCGAGGGGGATCTTCCAATTCTTCTGGTTGCTCATGTAGATACAGTTTTTCCAAAAGTACCAACAGAGATTTATTTCGATAGTGAGAAAAATGTCATGTGGAGTCCTAATGGATTGGGCGCAGATGATCGGGCCGGAGTGTTTGGTATAGCTAAGATTTTACAGCATGAAAGCAACTTGCGGCCGCACATTCTTCTCACGACTGGAGAAGAGAGCGGAGGAGTTGGAGTATCTGAATTGATAACCACATTCACAGAGTCACCTTTTTTAGAACTGAAATATGTTATTGAACTCGATAGACAAGGATTTGATGAGTGTGTTTTCTACGATTGTGATAATCAGAAATTTATCAATTATGTAACAAGTTTTGATTTTGTAGAAACAATAGGATTGTTTTCTGATATATCTATTCTTTGTCCAGCTTGGAATATTGCCGGAGTAAATCTTTCTATCGGATATATAGATGAACATTCATATATTGAAAGACTCTTTGTAAATAAAATTTATGAAACTATTGAAAAAGTTATAACAATGTTACAAGATTATGACAATATAGATTGTTATAAATATTTTTCAAATTCTTCACGTTTGGTCGATATGGATTGTTGTGACGTGTGTCACAAAAAGACTATAGATTCAGTATTGACCGTCGCACAGAGTCTAGACTCCGCCAATACCATGTTCTATGCGTTAGTATGTCCATCTTGCGCCCAGCGTTGTATACAGTATTGTAAGAAATGTAAAACAGCTTTTATTGACTCATACAAAAATGATTTATGTTATTCATGTAGAAAGGAGACAAATTAAATAATATGCGTGGAGCAATTGCGAAAACTCAAGTAGAAGATATTATTGCCAAAGCATTTGGGGATAAGTATATCGGAACATATGATAAGAAATTGTATGTTTGGGCCGATGATGGCGGTGAAGAGGTACAAATCTCCATCGCGCTGACCTGTCCAAAAGTACCAGTGGGCGCAGAAGCCGTGCAAAAGCCTGCGACTATGGATTTTGAAAATAATCCAGACTTTGCGGTCCCCGCACCTGCGGCCGCAGAGATTACACCAGAAGAGACCGCAACTTTACAGGATATGCTAAAAAAGCTAGGTCTGTAATTGCTACTGGACAAAAGAGATTAATTGAGTTTCGTTAAAAAACTAGTTTAGCGAAACTCAATTTTCCTTTTTGATTTTTTATAAAAAATAATATATAATATTTATAGAAAGTTAAGGAGGGAAAAGGTATGACACTCCGAGATATCCTTGAGGGGCATCCTCCCGTAGATCGAATCCAGTGGAGAAGTAATGCTCCAAAAGAATGGGAAGATGAGGAGCCAGACGGCATCTTCTGTGGCTATTGCGCTTGGGATGGTGAAAAACTCGTTTCTCTAGACGGTGATTATTATTCTCTAAACACAGAAATTTATCGTTATGAGTGGGAAAAAGATGGCTCGCTAACCTACTGGGAAAAAGTGGAGTGGATTTCTGGATAAATATATGAAAGTAAAAACTATCGCTCCTATTGATTTTTTATAAAAAATATATTATAATATATATAGAAAATAAAGAAAGGGGAAATGAAAAATGATTATTGAGCATGACACTTACACCGGTGAGATTCGCGCAGAGTGTGAGGGATGTGGCCGGCAATGGCTTTTTGAAGAGTGCGAAGTAATTCTTTCTCCTTGGCCGCACGTAGAATGTCCTGTATGCGGCGAATTTATACCCTTATTTTGAGACGCTTGGGCAAAAAAAGTTAGGCAATAACACCATTTTTTTATATTTATATGAAAGGATGTGTGACATATGCCAAGATATAAAGATGAAACTGGCAATAAGTATGGAAAATTAACCGTTCTATACCCTACCGATAAGAGAAATTCCAAAAGAGAGATTTTTTGGCATTGTAAATGTGACTGCGGAAATGAGTGTGATGTTTTGGGTAGATTACTGCGAAACGGGAATACTCGTTCTTGTGGTTGTCTAAGGATTGGCTCAAAAACATTGGATGAAATCGGTAATAGATATGGAAAATTAACCGTAATTTCGTAGGCCAAGGATAAAATTAATAATCATGTTGCGTGGAATTGTTTGTGCGATTGCGGAAATAATATTATAGTATCTGGCACAAAATTACGCTCTTAGGAAATCACGGCTTGTCCAACTTGCCGCCAATTGCAAAAGCCAAAATTGACAGATGTGAATGAACAATATGGTGATCTTACTGTTTTGGAATCTGCAGGACGAGATAAGTATAGAAGATTATTGTGGAAATGTCGATGCTCTTGCGGAAATATTTGTATTGTTGCCGGCATAGATTTAAGGTCTGGACAAAAAACTAGCTGCGGCTGTAAAAAAACCCTATCTAAAGGGGCAGATAAAATAAGACAAATTTTACAAGAAAATAATGTTCATTTTACCTAGGAAAAGACTTTTGATTCGTGTAGATTTCCGGATACCAACTAGCTCGCTCGTTTTGACTTTTATCTTCCCGAACAAAATGTTTTAATTGAGTATGATGGAAACCAGCACTTTTTTTATACAAATCATCATTGGGATACCAAAGAACATTTTGAATATACAAAAAGACATGATGAATATAAAAATCAATGGTGTAAAGAAAACAATATAAAATTAATTAGAATTCCGTATTACGATATAAAGCAAATATCTTATGAAAAGATATTGGCTCTATTCTAAGGAGGATAGCTATGGAATTAAATGTATTTAAACAGTATTACTCTCCTTGGAACCATATTACCAACTGGCCTCGCAACATCAAACTCTTTTTCCGCAGATATAAATGGGCTTATCAGAGAGCAACTCGTGGATATGCAGATTGTGACGTCTGGGATTTAGACCACTTTTACACCAATCTTTTTGTGGGCAGCTTAAATCGGTTGGCAGACATTACGGTTAGCTATCCAGGTGATGAAAATTTTCCCACTTACGAAGATTGGATAAGCTATCTGCGCGAGATGGCCCAGTTGTTTAGTCGGTCGTTAGAATCAAATAATTATTATCCCACTCCGGCGGAAGAGAAGTGGTGGGATTGGAGTCAGAAGCATGGATGGAAAGACGAAAATCCTTTTAACGATGACATGATAAAGGAAGCTCATGAGAACGCTCTCAATAGAGAAGAGGATTTTAACAAAGCATGGGAGATGATGGGACGTGTTTATGGACACTTGTGGGACTAAAGATTACTTTATTGTTTCTGAGAATGAGGGCAAGTGTATGATTTGCGGCCATGAGACAAATCTCATAGACCCATGTGCTGAAGCTTATCTGTGTTCGCCTGAATGCGAAGAAAAACTCATCCAGATGATGGTAGAGTATGAAAGAGAACATCCGATGGAAATTGATTTTTTATAAAAAATAATATATAATATATATAGAAAGTTAAGAAAGGAATATGGGTCGGTATCCCGTAGCAGGTAGCGGTTCTGGCTGTAAATCAGGTGTCTAGCGACTCGGTTGGTTCGATCCCAACCCGGCCCACCAATCGCCCTATTGGCAGACTAAAACAGAATCTATGCAATAGTATTGGCGCTGTGTCTACTGATATGGCGTCACTGTATGGTGAAGGAGATTATTATGCATACCTTTCATTCTCAGGATAAATACAATTTCCATCACAATGGAGATTTTTCCGGTGACGTGATAATCACTAAGGATGATGACACTAATTTTGAAATTGAAATTAGTAGTCAAGCTCTTCTTGAATATGCTCGTTATGTAATTGACTCTGTTCTTACAGAAAAAATTGAAGACATTATGTAATGGTGGGAGTAGCTTAGTTGGCTAAAGCACCAGATTGTGGCTCTGGGGACCGCGGGTTCAAGACCCGTCTCTCACCCCATTTATGCCTCCTTAGCTCAGCTGGTCAGAGCACGCGGCTGTTTGCCTGACCTTACATTCTTGATGAAAAAGAAAAATGAATAGTAAGCAAAAAGGCAATATTACTGAATTAGAAACAATGTTAGCGTTTTTAAAACATGGTTTTAATGTTTTAACTCCTTATGGAGATTGTGAAAGATATGATTTTGTAGTAGACGCTAACAGAAAGTTTTATCGAATTCAGAGTAAAACAGCAAGCACAGAAGACGATGGAGCTTCGTTTAAGTTTTCTTGTAGGAGCTCAAATCGTCAAGATGGTAGAATAGTCCATCACCAATATACAAAAGATGAAATTGACTATTTCGTAACTTCTTTTGAAGGAAAATGTTATTTAATTCCAGTTGAAGAATGTGGTTGTGATAAACGACTTCGTCTTTTTCCTACTAAAAATGGACAAACAAGAGGAATAAGCTGGGCAAAAGATTATGAAATGGAGGAAGTAATCAAGAATTGGTAAGCTGATGTGCAAGCAACCGCGGTGTCGTAGGTTCGAATCCTACAGGAGGCGCCAGGCCCGTGGATCCGAGGGCACAGTATCGGACAAAATACGCTGGCATATCGTAGAGAGTGCGCAATCTCAAATATGCGATACCGCTATTCGTTGGGGCGGGATATAAATGCAGCAACGACAGGTCGCTTGAACCTGATTGATCCTGTCGGCGGTACGGGAGAAGAAAAGCATCCGCTGTTTTATAGGGGATTGGTGTAGTAGGGAGCATCTGCGCCTCCAAAGCGTTAGAGAGAGGGTCCGAGTCCTTCATCCCCTGCCAATAGTGAGTCGTTTAAGCAAGACTGCGGCCATGGTAACGCAATGTTGGGTAGCGACCGGCACCAACCTCACTATTATATGCCTCGGTAGTTTAGCAAGTAAAACGGTGGACACATATTTTTATGTGGCTGCAAGTGGATGGAGCGTGGCCGTCTCGGGGCACCAACGGCAAGGTGGCGTAGCGTGAGCTACAAGTGCGAATGACTGAACGCACTAAAAACTGGCAATGGGCAAGCCTTCTGTATAGTAAAACCAAGAAGTCTATTTTTTAATATGCCGGGGTCATATAGTGGTTAGTATGCGGAACTGATAATTCCGTCATGGCAGTCCGACTCTGCCCCCTGGCACCATAAATCTCAGCTGAGATAGGGATAGCTCTGCGTTTGGAGTAGCATTTCAGTCGTCGGGGGCGGAGCGCTGAGATTTTTATATCCCGCTGTAGCACAATCGGTCAGTGCCGGCAACTTATAATTGTCAGATGCTGGTTCAAATCCAGACAGCGGGACCAAAAACCTTGTTAGTTAGTGGAGAATAGCAGCGAGGTTTGCATTAAATTAATAAAGACACATACAGCAATTTATACTTGAAAGTATATTAGTCCAATGGTAGGACGCAAAAGTTTTAATTTTGAAGAATTGGTTCAAATCCAATATTTACTTTTTGGTGTCTTGATTTTTATAAAAAAATATAATATAATAATTATAGAAAAGTTAAGAAATCATATCGCGTCTTGTTTGACAGTGGGGAACAAGCGCGGGAGCCATAGAAAGGGCTAGTAACCACACGCAGTTATAACATACTGACGCCTGAAACAAGTCGAGGAAAACGAATGATACGGGCGTGCTCGTAAATCCGAGCATTGGGAGGGACTCCAAGTGGCAGGTAACGATTGCAGGACGCTCCTAGGTAAAAAGGCCGTGAAACTCGGCAAAGTGGTTGTATGATTATTTAATTTGGACTAACCATAAAAACTGCCCCTTGGTTTGTATGCAAAGATTTTGGGTTCTCGTCTGGCATAGCGATTGTAAAGGAAATATGCTGCTTCATATGCGCGCTTAGTTCAGCTGGGAGAGCAACGGACTTACATTCCGTAGGTCGCAGGTTCGAGTCCTGCAGTGCGCACCAGGCCAAATATGCTATCGCGAACAAGGCTTCGGGGATGCTTGGTGGTCGAGCCCCAGAAAAAAGACCACCACTGGCGAGTGAGAGGATAACCGGTGCATAACGGAAAAACCCCGTAAGCTCACTCAACAAGAATAAACATTTTGAGACGCATACAGCAATAATTAAAAAGATACTTGTGAAAATTAGATTTTTTCTACACATGCCTTATCCAAAGTCCTTTAGTTGTGGACAGTTTTTACTTTGGCCAGGTTTGATTAAAACATAGTCCTCTGCGTCTCGAAGCATTTAAGAGAGGTATAATATGGAGATTTATACAAGCTATTTCTATTAGGTAAGATTTATGAAACCCCATATGATACCTCTTTCTACTGCTGTTTGGGGGCCGTCTTGGTTTAAGCAAGGCCATCCTTGGAAAGATAAAAATGGAGTTTGGAATGGGCTTAAGGCTGATGTATTTGCGCCGGGCCCACTTTGCGAAGGATTGTGCAGAGGTCCAGAGACCTGTGCGACGAAAGACCCGCAAACCTGCCTTTTTCTAAGTGCATATCGTCGTCAACTTGACCAACTTGATTTTGATAGCGTGATTGCGCGCTGTGAACGCATGGGCAATTATATTAAATCATTAGAAAATTTTTCTGAAGAACCTGTGATAATCCTTCTCGTTCACGAAGCAAAAACTAATCCTTGCTCAGAACGTCGCGTTATCCAAGAGTGGTTTGCAGCGCATGGTAAACAAGTAATAGAATGGGGATAATTATGACTGATAAAGAAATTTATCAAAAAATTACGGCAAGAGAAATTCTTAATATTATTGAAGAAATTTGTTTCAGTGAACACTATCTTGAATTTAGAGTTAATAAAGGTTCTAATGGACAAAGAGATTTAATTATCCGATTAATTAAAGAAAAATATGGGGTATAAGTATGGAGATAAAACTTAATTATACCCAGGAGGAATTATCTACTCTTCTGGACGGACTTAATAATGCGTGTATCGCCCTTGGAGAAGTTTATGCGGCGGGACGTTTGGGGTGTTAGGTTCCAAGCAAATTCAGACCATTATTTGAAACAAGAACATTTGATGAAATGATGGAGGAAACTCGTCTGCGCGAAGATGCTGTGAAGCAACTTTATGATTTTCTTTTGAGTTACGAACAAAAATAAATGCGCCTGTAGTTTAACGGCTAAAATAACAGACTTCCACTCTGTAGATGGGGTTTCGACTACCCCTAGGCGCTCCAAAAGCCGCCAGAGCAATGCGGCACTACCTGCTAGCAAGGTCCCGTAGAAACGCGCCCTGCTGGCGGCTTTATAATCAAGGGTAAAGGAGCAGAATAAAAATAAAGAATGAAAAGTTCTGAGTATTACGAAAATTTTTATCCCAAGTATGTGAAGGTGCATACGCTTGTTGCCGAAACAGTTGCTCACAGGACAGCGACAGACTACTGGAAGAATTTAACCGATGAAGATTTGTGGGGCGTTCTGCGTTTTATTGAGTGGGCTAATTTTTCTATTAAAGAAGGCTTAGAAAAACAGGAAAGTGATACTGATTTGACAGCATTCTGCGTACCGGATACATTTCCATTAAGCAATAGACTAATGTGTACTAATTGTGGATATACCATAGAATCAAAACTTGATCGTTACTGTAAACGTTGTGGTGCTCGATTTATTTCTCGGTCTTAATATTACATAATCTCTTCTATGTGTAAAAAAACATAAATTAAACATATTCAATTCTAATTAAAAATCCTTCTTTGATTTTTTATAAAAAATATAATATAATATTTATAGAAAAGATAAAGAGGTATTTTCTATGTATATTTGTCCTATATGTAATCGACAATTTGACAATCCAGAGCAGATAGCAAAACATTCGCTGCCCTGTTGGAAAGAGCATAATCCTAACCACAAGTCCACACCTGCGCCCCGTAGCGAAGATATAACTGAACGAGAAGTTAGTGATGCTGCTCTTAATTTTTTCGCTTCTTTGAAGAATCGGGGTTAAGTATGCAGGAAGTAATGCTTAAAACCCACCTCATTGTTACCGATGTTCATGAAGAGTATTTTGTGAAGTGGACTGGTAATATTGCCAATGCGAAGCCTCTTTTTAAGAACGATATGCCCGTGTTTGTTATCATTGGATCTGAGGCTCGTATGGAGTTGAACACAATCAATATCAAACAGATTGAGGAGTGCGCCAAGCGCATGACTCACCCTCGTGGCAGACAAGCAGTTACCACAGATAAAGCGTTTATTTACATCAAAGAAGAGGACGGAAGTGAAAAACTCATCGGCAGCGTTACTCACAATCATGTGAAGCAATATCAGCAGATGTACGACCGTTTTGAACGAGTATAAAAATCTTCCCTTTGATTTTTTATAAAAAATATATTATAATATATATGTAAGATAAAGAAAGGGAAAGAAACCAAGATAGAAAGTTGAGAGAGGTGATTGTTATAAAAAATATTCTTAGTTATCAGTCTGGTACTCGTTTTACTGGCGCAGAAATCAAAGCGTGGGTAAAAGAGCAACTTGAAAATCACACTTCTCACGAGCATCAAGCTCATTATATGACTCGCTTTTCTAATGTGAAAGATGACCGTTTATACTTCATTAGTATCGAGCATCCCTATGTGTCTCCTTGGACTAAGAAGCAAGTGCGTCCAAAAGTCTATCGAGCTACATAAAAAGATTTCCTTTTGATTTTTTATAAAAAATATAATATAATATTTATAGAAAAGATAAAGAAAGGGGATATGAATATGAGCTACTTTGATAGAGAAAAAAATCCTTATGGCATCAACAAAAATTCTCACTATTTCGCTCTGATGAATCCTATCTGCGGCTTCGGTTTCTTTGCCGATGCAGACAAGCATGACTGGGTGGAGTGCGAGATTGTTGAGGATCGCTACGAAGTCGATGAGGGTTATAAGGTGACTCTGAAGCCTCTGGACAGCAATCACGCTTCTCGGGACTTCTATCAGTGCGACTTCATTAGCTTGATGAAAAGTGGTCATATCGTTGAAAAGACCAATGATTCACTTCATATTGAGCATGAAGAAATTTATATTCCTCTGACCAATACGGCTTATCTGGTTTGCAATGGTGATTATATCACAGACTGAGCAAAATCCTCTGTTTTTGATTTTTTATAAAAAATATAATATAATATATATAGAAAATAAAGAAAGGGGAATTGAAAGATGTTTTATGATTCTTTTTTATGTGAGCAACAAATTGATGAAATCATCCCCGAAGAATATGAAGATTGGCTGCGCTTCTGTGCCGGAGCCTACGAGGAAGCCGAATATGAGCTTCATGACCACTTCGAGGAGGATGAAGATGATTGCTTCGAGCCTGGCCGCCCTATTGTTTACATGTTTGACCTGAATCCCTAAGCAAAAAGAACTTCCATTGATTTTTATAAAAAAATATTATATAATATATATGTAAGATAAAGAAAGGGAAAGAAACCAAGATAGAAAGTTGGACTTGGCATTGACCATCATCCCTTCTCGTTCTTTAATATCGCTCCCTGTTAGTTATGCGCGAGGGACTTGGACAGCCGTAAAGGAAATCCATCAAGTAAGTTGTAGCTTTTTCTAAAAAGAAATATCAGACTGCGTAATATCTTATTTGGTGGTTGGTATCGACACACGACGCGCGATTTATATGGGGGATGGGACTGCATAGAGTGGTCATCTGTTTTGCACACAGAAAATCAGACGGGGGCGGTACCCGTATCCTCCACCAAGAGCGCAAAAGGAGATTGATAGTATCCACTCGGTCTTAACGGCGCTATACAAATAGGCAAAACCAATTACTATCTGGGCAAAACCAATTACTATCTATGCCATCTACTGGCTATCAACAGTAGTGAGGGTGTGATAGCATCCAAAAGCGAAGCGACGAATGAGCTGGTACTCTCCCAGCCCTAAGGGATATAAGTCGCTGGACACCTCGCCCATTGAGGAGGGAAGTGCTGGTAGAAACCCACAACACCAGACACCAGAACATAAGGGCATATGGAATGGTAACATTTGGGAATTCGGTGCTATTTTCGAAATAGCCCACCAGCGTGGCGTGCTGTTTAAATATCCGCCATTATGGCTACAAATCCTACCTCCACGTGGTGTAGCTGGACACTCTGCGAAAAGTTAGCAGACAGAGTGACTGACAGGATAGATAAGAAGATAATGGCTTGCTAACTTCCCATTATCGTAGAACCGGCAGGATACAACCTGTTCCACAACGGAATAAAAGTCCACGTGATGCATCTAAGGGGCGACTTAAAGCGTCGCCGTGAATAGGTTCTAATTATCGAAAAGTTATCTCCTTCTTCAAAAATGGAGTAATTGGAAGAACAAAATTTCCAGTAATCAAAAGATGTGTGGCTGGCCAACCCAAGGCCCGTAAATATAGCCTTGGGGGCAGGAAGTCGAGCCGCGTGTCTGTCACACACGAGATAGTGGGAGCATTACCCATCAGGGCTGCCAAGACGATAGCAAATAAGTCTATAAACAGATGTGCGGTTAGCTGACCTAAAGCTTCATATATGCGGAGCTGGCGTAATTGGTAGCCGCGCTAGCCTTAGGAGCTAGTGAGCCCAGCTCGTGCGGGTTCGAGTCCCGCGCTCCGCACCAAAAAGGTTGATTGCGCCTTTAGCCAAAAGCAATCTAAGCCTGTAAAGACAGGCCGGTGGTATCTATACATCCGTTAAACTGGAAGGTTGGCTTGGGAGTGCGACATGTAACTCCATTCTAGCTCGCGAAGGGACGAGATATGCGTGTCTGGACGCTAAAGAAACAAGGTTGGCAACCACCAGCTTTTATGTGGCCGTCGTTTAAGAGGTAGGACAGCCCCGCGGTGAGGGGCGCGTACGGGTTCGAGTCCCGCTGGCCGCAAGATTAGATAACGGGTAGCAGCGCCCATAATACTATGAATAGATGATAGATAGTAAATAAAGAGCTGCGTTGATGAAGTGCTGGTTGTACGTTCTATGCCGAAACGTAGCCGTGGAATGGCCTTTTGGTTATAGGTTTAGCCTCGCTCCCGTGAAGGCGAGGGATGAAAACCTCCCAGATAGAATCGCTGTAAGAAGGATTCATGTTCAGGTTTTTGTACTTTTTTCACCGAAAAGGCGGTTGGATGAAAAAAGTACGGTTCAGTGAAGCCGCTGTAACCAGAAAGAAGAGGGCTGCAGACCTCTTAAGTGCGTTATATACTCGAATGGCGAAATTGGTAGACGCGCCTGCCTCAAAAGCAGGTGTCGAAAGACGTGTGGGTTCGAGTCCCACTTTGAGTACCAATAGGAAATGCTTGTTGTGAAAGGCAACTCCTTCTGGCTCGACAGAAGAGAAATAATCGAGAAAGGTAGAGGATAGCAGGAAAACAACCTGCGGCCGCAAGCATAGTTGAAACCTCACCTCCAACTGGCCATAAAAATTATTTGAAAATTATAAAAAAATATTATATAATATATATAGAAATGGTGGTTAAAGACTATTACCTCCTCGTGGTGCCACTGGACACGCTTGATTCTATCTCTATAGAGCGTGACGAAAAATAGTCAGATAATATTAGCTTGCCTCAAGAACGGGGCCCTCTTGGATGGTGAGATAGCCAAGGGGATACAACAGTAACTCGAAGGTACCAAAGGAATTCGGCTATAAAGTGCGTAGCGAGCCGTAGAAAAGCTAAAATTATCGAGGTTTGCGGTCAACCTAAAACCGCACTATCTGGCGCAGTAGTGGAACTGGCTAACACGCCGGCCTTTCGTTAGATTATTTCAAGAGTAGAAAATTTTTTGGTCATCGAAGTTCAATTATCGAAGTGCATTTTTTAAGAATAATGAAAGGAGTAGATGATATGTCTATTTTAAATAATTATTCAAACGAAGAATTTGCACGAATTGTATCTGAAAGTATTAATTATAGGGATTGCCTCTACGCTTTAGGATATAATTCATATTCAGGAGCGACTATAACTTTGTTGAAATAGAGAATTTCAGATTTAAATCTTGACACTTCTCATTTTACCAGCAAAACACCTATTGAACGCTCGGAAGCTAATATTTTTATAGAAAATTCAACCGCCGATCAAAAAACCTTGCGTAGATGGTATACAAAAGGCAATTACACCGAATATAAATGCTCTATATGCGGACAAGATCCTTTTTGGAATGGCAAAGAATTAACACTTATTCTAGACCATATCAACGGAAAACATACGGACGATAGACTAGAAAATCTTCGTTGGGTTTGTCCGAACTGTAATTATCAATTAGAAACAACTAATGGTAAAAACAAGCAACATAGAGAGCATAGTTTAAATTATTGTATTGATTGCGGTCAACCTATTTCTAAATCGGCAACAAGGTGTTTATCTTGCGCCAATAAGGCAAGAGCCTCTAAAGATGTTCCGTATGTATCTAGAGAAGAATTAAAACGCTTAATTAGGATCATGCCTTTTACTTAGATAGGTGAAAAATTTGGAGTTAGCGATAATGCGGTACGAAAATGGTGTGATAAATATTAGTTACCAAGAAAATCTTCTGAAATAAAAAAAATAACTAATGATGACTGGAAAAAAATATGAGTGCAATTCTCATATCTAGCACCAAAGCCGGAGATTGGGGTTTCAAGCACCCCCTGCGTCACCACCTGCGGCGATAGTGCCGCAAACCGATAACACGGATTTGAGAAGTAAACTACCACCGGCATGGCGTCATGAACCATGATATGTGGCTTAGCGGAAATTCGGTATATAAAGAAGCGAAGTAACTTCTCTCTATATGGCGCTTTCGTCTAATTGGACTAGGACGCCTCTCTCTCAAGGAGGTAATGTGAGATCGTTCCTCGCAAGCGTCACCACAGCGGCGAGCGCCGCAAGCGTTTTTATGACAGCAATAATACCAGCAGCCAATCACGCTGGAAAAACACTCGTTTTCCTTGTTTCGAGCATAAAAACAAGGATTCTTAATGCGGGGAGAAACAGTTTTCACTCTGGCCCCATAAGCCAGACTCCGTGGGGGCAGCACCCACTCCCGCAACCAACCAGGGCCGTGATTTCTAATTACTTTCAAATGCGCCCTGTTACAAATAAACCAAGAAAGTAATAGAACCTCAAAACGGGATCTTATTAGTTCTGCTCATCGGTTTGTCCTCCCTATTTACAAACTTTGGTCTAATAAGCTGAGGGAAGCCACCGTTTTTTTCAATACAAAAAGACTTTATTAGCAGGAGTCTTTTAGAAAACTTGTATGTGGGTATCTCCTTTCTTTGTATTTTGTGTGTTTTCTTTTTCACTTTCTTTTTTGTTTATACAAGTTGGATTTTTTTACCTGCTAATTCTTTTTTTGTGTATATTAAAGATTTTTTAATCTTTTAATATAATATATTTGAAAGGTAGGAATTTCAAATGAAGTTTTATAGCGAAAGTCTAAACAAGATGTTTGACTCGGCTGATGCGTGCGCAGAAGCAGAGAGCGCGCATGAAAAGGCTATGGCAGAAGCAGAGGCCAAGAAAAAGGCACTTGCGGATGAAAGAGCCAGTAGAGCCAAGGAAGTTGAGGAAGCTTATAAGACTGCCGTTGAAGCCAAAAAGGTTTACAACGAAAAGCTTCAGGATTTCTTGAAGGATTATGGTTCATTCCATGCGACCTTTAAGAATGTTGATCCATTCTTCAGCTTCCTTGATTGGTTCTAACAAAAGCGGTTTCAGCTCCTTTTCCGCAAAAGGAGCTTTCATATGGATGGGTGGCAGAGTTGGTTGAATGCGGCGCCCTGCTAAGGCGTTGACCCTGGTAACGGGGTCCGGAGGTTCGAATCCTCTCCCATCCGCCAAAAGCCAAGACTCTTGCAGCAATATTTTTTACATATTTTAGGCTATGTATGAACGAGTCTTGTTTTTATATGCGCGGTGATTTCACCCGGCGGTGAACCTAGTCTTGAAAACTAGTGGAGTCAGGGATGGCTTGGGGGTCGGCACCTCCGCCGCGCGCCAAATAAGCCCGTGTGGCCAAGTGGATAAGGCACGAGCTTCCTAAGCCCGGATTCCTAGGTTCAAATCCTAGCACGGGTGCGGCAACAAGAGCAGACCTTCACGTGGTGTTGTTGTTTTTACTAATTGCTCAAAAAAAACTACGAATTTTTTTGGACGAAGTTCAAAAAGATGGTTCTAATAATTTTTATATGTAATAGAAGATAAAACTAGGAGGAATTATATATGAAAATTAAATTTGAACATACAGAATTTCCATATCATGGCGGCGCTCTAAAAGATGAATTAATTAAAATAAGAGGAAATAAATGTGAAGACTGCGGTTTAACAATATGGAAAAATTAGCCTATCCCTCTTGAAGCACATCATATTGATGGAGATAGATGTAATAATACTCTTGAAAATTTAATACTTTTATGCCCTAACTGTCATACCTTAACTCCAAACTACGGAGCAAAAAATAGAAACAGAAGAGAATTTTCTGATGAAGAAATTATTAAATCTTTACAAACGCACAAATCAATTCGTCAAGCGTTGTTCGCATTAGGAATGTCTGATGCTGGCGCAAACTATGAAAGAGTAAGAACTTTAATAAATAATAATGCAGATAGAGAAATTTTAATTGATAATTCAATAGAAAAACGAATAAAATATTGTCCTGATTGTGGCAAAGTTATTTCACAATAGGCAACTCATTGTGCAGAATGCGCTAAAAAAGCATCTCGTGTTGTTGAAAGACCAGATAGAGAAACTTTAAAAGAAGAAGTTTATAATACTCCATTTACCGAACTTGGAAAAAAGTATCATGTAAGTGATAAGAGTATTTAGAAATGGTGTGCTTATTATAAATTGCCTTCAAGAAGAAAAGATATAAAACAATTTACAAAGGAAGAATGGATGGCGTTATAAATGCGCCCTTAGGCTAATTGGATAAACCAAAGGCCTACGAAGCCTTTATTACCTGTTCAAGTCAGGTAGGGCGTACCAACGGGGTTGTGGGAGTTTCCCCGCCGGATAAAACTCCAAGGGATCTACAAGAGTTAGGTTAAGCCCATAGAGGGGTGACGATGAAACACTATTCCCCTCCTCTTTATATGGGGAACTAGGCAAATCGGTAAAGCCGCGTTATAGACGATGTCTAGTCCAAGACAGTGACAGCAATTTTTCCTTTGCATGTAGGAGCACGTGTTTGCTGGTTCGAGTCCACCGTTCCCCATCAGGGTTGTCCCGAATAATCCCTATCGTCAATTTAAAAGGACAATAGAATTGACACCCCCTAACCAATATTTTTTCAATTCACAGTCGTCTGTAAATAACTTGCGACTGCAGAAGAACTCTTAGGGTTGTTCTCAACGAAACATAGTTTATTGGTATAAGATTGAGCGTGGTCCCAACACGAAAAGTAGGGATACTGTGGATAGTGATTATTGATTTGATGCTGCGATTAGGGCAGTTTATTGTATACTAGAAATTACAGTCTTGAAGCCAGACGCACACTCCACCTCTTGTGCGGCCTAATAAATTTGGCGAATAGATTGGGATTGAGTATCCAAAAGAATATGTGATAGGCTGAGGAGAGGTTAATACCTTGCGGCGAGGCTCATGGGCAACTGTGGTTAGCGACATGGGGTGTAAGCTGAACATATATTACTTGAGGATGCTTAATTTTTTCTCTAATGTGGCCTGGCCGCAGTCAGACACCTCAATCGTCTCGCCAAAACAAAGTTGACTTTTCAAAATTTTTTTGTTATTATATAGATAAAGATAGAAAAAATCTATCTAATTTATATTAGTAAAGGAGAAAACATATGGCTGATGATGCTCCTATATGGAAGATGGCTATGATTTTTTCAGCCATCTTCCTCTCTGATTGATTTTTATAAAAAATTATTATATAATAATTATAGAAAAATAAAGAAGGCGTTTTCAGCAAATATATAAACTTAGCTATTGGGTTATATATAGACGCCTTGTAGAAATGCTGGTGTAGCTCAGCGGCAGAGCACGCGCCTTGTAAGCGCGGGGTCGAGATCTCGGAATTCTCCACCAGCCCCATATCACAGCCCTCTTAGCGTGTGTAAGACCAATAGGATAGAAGCTGGCCGGATATATCAGATTCCGTTTGTAATGCAGGGCCACGGGTGAAGCGGTTGTGATTTTTATACAGATAAAGACTCATACAGCAAATTTATAATATAAAATAAATGTCATTGGTTCGATTCCAATTTTAACAGCTTTTTGTTAAATAGCTCAATCTGGTAGAGCATTATTGTTTATTGAAAGAGTCTTGATTATATTTCGGGGTGTGGCTCAGTTGGTAGAGCGCGTGGTTTGGGACCATGAGGCCGTGAGTTCGAATCTCACCACTCCGACCACTTTTTAGACACACACAGCCAATTAAAAAGACTTAAAATCTTTCTATTTAGTGTCTAGTAGATTTAGGGGATTAGCGTAATGGTAGCGCGGTGGGCTTTGAACCCATACGTGGAAGTTCGATCCTTCCATCCCCTGCCATATACCGACTTCGTATAGTGGTAGTACAACGGACTCTGACTCCGTTGGTGGTGGTTCAATTCCATCAGCCGGTGCCAAGTTTAATAGAGGTATTCAGGTTGGAAATCTGATATAAATCCTCTAAATATATAACCGATAGGATGTAGGCTTAAAAGCAGCCATCATTTAAAGAGTAGGTAATTTCCGCGGCGTTATCTTTTAGCGTAGCAGCACACTATCGACCCGGAGAAGGGGACAACGGGTATATAAATTTCCCTTTCTTATTTTATGTGAAAAAGGTGAATAAAAATGTTTGATGCTCCGACACTTGATAAGTACGATTTTTATTTTTCCAAGGACAAGCAAAAGGTGATTGCGGTTTCTACATATGCTGGTCGTCCTGTTCGCGGGGTGGCTATTTGCAGTCCAGAAGATACCTACGATGTCTGGTCTGGTAAGGTGCTTGCGGCCGCCCGTTGTAACCAGAAGGTAGCTGAAAAGCGTCTAAAGCGAGCTGAAAAGAAGCTGCGCGAAGCTACGGCTGCATTTGCCCAGGCACAGAAGTATATGCTCGAGATGAATGACTACTATGAAGATGCACGCCGCAGTAACTTCGATGCCAAAAAGCAGGTCAAAAATCTTTTGAATGAAATGTAATCGTCAGGTAAAAGGAGGAAGTTAATATGAAAGATGCTCTTGGCGATCGCATGAAAGGTTTTTATGAAGATCGCTATCGTATCTATCTAACGAGACGAATGCCTGTTATTATCCGCGTTGATGGCAACGCTTTCCACACTTTTACACGCGGACTTGATAGACCGTTTGACGCAGATTTTATGAAAATTATGCAGAAAACTTGTCTATCTCTTTGCCAGAATATCCAAGGCTGCGTTGGTGGATATGTCCAGAGCGACGAGATTTCTCTCCTTTTGGTTGATTATCAGACCCTTGAATCTGATGCATGGTTCGATTATAACCTCCAGAAGATTACTTCACTTGCGGCCGCCCGTGCCACGATGACTTTTAATGCGCTTGTTAGAGAATTGGTCAATAGATATATCCGTAAAGTAAGCAATGATCCTGACATGGACGCAAGAAGATTAAACCTTTGGAGCGAAAAGCAGAATCGTGCTATGTTCGATGCTCGTGCCTTCAACATTCCCAAAGAAGAAGTATGCAACTACTTCATCTGGCGTCAAAAAGATGCCACTCGCAACAGTATTCAGGCCGCTGGCCAGGCACAATTCTCTCATAAAGAGCTTGAAGGTAAATCTCAGTCTGATATTCAGGAAATGCTGTTCCAGAAGGGGATTAATTGGAACAATTACACTATCCCCGAAAAGCGCGGCTCTTTTGTGCGAAGATATTTAGAAACTATTGGACAGGAAGATGGGACACTTACTGTGCGTCGTCCTTGGTGCATTGATGATGAAATGCCTATTCTCACCGAAGATAGAGGCTATATCGAAGAACTTATTTGAAAAATTATAAAAAATATTATATAATATATATAGAAAATGAGAAAGGAAATATTGATATGAAATATGTCTGTTTCTCTGGTGGAAATGGTTACTGCGGCTGCGACTATGAAGATTATGTCGCCATTGCAGACGATACTCCGGAAAGTTGGATAGAACAAATGTCCGTGGAGCGAGCATACGAAAACGCTGAGTCTTATGCTCACGTTGCTTTGGACGATGATTTCACAGCGGAAGAAGAGCAAGAATATTATGACAACCTCGATTTTGATTGGCACTATGTAACCGAAGAAATCTATTTAGAAAATACAAACTAATTTGAAAATTTTAAAAAAATATTATATAATATATATGTAAGATAAAGAAAGACACAAACAGCAATTTTCAAGGATTTAATTTCAAGGATTTAGTTTCTGATTAAAAAATTACCTAATAGTGTCTTGTTTGGATAATGGGGGTTGGAGTAACGGTTATGTGGCGGGTTCGTTTAACGGTAAGACAGCTGACTCTAAATCAGTCCATAGCCCCCTGAAGGAGCTTATGAAGGTTCGAATCCTTCACCCGCTGCCAAAGTCAAAGTTTACTGGAGTTCGTCGTGACTATAACCCTAAACCAGTAGTCCTATGCGGGTATGGTGGAATGGTAGACACGGCGGACTTTTGTCCCAAGTACAAGGACATGAGCACTAGGATAGGAAACTTCCTAAGTGAATGTTGGCTAATTCGGCGAAAGTCTCAAGCAGATAACGCCGAGCTAAATTGAATATAGGTGCAACAAAGCTGAAATACAGAGAGGTCGCCTGTAGGTCTATGGCAGTTGAATAAGCAACTCCGCTTGTATGTATTAAGATTGAGCAGTAGTTGTTAAATGGAGTTAGATGAACAGCCTATACTCATAAATGTGTAGAGACTATATACCAACTACCTAAGTCAAACGAGTTAGTAAGGAAACGGCACATTGAGTGGGAGCGTTTGATATGGTAAAGACATAGTCCAGACTACAACTTAATAATAAAGCAGGTGCTACGAAGCCATTGACGTAAGTCCTTGTGGAGACTATCGTGGAACTCGAAAGAGCGGAAAGAGAAGCTGTAGTAAATGGAGTTAGATGAACAGCCTGCTTTTATGTATTAAGGCTATGGTGACATAGAGTAGTAAGAAAATCCTCTGAGCTGAGCTCGTGCCGGTTCGAGTCCGGCTACCCGCACCACGTAAGAGCCATACAGCAAAATTTTATTTACAAGATATTTTTTATAGAATTTTGATAAGGATAGTCCAGAGATAGGCTCTTGTAATTAAAAAATCTCTGGCTGTAAAAGGGAAGTTAGAAATTTGAATAATATTTCTAATTTCCCTATTTTTTATTTGCGCCAGTAGCTCAACAGGACAGAGCACGAGATTTCTAATCTTGGTGTTGAGGGTTCAAGTCCTTCCTGGCGTGCCAATTAGCATAAGAAGCTAGAGCGCAAGACCTCGGCGTTTTACCCGATAGTTGACGCGGCTGGCCAGGACGCCAAAAGAAGATGTAACAGTAGAGACCACACTTGCCTTTCTTATGCTTTATATGCGCCCGTGGTGTAACGGTAACACAGCGGACTTTTAATCCGTCAGAGCGTGGGTTCGAATCCCACCGGGCGCACCATCTGTCGAGGTACTCAAGTCTGGTTTAAGAGGCGGGTCTGCAAAATCCGTATTCGTGGGTCCGAATCCCACCCTCGACTCGGTATCTTATAGGAGCCTTCTCGTGGCGATACTGTTTTAACTAATCCTATAATAATAGAGAGGAGCTGTTTTTATGGCATACATCTATTTAATCACAAACAAAACTAATTAGAAACAATATGTAGGAAAAACCCAAAATAGTATAGAATAGCGGTGGAAAGAACACTGTCGAGATTATAAAAAGGAGCATAACGAAAAACGTCCATTGTATGCGGCTATGCGTAAGTATGGTATTGAAAATTTTGAAATTTCATTAATTGAAGAAGTTTCTCCTGAGTAGAACCTTGAAGAGCGTGAAATTTACTGGATAGACTATTATCAAACTTATAACAAGGGCTATAATGCTACTATTGGAGGAGACGGTAAATCTTTTTTGCCATATAAAACTATACTAGAGTTATGGAATCAAGGACTAAATTGTAAACAAATTGGAGAACAGCTACATTGCGATGCCGGGTGGATTGGTGTGATTTTAAAAAGTCATAATGTCTCCCCCCAAGAAATTTAGAATAAGTCCTTTGTTGATAAGAAAATTCGAGTTTGTCAAATAGATAAAAAAACAAATTAGATTATAGCAATTTTTCCATCCTATAGAAGTGCCGCTCAAGCAATGCTTGATAAAAAATTAACAAATTGTAAAGTTGGTACTGGAGCTGCTCATATAGGAGAAGTTTGCTCAAACAAAAGAAAGACCTTTGCAGGCTTTAAATGGAAAAAGGCTTAAAAAACGGCCTATTTAATCAAATTACGGTCTTGAAACAAGACTAAGAGAAAAAGGAGATTTAAAATATGAACAAGTTTATGAACGGCCTCAAGAATGAGTCCAACTACACCTATACTGAGAACGGCGCCTTGACTTACAAGTCTACCCTCAACGGTCTGCTCGACCTGTTCGCTCTCGGTGGTGCGTATCGTACCCGTACCGATGCCGATGTCATCAATCTCTTTAAGAAAGCCTTTGAAGAGAATGAAACTTATGCTCTCAAGTGTCTTTTTTATCTCCGTGATATTAGAGGCGGACAGGGAGAGCGTAGATTTTTTCGTGTGGTTATTAAGTGGCTTGCTAATAATCATCCGGACGTTATACGACGTAATCTAAAATATATTCCAGAGTATGGTCGATATGACGATTTATATATTTTTATAGACACCCCTGTTGAAGAGGATATGTGGAATTTTTTGTGCCATGAAATAGCTGAAGGAATTAAAATTATCGAAAGCATTAAAGAATAATTCTTGGACAGTTTTAAACAAAATGTTTAATCAAAATTTTATATACAGTAGGAGGATGACAACATGACTCTTCAAGAAGTGTGTAAAATTTTGGGAAAGAGTGAAAAAACTCTAATTTATAGTTTTAAAAGAACCTAGTTAAACCTTGCTAAAAAAGGTATCATCCTTCTAAAAACTGGTGTAGGCAAAAATGCCGACTATCAAATAACCTATGAGGAGAATGATACAAATGAAAAAGGATAATACAATATTCAAAGTATATATTCATAAATTGAAAATAGATGGAAGAGTCTATGTTGGATAGACGAGTTCATCTATGGAAGAGCGCGCTGGCAGTAACGGATATAGATATAAACATTGCACCAAATTTTGGCACGCGATTTAGAAATATGGGTGGGAGTCTTTTGAGCATATATTAATTAAGGATGGATTAACTTTAGACGAAGCAAATCAGTTAGAAGATGAACTGATATTAAAATATAATAGCATTGAAAATGGATTTAATATTAATCGCGGTGGACTAAATCATCTTTGGACAGATGAATAGCGAAAAATAATGTCCGAAAGAAATATGGGAGAAAAAAATCCCAATTACGGGAAACCGCGTTCCGAAGAGACCAAGAAAAAAATAGGAGCTGCAAATGCAGTTGCTCAACTGGGAAAGCATCACTCTGAAGAAACCAAAAAGAAAATGAGCAAATCTCATCGTAAGCAAGAACCTATTTTATGTGTCGAAACGGGAAATATTTATAACGATGCGATAGAAGCCGCAGAATCCATTGGTAAAAAAGCTTCTGCAGCGAATCATATTAGAGAAGTTTGCGATGGTAAGAGATTGTCGGCTTATTCATATACATGGAAATATCTTGACAAAGATAAAGGAGAATAAAAAAATGAAACTTAATAGTGGCTTAATTTTTAAATGGCTCAAATCCGAAAACACTTCCTCGAAAGAGTCACGACACCTTGGAAAATTAACTCGTCAACATCTTGGAATGACATCGCGCCAATATAGAAAAATGTTGAGTGAAGGCAGACGCAAAACAAAGGTGCTGGAACGTCTTATGTCTGCAAACGAATGGGATAAAATAGACTTTTCCAAAATTCCTTCTCGCGCCGGTATGATTTACAAGAACGCGTTCGCGCGTCACGACCTCGAGCGTATGCGCCAGGGCGCCACCCAGTCCTACGAGGATTTCGTCAAGGACAAGAACACCAAGGTTAATGCCAAGGCTTTGTATCCGTTTGACGTAGTTAAGGAGGCTATGGCTTTCGGTCAATGGGGCGGATACTACGGCTATGGCCGCAAGTCTCAGGCCCTCGACAACACTGAGCGTCTGATGGTCAATAAGTACTGGGAGAACCTTGAAGATGTGTTCAATGGATACAGCTACAACGGTATCTGCGTCTGTGACACCTCAGGAAGCATGTATGGTGACCCCCTTGCAGTAGCCATCTCTATTGCGATGTATTGTGCCGAGCATAATACCGGAGACTTTGCTAATCATTTCTTCACCTTTAGTAATAATCCTACTTTTGTAGAGATTGAAGGGGTTGATTTTGTTGATAAGGTCAACCGCATTGCCAAGGCTGATTGGGGTGGCAGCACCAATATCGAAGCGGTGTTTGATAAGATGCTCGCTATCGCAAAGCAGAACCATCTGAGCCAGGATGATATTCCAAATATTATAATTGTTTCGGATATGGAATTTGATGACTGCGTTTGCGGCTATGGAGGAAATGGACGCTGGGGCCAAGGAAGAGAAGTTAATCAGACACTTTTTGAAACCATTGAAAAACATTGGAATGCAGCAGGGTATCGTCTTCCTTTGGTAACATTTTGGAATGTGCAAGCACGTCAAAATAATATTCCTATGCGATCTACAAAATATGTAAATTTTATTAGTGGAATGTCTCCGATGATTTTTGAACAAGTTATGAAAAATCTTACGGCGATAGATCTTGTAATGGATAAACTTAATAATAAACGTTATGAGTGTATTCATTAATCATATCTAAAAAAATAATTAAATTTTCGGGCAAATTAAGTTAAATAATTTGCCCGAAAATTTATATATAATAGAAAAATAAAAAGGGGTTTTTAAGATATGATTATTTCAAAAGAAAAGCAATAGGAAATTGATAGTTTGTCAACTATTTCAATAGATATTAGAGCAAAAGATTTAACTGGAAAAAGACAAGGGTCAATCACGTTTTTAAAGCCAGCAGAAAAAATCAATAAAAGAATTTATTGGTGGGTGATATGTGATTGTGGTAATATTGAAAAAGTTCGAGCAGATAGTAAAATATAGCGTTGTAAAGAGTGCAATGCAAAAAGAACTGGTGAACAAAACAGAGGAAAAAATCTTATAGATTTAACCAATCAAAGATTTGGTAGATTAACAGTATTATTTTTACAAAACGAAAGAAGAAATGGTAATGTTATGTGGCATTGTAAATGCGACTGTGGTAATGAATGTGATGTTCAATCTACAAGTTTAACAAGTGGGAATACTAAATCTTGTGGATGTTAGAAAAGAGAACGTGCTTATTTTACGACTTTAAAAAAAGATCTCTCAGGAAAAAAATTTGGGTATTTAACCGTATTAAAAGAAACTAAAGAAAGACAATATGGAGGAAAAGTTATATGGGAGTGTCAGTGTGATTGTGGTAATATTGTCTATCTCAACACTGGACGTTTAACCAGTGGAAACGATACTTCTTGCGGATGTAAAAAATAGTCAATTGGTGTTGAAAATATAAAAAATATTTTAAATTAGAACAATATTGTATATAAAAAAGAATACAAATTCAATGATTACTAGGAACGAAGGTATGATTTTGCGATTTTTAATAATGAAGGATTGGTAATTCGTTTAATTGAATTTGATGGGGAATAGCATTATAAATATACTGGGGGATGGAATGACCAAAAATCATTAGAAAAAAATAAATTACACGATAAAGAAAAAAATGAATATGCTTTGTCTCATAATATTCCATTGGTTCGTATTCCATATTGGAAACGAGATAATATCACTCTTGACATGATAATGGGAGATAAATATTTGGTAAAATGAAACATACTTATATTTTTGAGATTGAAACAAATATGTGCGCCGAAAGCACTGAAAAAATTGTTATTAAAACAAAAACTCAGAGATTAGCTTATCTCAAATTAAATAAGCTCATGGATAAGAGAAATGATATTCTCTATTGGCACATTAATTCTTGCAAAGAGGTGGTGTAACCATGCTTCCAGAAGAAAAAATGTATATAACAAAAATAGAAAATCATATTCCTCTTACCGAAGAAGAACTTGGTACTCTGGTTCTCTTTTATTCTATTGAGAAAGAATATGGTGAAGATCATAGGTGGCAAAGAGAAGTAACTTCAATCGTACAATTAGGAGAAAGATATTTCGCAGTTGAATGGTATCAAGGATTAACCGAGATGCAGGAAAACGACTTTTTTGATCAACCTTATGAAGTTGAATTAAAAGAATATGAAAAAACCATAACCGTAAAAGAATGGGTGAAGAAATAAAACATGACAAATACTGAATATTTAAATACAAAATCTTATCTCGCTCAGTAGGCATTGGATTTAGCAAATACGCTATCCCATATTGACGAACAGCTTGATGATATGTATAAAATTAACTTATATCTACTTCGTAGATATAAAGATGATTTAATCAAAGAATTTAATATTGATATACCAGAAGGTGTACTAGAGGATCCCTGGTTTAAACTTCTCGAAAAAACTTTTAATCAAAAAGTAGGCTTTGAAAATGAAACATTAATCTTATCACTTATCTCAAATCGTATTAAAGATAAGATGAAAGAAGAAATGCCAGATCCCTGGTATTGTTATGGATTTGGAGGTTGATTATCATTCGTTTGTGGCATAAATCTCTTATTCATGTTCTTCCAAGAGAGCAATTAGTAGCTCAGTGGCGGGAATTGTCTAGTATTGCTGGTAGTATTCAAACCAAAGGAACTCCAAATCACATCTTGGTAAATAAAGTTTTAGTTTATGATTTTGACCATTTTATTACTTACGCCAAAAACGTCCGTGACGAGATGACTAGACGAGGTTACCGCACGATGGACAGCGTTTGGAATAAGATTGTAGCTTTAAAACCTGATTGGCAGGAAATTGATTTTGACAATCTTTATTTTAATTGGATGAATTCTGAATATTTGCGCATTTGCTATTACAATCTCTTAGAGAAGTACAGATGTGGTGGTATTAGAGAAGACGATTGGAAAGCAATTCAAGAAATCGTGGGAATTTTGGGATAAAATAAAAAAAGGCTGGATAGTTTTAACAACTATCCAGCCTTTTTTTATTGTTTAGTCCAGCCGTATACTCCAGGTTCCCAAACATTGTTATCTACGTCACTTATCCAAATATCACCTTGTTCATCTGGATATTTTACTTTGTCGCCCTTGGCGTAAGCGTCCTGCGCTCCAGTCGGTTGTCTCCAAACTGGTATTGTGCCAGGTTCCGCAACCTCAGTCCATAATGCGGGAGTTGTAGGCGGCTCCCAACCATCTTGCGCTGTATGTTCCTATTCACAGCGATATAGTTTGTCGCTATAGCGAACTCGAATTCCAACAGCATACCCTACGCCAGGAGTCCATAAGTGAAACAGCTCAATGGCTTCTAACGCATCTTCGTCTGGTAGACTTATAGCAGCCTTTTCTATCAAAGGCCGCAATTGCCTTGCTCTATCCTGCGGTCTCATTCACTCACCCCCATCAGAATATCATAAGCTTCAGCCTTGTCTTCTACGGTGATTTCATCGGGCTCTACAAGCTCATTGGATTCGCTATAGGTGTATGGGCAGGGCACGACATCTACTGCATCATCATAGAGGATATTCGTTTCGTTCTGCCAAATTTTATAGCCCGCGTCACTCCAATGATGAATACGTTCACCATTTTCAATCAGTTCTTCACGAATCATATTTGCGCCCTCCTTAGTATTCAACATAGGTATAGGTACTACTGGATGGATAATTTGTTGCGCTGGTATAGGCAGCCAGCGTGCCAGACGGCACATAAATAACACAGTCGGTGGGTATGCTTGACCAGGTGTTGCGGGATGACGCAGTGGGCGGAGTGGCCGCAACAAAGCGTATGAGACGAAGACCGCCACAGGTATAGAACGCACTGCTTCCGATGCTCGTCACACTATCTGGGATTGTTATGCTCGTTAGACAGTAGCAGTTGTAGAACGCACTGCTTCCGATGCTCGTCACACTATCTGGGATTGTTATACTTGTTAGATTGTAGCAGCAGTAGAACATATTATTCCCAATTCTCGTCACACTATCTGGGATTGTTATGCTCGTTAGACTGCAGCCCCCGAACGCACTGCTTCCGATGCTCGTCACACTATCTGGGATTGTTATGCTCGTTAGACAGTAGCAGTTGTTGAACACATAGTTCATAATGCTCGTCACGCCGTCCGGAATTGTTATGCTCGTCAAGCTGTAGCAACTGTCGAATGTGTTGGACCCGATGCTCGTCACGCCGTCCGGAATTGTCACGCTCGTCAGACTACTGCAGCCCCCGAACGCACTTTCCCCGATGCTCGTCACGCCGTCCGGGATGGTCACGCTCGTCAGACTGCTGCAGCCGTAGAACGCACTTTCCCCGATGCTCGCGTTTCTGCCGATCTCTACCTTCTGAATGGCATTTTGATATACACGATTAAACTATAAACTTCCGCTGGTCTTCCACAGCAGTTGAGAGCCGGCGCCGCCTCCAGTAATGCCCAAGCTCCCCGTCACATCGATAGTGATGACATATTTCCCTGGAGCTGGATAGACATGTTGAGTGTTGATAACGGTGTAGACATCGTTGCCCGTCACGGTATCGGGCTCGCTGTCGTCGCCCCAATCGATCACTGCTGTGCCATTGACAGCTATGCCGAGATAAGGCTCCAACCGTCCCTCTTCAAGGTGGATATACACCCGTGTCTTGCCATCGTCGGTAACATACATCTGTCCCATCCACAGCTTGCCATACTTCGCCACATATGCCTGGGCCTTTGCCAACGTCCAGTTCCAGCCTTGCGAAGTCAGCCCCGCGTGGGACGGATTCTCAGGCATCGCCGTAAGCGCCGCAAACTCAGCAGCTGTATAACTATGAACAATCGTACCATCGTAGTCGATAAAATTGACATCATTAACCTCAGTTTTGTCACCTCCTCCAGTTGGAACGTTGACAACAACTTCACTTAGTCCATCATATCCAGCATCTGGCGTGACCGTTCCATTCTGCGTAGTTGTTTTCGTTTGTAGTGTCGCCTGTCCGATGCTGGCGATTGCCGCCGCCATCTGGGACGGCGTGTAAGTTTGATTAGGCACTAAATATCACTCCTTTCAAGTCCCTCTGTCGGGCATGGGATGGTGGATCGGGGAGAATAATTTGTGTAATAAATTTCAGAATGTCATAGAGTTTGTTGGACATAGTTTTACTCCTCCTCCGGCACGTCCTCAATGTACGGCGAAGCTGTCTCGCTCTGTCCTGCGGTTTCATTCCGTCACCCCCATTAAGATGTCAAAGCCCTCTGCCTTGTCCTCGGTGGTCGGAACATACGGCTCCGGCGGAATCTCGACCAGTTCCCAAGTCAAGTCGGTGCGGAGTTTGTAGGCATATCCATCCGGGGCTGTCGGTGCATTCTGAATGACCGTCATGATCTCGTTGTACTCGGATTCCGTGATTTCCGTCTCCCCCGCTCCGCTCGATATGCTGGCGATAAATCCGTTGTCGATATTCTTGTAATATTTCACGCATCATCACCCCAGTAATAGCACTCGATGTTGTACGTTACACCGGCTGGTGCCAAAAAGTTATTGCCGTTCTTAAACTTTAAAATCCTGTTTTCCAAATCAATATAGTAATCCGTGTTTGCAGTCGCTGCGCCAGCAATGATTTGCACAAAAGCATTTTTTGACATGCTTCCAGTTGCCTTGTTTCTGTAATTCCCAGCACAATTACATGAATTACTAACAGAGATTTCATCATCAGAAACTGGCAGTGCAATTATCTGAATTATTTCTCCAAAGGCATAATCAGATAGCACCGTTGCTGGCGTATCGGATTTAATGAAAATAAGTTTAGGGAGATTTGAAGAGGGGAGCGGGAAGAGCACAGTGTCGACAACATCCGTCGCCGCTGTATATGTTGCGGTAAGTTTTGTAATCCCCGGCACCGCAACGGTCACAAGCGAAAATGCCTTGCCCGTCTCTTGGTATGTCCCGTTCTGCGTCACGGACAGCGGCTCCACGGTCACAGCGTTTGGGCGTACCTTGGCTGCGTTGATGGCGTCGGCAATGGCCTCATAGTTCGCAGGGTTGGTCTTGCCTTTGTCAGGCAACGTCGGATTGTCGCCGAAGGCCACAACGTCAACGTCGGACAATTTTTCAATATCACCAATATCTTCTGCAAATCCTTCAAAACCGTGATTAGAAGCGTCTATTCCTTGTCCTTCTAAAGCGGTTCTAATATTATCCCTAGCAATTACTAGTCTATGTAATTTATCTTCAACACTCATAGGACTGCCTCCAATACTTTTTCTATATCTCCAATAGTATCCCGTAGTGGCGAAACAATGCTTTCAGCATCGACTATATACAAGTCGTCCTTATCATACTCAACTGTTTTCCCATTAACCGTGATAGTTTTATTAGCTAGTAATTCTTCTTTCTAATCTTTGGTTAAATATATTATCCTTTTAAGCGTTGACATTTATTTAACCCCCTTTTAATTTTAAATATTCTAAAAGAGAATACTCATCTTCATCGTATTCTCTTCCTTCGTGACCTTCAGAATCTGTTATTGTTTGTATATTATATCTTTTATACACCGTATCATGGTTTATTTCAAACTCTTTAACGTCTCGAGGGCCACAATGCACTTTTTCTCTATGAATCATAATATTTTTCCTTTCTATTTTTTAGATGTAAAGGATTGTGGTTTTTATCCCGTCTTAGTTATTATTAGTTTTTAATCTAGAAAAATAAATAACTTAATGGAAAGCGAGGCGACCGCCCAGACCCGAATCCCGAACAGAGGGAAGCCAAAACACATCCAAGTAAAAGACCCCCGCATTGTCAAGCGCGCCGTAATCGCCACCAAACACAGCCGAAAAGGACGGATAGACCTCGCCGTAGTCAGCGAAATAGGTACTTGTAGATCCACTATCGCTTTCGTCATAAAAAGGTATAAAACCTGTAATAGTTGTACCAAAAATATATCTAATATACTGACCGTAGCTACTAATATTACTGTTTTCAACGGTAATGGTATTTACCTCTGCGCCAGAAGAATCGACCACTTCACTAATAATCAGACCATTATTTTCATTGGTGCGTAATCCTTCGACCCAATCATAAATGTTGCCCCAAAAATCTTCTATACCAAATAACTTCATACGATTAAGGTTATTATTTTTTGTTCCATAGCAGAAACCTAGAGAATCTGTGGCTCCTGTCATTTGAGCTGTATAACCACCACTGCTTCCATCAGTATATCCGCCTCCAAGAGCGGCTTGAGAATTTAGATTGCCATACTTAATCAAGTATAGACACTACAATGCCGTAATATGATAAAATAGCTGTTGATAATAGCCTGCGCCATTTGCGGTCGCCGCGGCACGGAATTCGGTGAGGTTTTCACTTACTGTTGGAGTAACTCCAGAAATTGACCGTAACTTGCCCGTATTCTCGTCTATATATCCTTTATAAGCACCTTCATACCAATGTTCACCAGTTAGCTCGGTCCAGTTGCTATATCTTTCATCCGATACTTTTGGGTCATTGGTAATAGAAACATAAATATCTGTACCGTCCTTATAGATACGGTATTTAAAATTAGGAAATTCTATCATTACATCTCCATCAGTACCATCTAATACTGAAGTGGTACCATCTGCTTTTTTAGTATAGTCATTGCGGTCTAGATAATACACAACCTATCCTTTGTTGAATACACAAGGTTTAATATCCGCAAATATTGGCATACTATCCCAGTCGTCACTACCCTTGGTCATACCAACTGCATCATCCATATAAGTACAGCAAGTATCTGGATTGCTCATTGTGTTATCTATTTTAACAGTATAGGTTACATAAAGACCATCAACTAAATTTATTAGCTCTATTCCAGTATCATCATTCTGCGCTGTTCCAGACTCTGAGAACGCAGAATCTAGTGTGGCCGCAGACTTGTTAATAAAAATATTTCTTCCGCCATTTAAATCGACTAGACAGAAAGTAATAATAGATGAACCATCTAATGAACTCATATTAACAGTTCCAAATAGAGCTTTATTATCTATTGTATTTATATACTTCAATAAAATTTCATTGTTGATGTACAAAGAAATTAAGTTACTATTTGCAATATTTTGCTTAATGGTAGATATTTCATCTTCTGGAAGAGTCATATCATATTCAATATCTAAAATATCAAGTATATTAGCTAATTCATTATCTTCAAAACTAGGATGGATAGCATATATCATACCACTATTTTCGATATTAATCTAAGTCTATAATTCTCTTACACTGGTTTTAATATTGCTAGAACACAATGCATAAGTTATTAAATCCATTTTTATCCTCCTTTTTTAAACTTTTCTTGTTAAATATTTGAAAAGAAACCAGCAAGAGCAACCCACAGCTTCCTCGAAGTGAGCTTTCTTTTCCAGTCAATCATGATTATTCCTCCTCAATGCGAGTGATGATGAGATCGTAAGAACTTTGGCCAGTTATCTGAGAAAGTTGCTCGTCAGAAATAATACTCCACTCTCCAGTAATACCATTGAAAAGCGTCATAGCACAAGCAATTGAGTTATCATCCCCGACATAAAGAAATACCACGCTGAGTGTCAGGTTATTATCAATGCTATTATTGCTAGCACATAACATGAGCGAACGAGGTTCGTCATCAACCATTAGCGGGCTCATAAAACCCTTTATGGTTGTGTTCGTCCCCATACCTATAGAGATAGCAGCAGAAGCCTTACCCGAATAGATATCACTGATAAGCTCTTCAAATTTCTCCTTAGTATATCCATTATCGTTAAAGATCGTGCTAAGCGGTCCGCTAATAGTTTCCGTGGTAACCTTAGCGCCGCCAGAGGGCTCTACGCCTTCATCCATATAGTAGAAGGTGAAACGGAAACGACCTAAATTATCGATATGATCCTGATCGATAATAGTTGGGCTACCATTCCTATTGATATAAGCAAAATATCCAAGCGCAGAAGATTTGGTTAGCCGCACTACTATGGATGCGCCCACATCCACCCAAAAACTGTTTTTAACATGATCTATGTACTCGGCTTCATCCGAAAAAGTCTTATTCCACTCAGAACCGGACATATCAAGCATATCACTATAAGCTACTCCGAATGTTCCTGCGCCAAAAGCGAAGAATCCGGGATCAGTGTCCTCCGGCGGAGGAAGATAAATCATTCCCATTTTAGTCTCGGCCATCTTTTCATCTGTTGCAGCAAGACTTTGCGCAACGCCAATGGCCCCCGCGTCCAGAGCAGCACCATATTTCTGAATGTTTTCAAATGTTAGGAGCTCACTTAACAAGCCCTCATATACTTCCGTCCGAACATTACCCGGTTTTTGCGTTCTGGTTTCTCCAGTGCCATACTCAATCCATTCTTCTCTACCTAAATCAAAAACACATCTTTTACCAGTATCTATTTCTATTAATTCACTACCATTGGCTATGTTCTCAACAGGTTTTTCATCATCAGAGGTACAAATGCCTTTTCCAAATTGCTTATTATCTATTGATTTTCTTAATGTCTGCCAAGTAATCAAATTAATTATCTCCTTTCATCATCTTTTTAATCTCTTCCAAAGCTGCATAAACAACTCCAGAAGTAACGAAGTTGTCACTGTCAGGGAGCGGCACGGAATCTAGCATAAAATATATCCCCGTATCTCCTACCAGTTTCCACTCTTCATCTATATACATAAATTCATTATATGAATTATCAGAAAATTTTTCTATCATATAAATAGTGTTAGTATCTATATCTTCTGTAGGAAGATTTATAACTACCTTGCGTTTTAGAAGGCCAGAAGCTGCGCTAGATAATGCAGTCTATACAAAAGCTGTAGTTGCAATTTGCGAGTTAGAAGTACCAAATTCTGCTGTTGGCGCAAGCGGCACTCCAGTAAATTTAGGACTTTCTATTGACGCTTTATCGCTAATATCCTAATGGGAAGTCAAATATCCCATATCATTATCAAAATCCGAAATTTTAGTAGGTTTATTTAATATTTCTCCCATTCCAGAAGTAGCGTTCCAATCACTCTGAACTTGCGGCAACGGGATGCTTAATAGCACCTCTCCAGTTTGCCCATTAACGCTAGTCACTGGCGCTTTATATTTTACATTACCAGACTATCCATTAAATGATTTAACATATTTCGTAGTATCTGGCAACGCCCCAACCTCATTAGCTGTATACCTTGGTTTAGTGGGTTCTTTAGCCCAAGATGGCACCGTAGGGTCGGTTTCTATAAAAGAGGTTAAATAACCAACATCATTAGTAAAATCTGAAAGATTGGTTGGTATCATCGGCTTGTTACTTAAATCATTATAGTCTCCAGTAGTAGCTACATTGGCCAACCTATCTGCTAAATGTTTTGCGGCCCCAGCCTCATCGAACTCTTCAACTGAAGCAAAGGCAGCGGAACCTAGACCTGCGACAGGAACATCTTCTCCAGCCACCTCTATTGTTCCTTCTTCAGTTCCGGTAGTTATATCCGCCGGCTGGAGAGCGCTATCCGCACTCTCCAAGCTATTTTGCACTTCCTGTGAGAACTTGTCTTTAGTTATACTACCGCGCAAAATACTAGCTGATACGGTCCCATCTGCGAAGACCGCAATCTATATGGCATCTTTTCGTTTGCTACCGGAACTTATATGATTAATTAAGCTATCTACTAGTATATACACATCAGACTTGGGAACATTTGCTAGGACTAGGTGGAGATATACTCCAGCCTAGCCCCATGTCCCAGCCTCGGATTTTATATCTATAAACCCATTTAATATCTCCATACCTTTTGGAATATTAATGGGAACTCCTATCGTTTGCCCATCTTTGGTTAGTTGATAAGAAGTCAAATAGTTATCATCAGAAGCCAATTCTTTTATATTATAAACAGGATAAATTGTCTATGGTACATATAAACCATCAGCTTTTAGTTCTAGGGCATTACCCTCGTCTTGAGATCTCGAAATAGCAATGGTTGGCTCCATCTCTGTGCCAGATATTGCGATACTTGAGTTGGCGGCCGCAAGTTTATCAACCCGACCCTTTTTACTTAACTCAAATTTAATTTTCTGCCACAGTTTTGCTACTCCATTATAATCTAAAAATTTCATTTACCAACCCCCTTTAACTATTAAAAATAGCGTCTAATTCTTGGTTGGTAATTTTTTCAATGTTTGTATTAAAATAGGATTCTAAATCTTCTTGGGTTAAAAAAAGATTTGCGTTTTTTATATCCTAATCCTATAATTTGCTAACTATTAAATTGTTAATATAGTTTAATAGTTCTGCTATATCTGTTGTTTGCATAATTATTTTAATCTCCATATTTTTTGCCCATTCCGCATATATCGGGCATTCTTAAAATATTGCTCCTTTCACGCCCATGTGACCCCACCATCCGTGGTGCTGATGGCGGTTTCCTGCCCGTAACCGGTTTTTGTGATCAGCGTTGCGTGTCCGATTGGCCCGTCGTAGTTCTCCAGTGTGCGCACGGTGCTGGCACTGCTTCCGTACTGCGCTGTGTCTGCCTGGACGCTCTGGACATGATCGCCGCAATGCAAATACAACATATTGTACCCGAACGTGTTGCTGTAGCAGCTGTCCCCGAAGGTGTTGCTGTAGCAGTTGTACCCGAACGTGTTGCTGTTGCAGCCGTTCCCGAAGGTGTTGCTGTAGCAGGAGTCCCCGAAGGTGTTGCTGTAGCAGCCGTACCCGAACGTGTTGCTGTTGCAGTTGTACCCGAACGTGTTGCTGTAGCAGCTGTCCCCGAAGGTGTTGCTGAAGCAGGAGTCCCCGAAGGTGTTCATCCAGTTGTGCATCCCCAGCCTGTTTCCGGAGATGTTGTTCCAGCCTTTGGAAGAAAGCTTCGCCGTAAACACGCTGTTGGTCTCCCACACGCTGCCCCCCAGGCCGAAGACGTTATACGCGCCCTGCATCATGGCAATCAGTGGTTCCGTCTCCAGCTCGATGTAGTTCTCCCGGCACGGCACCTTGGCAAGCCCGTTGAAGCTGGCGTCAACGTGGGCGCTCTCATCGGCGTCGTAGTAGTCGAAGGTGTAATACCAATCGGCCCCGAAGGTGCTGAGATACTGCGCGTTCGGTTCCGCAAACTGAATTGCGCCCAGGATATTCGCGCCTACAGCGAAGTCGTAGTCAGCCACCGCGCTGTCTACGCCTTTGTACTGGTGAAGGTACGGGTTGACGTAGCTCCCGGCGCTCATATACGCTTGCAGGGCCGTAAAGAGCTGATACATTCCGCCGTATCTGTTCGGCTGCGTACTGGCGTCATAGGCCAGCTTACCGTCAGCGGGTGGCGTATAGTCCCCCTGCGCGTCCGCCACCTTCAGCGCATAGCGCAGGAAGCGGATGTTCTTGAAGTCGTATCCCACCCGGTTGTTGAACTCGTCCTCCATCCAGAAGATGACGCCCTTTCCGTTGGCGTTGGCCCAGGCGTAAGTGGCCTGGTCGTTGTCAAGGCAGTATTTCAGCTTCCACGCCCCGATGGCGCTGTTGGCGAAATACGTGTCCCCCTCGTGCAGAGCCGCCCGTGCGTTCTCGTTCAGATGGCTCTCGTCGTCTGCGGTCACAATCACGTCAAAGGGGTGGCTTTCCGGCACCCCCGCGTTGTGTAGATACCCCTGCGCTCCTAGGGTGCTCAAATCGTAGCTACCTGTGATGACTGTCTCATAGTCCGTAATGCGGTACTACATTCCTGGCACGAGGTTGCCCCCGTCCCGCAGAGCCTTCAATTCCGCCCAAGTGGTCTCCGTCATAGGCTCCACTGTGGCTGTGGGTGTTTCAACTTTAGTTAGTTCTTTTATTGCATTAGCCATCTCAGATGGCTTTAAATTATCAATAGCCATATTGTATTACTCCTTTCAGGTTCCACTGTCGGTCAGCGGGTGGTGGATGATGGTCAAGGTAGTTGCGGTTGAATTGGAAATATTAGTTGCGGTCCCATTTGAGGAAAATTTTTTAGCGACGCTAAACGCTCCAGTGTTATCATACTGAATAAAGTATGCAGCAGACAGAGCAGCACCAAAAACCGTTAAACAGTCACCGCCAAAAAATCCTGCGCTATAACTCAGGAATATTCTAATATTCCACATTCCGTCTTTGAAATCTATATACGCCGTTGCATTGTTGTTCTGAATTTCATTTCGTAAAGTGGATATTTTCATACCACCCCACGGATTTGCCACGGTCCCAGTTATTGCCTCCACATAGTTCGGATTGCCACCTTCTTCAATATCAACATTCACACTTGAATATGCAATTCCCGATGGAGCAGTATATTTTTTATTCTCCGTAACATTTAGCTCTTCTAGTACTACAGCATCTGCCTGCTTAATCTCATTAATAGCTTTTGCAATATCTTCATAATATTGCGGATTTGAATTGCCTTTCTCTGGCAAACTACTATTACTGCCAAAATACATATTATCCAAGTTTGGTAAAATTAATTCGTCCATTTTTTCGATAAAATCTTTAGAAGTATATTTATCAGTTTCATTTAGCATACTTCTTAATTTATTACACATAGCTACATAATCATCTTGAGGCATTTTAACAAAACTCATTACATTCCCACCTCTGCTACGTTGATTTCGTTTTCTGGGTCTTCTTCATTTAAAGAAATCCACTTATTTACATCCATATAAATATAAACAACTTTATTAGACAAACATAAAACTTTATCTCCAACATTAACTACTTTAGCAGCTAATACCAAATCATCTTTTGATATAACTGCATATTCTCCTTTAGATATTTGGACAATATTTTGTATATTCATAAAAAAACATCTCCTTTTGTTTTTTAATCTCTATAATCTTAAAAAAAATATCTTATAAATTAACCTGTTATACCCAATTTGAATTTTATAAAAAAAAATAATATAATATATATAGAAAATAAAGAAAGGGGAATCTTTAATGAGTAAGAAGTATTATAAGATTATTGCTGGAGCTTTTAAAGGTGCGATTGGAACGATTGAAGAATTTCATTACGAACCTCGCCGGGTGATGTTTTATCCCATTGAAGAGAATTACCCCTATCGTATCGTAAAAAATAAGAACGATATTGGTCCTGTCTATGCCAAGACCAAATAAGAAAGGAGTTAGTGTATATGAGTGAAACTGTCCAGAAGGACTTGGTACTTTCTACGAATGAATATGCCTATGTCCTTGACCAGACCAAAGGCTTTATTTCTTGCCTCGTGGGGCCGACCAAGATGTCCCTTTCTCAGAGTGATAGCCTGGTGACTTTCGACGTCCGTAGCAAGAGATTTAAGCCCTGTTCTTACAACGAAGCTATTAAACTTCTAACTATTTGTCCGGAGAATTGGTATTGTATTCTCAAGAATCCCGCAAAGGATAATAAGCATCCCAATCCCGGAACGAGCAATGCCCTGCCCGATAATATCGAACTCGGCAAGAAAATCAACATTATGGGCCCCGTGTCTTTTGCCCTGTATCCCGGCCAGATGGCTAAGGTTGTGCGCGGCCACGCTCTGCGGTCTAATCAGTACCTGCTTGCACGTGTCTATGAAGCGAACGCCGCAAACTCTAATCGCGGCGAAATTCGTGATGCCGATGGGAATATTATCGAGACGACCCAGACCAGCTATGTAAATGGTCAGATTCTCGTTATCAAGGGTACCGAGGTTTCGTTCTATATTCCGCCCACCGGCATTGAAGTTATTGCTATTAATAACGATGATACCAATGGCTATATTCGTGACGCTGTAACGCTTGAGCGTCTAGAGTATTGTATCTTGAAGGACGAGGATGGAAACAAGCGCTACGTTCACGGACCCCAGGTTGTATTCCCCGAGCCCACCGAAACCTTTGTAACCAGCCCCAAGGGTGGCTATATCTTCCGTGCGGTTGAGCTTTCTCCCATTAGCGGTATTTATGTCAAGGTTATCGCCGAGTATAAGGATGATAATGAAGTTGTCCATCCTGTTGGAGAAGAGCTTTTTATCACTGGTAAAGACCAGATGATTTATTATCCTCGCCCCGAGCATGCCATCATTACCTACGACAACAAGATGATGCATCATGCCATTGCGATTCCCGAGGGTGAGGGCCGCTATATCATGAATCGCCTGACCGGCGAGATTAAGACCGTTAAGGGGCCGCAGATGTATCTTCCCGACCCACGCTTTGAGGTTGTTGTTAAGCGCAAGCTGTCTCGCCGCCAGTGTGAACTTATGTATCCTGGTAACGAGGAAGCTCTGGCATATAACGAGCAGCTTTCTGAAAAGTCTGTAGAAAAGTCTCTTAAGTCCATGTCTATTGACGAATTTACAGCATATTCTGTATCCAATAGTATCGGAGATACTTTGGCTAACCTGGAAGCTAAGGCCAACATTTCTCGCGGAACTTCTTATACCAAGCCTAGAACGATTACCATTGATACTAAATATGAGGGTGTCGTTACTACGGATGTTTGGACTGGATATGCGGTTAATGTTATTTCCAAGGATGGTACCAGAGAGATTGTCTGCGGCCCCCGCACCGTCATGCTGGACTACGACCAAACTCTTGAAGAGCTCCAGCTAAGTACCGGCCGCCCCAAGAACACCGACCGATTGATTCGTACCTGTTTCCTGCGGCACGAGAATAACAAGGTCGGCGATAGAATCACCGTAGAAACCAAGGACTTTGTTACCTGTCATGTTGATGTCAGTTACTGCGTTAATTTCGACCAGGAATATATCGACAAGTGGTTTAATGTTGATAATTACGTCAAGTTTATGACTGACCGTGAGCGTTCTCTGATGAAGCGTGCGGTTAAGAATTATACCATCGAAGAATTTTATCAGCGCTATGTTGATATTATTCGTGATGTTGCTATCGCAAGGGATATGGCAGAACTTGAGGATGAAACCAAGGCAAAGCATCCTGGTCGTTTCTTCCCCGAGAATGGTATGTATGTTAGCGATTGCGAAGTTCTTTCCATCGGTGTTGAGCGCGATATTGAGCAGATGCTGATTGAGCACCAGCGTGAAATGGTTGAGCGTTCTCTCGAACTGTCTACCGCGGATAAGAGAGTTCAGGTTGCTGAACAGCTTGCCGTGGCCCAGAAGAAGGAAAATGAACTGGCAAGCCAGAAGCTGGTTGATAAAATGAATCTCCAGCGTGAGGAAGCCATTCGTAAGCTTGAGATTCAGACCGAGGTCAATCGCATGAAAGAAGCCGAGGCCCAGGCTGTCAAGCAGGCCGAGAAAGACCTCCAGGTTCTCTCTGATACAATCGCCGATGCAGAGCGTGAGCGCAAGAAGAAAGATATTGAGCAGGATTTGGCCTACAAGAATGCGGAGGCCGCAATCGAAAAGGCTAAGCAGGAAGCTTACGCGGAGACAGTATCTAAAATTATGACTTCTATTGGACCTGGACTCATCGAAGCCCTGACCGCGACCGCGAATGTTGATATGGTTAATGCCCTTGAGCACGCCATTGCTCCTTACCTCATTGCAGATGGCTGCAACGAATCCATCACCGATGTTGTTGCTCGTCTCAGCGGGAAGTTGCCCCTGGGAGAAGTGATTAACAAGCTGGCTCCTAAACAGTAATCTTAAGGGTTATCATAATGATAACCCTTAAGAACAACTTATCAAAGGAGAGTAAAATGATAAAGAAAATTTGTGTATTATTTTTGATTGTATTATTTGTAATTTCTATACTAACTGGATGTGGGACACAACCAGGAGATGTTATTATTTCAGGTTTTACAGTCATAGAATCTGGGAAAATAACTCACAATGCCAGTACGTATACTTATGAAATTATGAAACATGATGATACTGGAGTGTATTATATTGTTTTTCATAATGTATATCAAGCTGGTATTTCCGTTATGCTAAATGCCGATGGGACACCATATATGGGATAAATCAAAAAACCTCTTAGAAATAAGAGGTTTTTTGATTTTTTATAAAAAATATAATATAATATATATAGAATAATAAAGGAGTGATATTTTATGACAAAAAAGGAAGCTATTGTGAATGTTTTGAACGAACACTCTTGCCTTACTTGTTTTGAAATTAAAGGGTTTGTCAAGCGTAAGTATGATATGGATATTACTCCTCAGAGTGTTGGAGGCACGCTTAGACCGTTGGTTTCTGCGGGAATGGTTGGTAAATCAACGAATGTTTCTAATAAGATGGTTTACTGGCTTACGGATTATGGAAAGGAGCATCTGTTCAAGTGAGTCGTGAAGGAAGTTTTTCAGATGTTCAAAATGTAATCAGAAATAATAAGCTTTCCACGAGATTTAAACTTCATTTAGAAATAGATAAAGATTTACACGGAAACTATTTAAAAGAAGAAAACGTTACCTATTTGAACTTTAAAACATGGGAAACTTTGTATTGGGCAGACAGAGAACATTGGAGTGTGTTATACGTGCAGCCTAGTTACACCCACAAATATGGTTTAATTCCCATGTATATAAAAGACGGAAAATATAAATATAGTCGTAATCCAGAATATTTACATTATATTAAATTTTTAAAAAAGCGAGACTACCGCAAATGGGAAAAATTTATTGTTAAATTGTTTAAAACTGGCAATACTTATGCCAATACCAAAGAAATATTAATGCTTAGCGAACTTGCAAGAAAAAGAGCTGAAGAAAAGGCTGCTGAAACTCATGCCAAAACTCAGCAAGCATATGAAGAAGTAATGCAAAATGTTAGCGAATATACTAAAAAAATATTATCCTGGGGTGATAACAAATGAACTATCATTCTAATGAATGGATTACAGAACGAGTGCGCGAGCACTATGTAGAAGCAAAGACTTTAATCCCTGGTGAACATATCGTTGGGATTTTTTATCAGGGTAGTGGTAACTATGGTCTAGACTACGAAGACTCAGACGTAGATACCAAGTGTATCACGACTCCGACTTTTAAGGAGATTGCGCTCGCACGTAAACCTCTCAGCACCACTCATGTAAGAGAAAACAATGAACATATTGACATGAAAGATATTCGTCTTTATGTTCAAACCTTTAGGAAGCAGAATTTGAACTTCTTAGAAATCCTTTGGACACCTTATTTCTTCACTAATGGATACTATTCTCATATTTGGTTTAAGTTGGTATCCAATAGAGAGAGAATTGCAAGATACTATCCCTATCGAGCAATTAAATCTATGAAAGGTGTCGCTTTAGAGAAGTTTCATGCTTTAAAACATCCTTACCCGTCAAAAGTTGATATTATCCAGAAGTATGGATATGATGGTAAGCAACTTTCACATCTACTTAGAGTAGAAGATTTTATTACTAAGTACATTGGCGGCGCCCCGTATAGTGAATGTCTGGAATCCCCACGACCCGACCTTTTAATCGAGCTTAAAAAGCAGGGTGCTGTAGACTTGCCGACCGCAGAATCTATGGCCGCAAGCGCCCTCTTGTCTATCGAAGCTCTTTGCAATGAATTTGAGAAGAGTATTGATAAAGACTGGTATGATAAAGAGATTGATGCTCTTTTTGACGAAGTGAGTTATGATATTATGAGAATCTCTGTGGAAATGGAGTTATAACAATGAAATGGTTAAATGATTTAGTAATACATAGTGTCTTTCTTTATTATACGCTAAATGACTGGTATATACGGAAGTGGTGTTATAAATGATAGAAAGATGGCTTTTGACCGGCGATTGTCATGGAGACTTTAGTCGCTTTAAAAACTACCAGGAAGAACTGCAAAAAGATAAATATACAAGAGAAATTATTTAATTTTTTTGGACAAAGATTATACATTTTGCTTAAACGAAACGCATATATAATAGAAAAAAAGGAGGAAGAAATATGACTCTAAAAGAAGTTTGTCAAAGACTTGGAAAAAGTGAAACTACTTTAATTACCTCTTTTAAAAGGACTTAGCAAAATCTAAAAAAGAAAGGTATTATTCTTATAAAAGAGGGAAAAGGTAAAACAGCAAATTACACTATTATATATGAAGATGGGGTGCAAATGAATGAGTAATATTTATGAATAGACTCTTACGCTTGAACAAAAAAGCTATATTTATGGGCTATTTTTAACAGATGGATATATTGATTATAGTGGTAAAAACAAACTTATTGGTGGAGCACATTTAGAATTACAATTACCAGATGAAGATATTATAAAAAAATTATCCAATTTAATTCCAAACAGTTCTTATTCAATAAGAACAAGGAATACCAATTTTAAAGAAAATTACAGCAGTATTTCTCTAAATATTTATTCACATGACTTTATGATTTTTTTATCAAACATGGGTTTTCCGCAAGAAAATAAAACTGCTGAAGCAGCACCGCCCACTTGCGATTATGATATAAATGCTTTTTGGAGAGGTGTGATTGATGGAGACGGTAGTTTAGGAATTAGAAAAACATCTAAAGGTGGACACGAAGGATTTCTGTCATTATCAACACAAAGCGAAAAATTAAAAGATGCTTTCTGTGAGTATTTACATTCAATTACAAAAGAGACATATAATCCCCAACGAAACAAGAGAGATAATATATATAATATTGGATGTGGAATGAGTAGTAGTAAAAAAATCTGCGATAAAATGTATGGCAATGCTACTATTTATTTAGATAGAAAATATAAGAAATATTTAGAAATGATTAATTTTATTAAAGAAAATAATATTAAAATTAAAAAAACATATATATTACAACAAATTGATCCCATTTCTAAAGCTATTATAAAAACATATAATACGTGCGCAGAAGCTGAAAGAGAAACCGGATGGAGTCACATAGCAGATTACAGTAATCCAAATAAAAAAGAAAAAATATACCATGGATTTATATGGAGGAGGACCTATGATGATTGAACACTGGTTTATCACGGGTGATTGTCATCGGGATTTTTCTCGTTTTAAAAACTATGATAAAAAAATGCAAGAAGATAAACACGCCGCGATCATTATATTAGGCGATAGCGGAATTAACTGGACACTTGATGAGTATGATATACAATTAAAAAATTCTCTAACTCAACATTACAAGTTTCGCATTTATTGTGTAAAAGGCAATCATGACGCTCCTATAAGAGATGTAAAAGATATGCATTTAGACTATGACGATGACGTTCATGGATTCGTATATATGCAAGATAAGTGGCCAAATATTCGATACTTCAAAGACTATGGCATCTACTGGATTGACGGACTAAGGGTCTGCGTTATCGGAGGGGCATATTCAGTAGATAAGTATTATAGACTTCAAAATGGGTATAGATGGTTTGAGAATGAACAGCTATCCAAGGAAGAGCAAGAGGATTGTCTTTGGTATTTAAGAGAGAGTTTTTCTGACGAATATGATTTAGTTCTCACCCATACTTGTCCTATCTCCTGGGAACCTACCGACTTATTTCTGAACGGAATTGACCAATCCCAGGTGGATAAAACAATGGAGATTTTCTTGGAGAAAGTCTTTGCTCAGATAAAATGGAAAGTGGCTTGTTTCGGTCATTATCATGCCGATAGAATAGAAAGACCATACGTGGAACAATTTTATCAAGATACGGAAAATCTAGTTGACATAATGAGCCGGTGGAAAAAATATGCTGAAACTGGAGAACTTGATTGGTGGCTTGTAAAAAGTCCTAATTTTTATATGGGGATGAACAATGATGCCAGCAGGGATTAACATAATTGACCAATACACACCTAGCTACATATTACCCTTTATTTTTAGTTGCATTGTTTTACTTATGGCCATAGTTTTGATTGTGTCTGGACTTAGTTATTGGCGTTCTAAATCTTGCAGAAATTTTATTGATGTTATACCTACCTTAGTTGCGGGTGTTATTTTTTTAATTATGGGCTCCTTAACTTTAATTATGTACATATATAAAACACAAATCGCAGATACTTATTATAAAGTTACTTTTACATCTTCTGCAAACATGGAAGAAATTACTAATATGTTTGATATTGTAGATGTTGAAGATAACATTTTTACTATTGTATACAAATAAAATAAAAAACCTTCTAAAATTTTAGAAGGTTTTTTATTTTTATAAAAAAATATATTATAATATATATAGAAAATAAATAAAGCGATTTACACTTTTTTATATGAAAAGTATTTACTAAAAGGAGGATAAAAATTATGAAAACTCTTATTATTGTAGATATGCAAAATGATTTCATCACTGGTCCTCTTGGCACTCCAGAAGCTCAGGAAGTGGAGAAACGCATTGTTAAGTGGCTGCGCACTACCACTTATGACACCATCATTTTCACCAGAGATACCCACACCGAGGATTATTTGACAACTCCAGAGGGTGAGAGACTGCCTATCCCCCACTGTATTTATGGCACTGAGGGATGGCTGATATCCAGCCCAATTACGGATGAGCTATATGAACAATGGAAACTTTACATCCTTGTTAATAAAACCACTTTCGGATATCCAAATTGGAAAGAGGTCCCCTTATGTGGCAAAGCTGATGATGAAATCGACATAGTTGGAGTATGCACCGATATTTGTGTGGTGTCCAATGCTCTAATTTTAAAAGCTGAATTTCCTTCCGCCGATATTAAGGTCATTGCCGCTCTTTGCGCCGGTACCACTCCGGAAAACCATGATAAAGCTTTGGACATAATGCGAGCTTGCCAGATTGATGTAATTTAAAAATCTCTCTTTGATTTTTTATAAAAAATATAATATAATATATATAGAAAGTTAAGAAAGGATGTTATTCATGCCCGGCAGGAAATCTAAGTATTCTAAAGAACAGACTCAGGCTCTCACAGTGGCTGCACTGGATGTACTTGCAGAGAGTCCAAATGCATTGACGATTTCTGACATTTGCGCGAGACGAATTAGTCTCCAGGGACAGACTACGCAGAAGATGGCGCGAGTGCTTAATGAGCTGGTTGAATACGGTTTGGTCCAGAAAGCGAAGAACAAGGCGGGCCGCATGCTCTATATGGCCACCGCTCAGCTTGAAGAGCAGGGTTATACCGATTATCTTTAAGAAAGGAATTGATAAGTATGGAAAAAATGTGGTATAGAGATAAAGAGCAAGACGTCGAGGTATATCACATCGATCCAGAGAAGAAAGTTGCTCTTTGTTTTAGTGCATCTGTATGCCAGCAGCAGAGTGGCAATGGATGGTTTACTGTAAAACTCGGTAAGTTGGTTCCTTATCCCTATGCAGAAACTTATAAAACCGGTATGAGTAAAACCCAGCGCAATAAGCTTAAAGAGATGTTGACTCTGACCTATGCCGAATGGACTTGCACCGACGGAAGAGTCTTTGAGAACTGCAACGAAGCCATTGACCATCAGGCCGAGATTGTTGCAAACGAAGAAAAATATAAAGAAGATAAAGTCAATATGATTTGATAAAGGAGGGAGTAAAAATGCTTAATAAAAATAGTGAGCGCGAACTTGCTTATGTTGTTTTGATTGACGGCATCGAGCCTATTCCGGGATATGACCGTGTTGAGCAGGCCATTGTGGGAGGCTGGCGAATCATCGTCCAGAAAGGACAATTCAGCATTGGTGATCCCGCTATCTACTTCGAGATTGATAGTAAAGTTCCTTCGGATAGAGAGTGCTTTGCGTTCCTTGAGAAGCGTAGCTACAAGGTAAAGACCTTAAAGATGTGCAAGACCATTTCACAGGGCCTCCTGATGCACGCTAAGGATTTTGGCTGGACCACCTGTGAGATGGAGAGCGACACCGGAGAAATTCGAGGAATCGTTGATGCGAATGGTAATACCCATTATCCTATTGATGAATCTCGTTTTCTTACTAAGGAATTGGGTGTCACTTATGCAGATGCAGAAGATAACGCTCGAAAAGCTCCTTCTGTTGACAAGTACAAAAAGATGGCTCAACGCCATCCTAATATCTTCAAAAAGCCTTGGGCACGCTGGCTGATGAAGAGACCCTGGGGCCGCAAGCTTATGTTCGTATTCTTTGGCAAAAAGAAAGATAAAAAGAATGGTTGGCCTGCTTGGGTTGAGAAGACTGACGAGGAGCGCGTGCAGAACATGCCCTGGATTCTAAAAGACGAGGGCACCTGGATTGCCACCGAAAAAATCGACGGCAGTTCTACCACCTTTACCATGCGGCGCGGCAAGCGTGGTAAAAAAGAATTTTATGTTTGCTCTCGTAATGTATGTTTTGATAGCGTAGAAAAACCTTGCTATTATGACACCAATATTTATTGGGAAATGGCAAAGAAATACAATATGTATGAAGTTCTCAGCATCCTGCTTGATAAGTTTCCAAAAGAAGAGTGGATTACTATCCAGGGAGAGACTTATGGCGAGGGCGTTCAGAAAAGAGATTATACTTGCACCTGCCACGAGTTTGCCGCCTTTAACCTGATTATGTCAACCACTGGACGTTGGAATAGCGAAAAAATGCGAAAGCTTCTAACCATCTACAAAATTCCTACGGTTCCCCTGCTCGGCACCCTAAATATCAATCAGTTTGCCAATGTAGATGAGATTCTGGCCTACGCCGAGGGCTCTTCCGTGATTGATGCTCTGCCTCGCGAGGGTATTGTCTTTCGTAGCGAAGATGGAACCAAATCTTTTAAAGCTGTAAGCAACAATTTTCTTCTAAAATATCATGGTTAATTAAATAAACAAAAGGAGAATAAAAATGGGTTTCTTTATTTTGGCTATTATACTTGTTGTCGGTGGATTGATTGCCATTGTCATGGGCGCCAAGGCGGAAGAGTCAGGCCCCAAGATTGGTGGTTTAATCGCCATTATCCTCGCTTTGGCTTGCTTCATCGGGTCACTAATCGGTGTTGTACCGACGGGATATACCGGTATCCTTACCACCTTTGGCGCTGTCAGCGATAGAACCATTGCCGCAGGTATTAATTTTAAAGCCCCCTGGCAGAACATTGTAACAATGGATAATCGTACTCAGAAGGTTCAGATTGATACCTCGGCTTTTTCAAGCGATATTCAGCAGGTTGATATTGTAATGTCCATCAACTATTCTATTGACGCAAATGCGGCCCGCAATATTTATCGCACCGTTGGAGAGAACTATTTTGACAACATTGTTTATCCTCGTATCTTGGAGAATACTAAAGCCATCTTCTCGCAGTATACTGCTGAGAACCTTATCTCCAAGAGAGAAGCTCTGAGTGACGATATTAAGACTCTTACCTCAAACGATTTGACGGATTACAATATTACCATTATTTCTATCGCAGTTGAAGATATTGACTTTACAGATGCTTTTACAACTGCAGTCGAGGCTAAGCAGGTTGCGGCCCAGAACAAGTTGACCGCAGAGACCGCGCAGGCGCAGAAGACTATGGAAGAGGAGGCTGCGGCCGAGCGTGCCATTATTGCTGCGAACGCCAAGGCCGAGCAGGATATTATTGCTGCGCAGGCAGACCTTGAAGTCGTTAAGATTCAGGCTGATGCGGCCCTGTACGCTGGTGAGAGAGAGGCCAATATGAACGAGCGCATTGCCGCAGCCCTGTCTAAAGAGTTGATTGAGTACTACTGGATTAAGCAGTGGGACGGCAAGCTGCCTACTACAACTCTTGGAGAAACAAGCAGCTTCATGTTGAATCTTTCTGAGTAATATGGCTATTCTTTTTATCATATGCCTAATATGTATTATTGGAATTGCCATTTGGTATGATATAAATGAAAATGATAAATAAGCTATGCCCTTTTCGTAAACAAACTTTTAACTTTGCATCAATCGGAGATAAGCATTATATGGCCAAACCAGATGACACGGAATGGACTGAAGAGTTCTTCTGCGAATGCGAGGGCAAAGGCTGTATGGCGTGGAATCCGCTATATGATAGTTGCGACCTTATAAAAACAGATAAAACAATCTAAAAAAATCAAACCTCTTTCTAGTTAATAGAAAGAGGTTTGATTTTTTATAAAAAATATAATATAATATATATATAAGAAGTGATAAAAATAAAACAAGAAAAAGGTGATAATTATGAGTGTATATAGTTGTGCAGATTTGCATGGAATGTATGACCTGTGGGAACAAATTAGAGATTTTCTCCAGCCTGACGATAGGCTTATCTTTTTGGGTGATGCAATAGACAGGGGACCGGATGGCTATCAAATTATGTGTGAAATGCTGTCTGACCCTCGTGTGACCTATCTCATGGGAAATCATGAATACATGATGTATCACGCCCTGGAAGAGGTGGAAAACGATATGCCGTCCGACAACTTCCACCTGTGGATGTATAATGGGGGAGAGCCCACCTATAATGCGTGGCAGGCCGCAGGAGGACATTTCGGCATCATTTCGACTTTGAAGGCTTTGCCTTATGAAATTGAATATCTTAATTCTTCCTCTGAAAGGGTATATCTGTGTCATGCAGGTTTTGCTCCGCAGATTGGGGCAGAACCTTCTTATCCAATGTCGGAAGATGAAAGATACGATTTGGTTTGGGACAGAACGCATATAACTTGCCCGTGCTCGAGTAGCGATTATTTTGTAGTTCATGGACACACTCCCTCTCTGAATTTAATGAGTACATTAAACCGCTATAGTCGAACTTCAATTTTAAGACAGTATAGAACAAAGAATGGCGTTGTGTTCTATGGAAATGACCATAAGATTGATATTGATTGCGGCAGCGTTATTACTGGTGCAACGGCCCTTTTAGACCTTGATACCTTTCAAACTATTTCATTCAAAGGAGAACCTGTATACCATGACATATGAAATACATGACTTTTACTGTATGAACTGTGGCAAAAAGGCAATGATGTTGCCCAGGAAACGCGGGCATCTACACAAAAGCGCCCACCGCAAAAAGCTTTATTGCATATGGTGTAAATGCGAAGTGAATCATATGGAAATTCGCAATGCAGAGGAAGAAGCAGAATTTTTGGAAAATTTCAAGAATGGAGTATATAAAGATGAAGTTGCCGACTCTTTGGCTGTGTGTGGGAATTCCCGGCTCGGGTAAAAGCACTTGGCTTAAAAAGCATTGCGAAAACAATGTCAATGCAATTATTGTTTCTCGGGATGAGATTCGTTTTAATATGCTTGGTGAGAACGAGGATTACTTCGCCCATGAGAAGTCGGTTTTTGCCGAGTTTATTAAAGCCATTAATCTCGGTCTTGAGAAAGGTTATGACGTTTTTGTTGATGCTACCCATATCAACTGGCCCTCTCGTCACAAGCTTCTCAGAACTATTTATGCAAAGCACTATGCGGTAAACTGTATCTGCTTTTTTACTCCCTTGCAGGTATGTCTTGACCGCAATCGTAATCGCTCTGGAAGAGCCTGTGTTCCTGATGAGGTTATCAGAGATATGTTTAACAAACTGACCAACCCCAAAACTGACCCTTATCGCTATGACGCAATTTATCAAATCCTTACCGGTGGAAATGGAGAAGTGGTAGAAAATGATTTATTTGACAAGTGATTTTCATCTGTTTCATGATAAAGATTTCATTTATCAAGCAAGAGGATTTTCCTGCATGGGGGAAATGACTGGAACGATAGTTAGAAATTACCTTGATACAATTACTCCCGAAGATGACGTATATATTCTTGGCGATATTCTTATGGGCGGTAATGACTATTTTGACATAGGTCTTAAAATGTTGAATAGCCTTCCGGGGCATATTCATCTTGTTAGAGGAAACCATGATACAAATAAAAGATGGAGTGCCTATCAAGAGCAATGTACCTGGGACTTGGTTGAAGCCAGCAATGCAATCTATCTCGATTATAAACATTATCATTTTTATCTCAGTCATTATCCTACAATTACCTCTAACAACGACTATGATAAACCTCTAAAGGCACGACTGCTCAATCTCTGCGGCCACACGCACGCCACTGACAAATGGGCTGACGCAGATAAAGGATATATTTATCATGTAGAAGTTGATGTCCATGACTGCAAGCCAGTCTCTCTTGATTCTATAATTGAAGATTTTAAACTAAAATTTTAAAGTGATGCTTTAAGCATCACTTTTTTGTTACCCTTAACGACCGTAGCTTCACATGCACCAGCCCTAGCAAAATTTTTTCCAAAAAAGGCCATTTTTGATTTTCCTAATTTTTTTTTGTACTATATATATAGAAGATTATTCAGAAAGGAATTATTTTAATGACGATATATGATTATAATGAAGAAAAAGCATATGCAACAGTAATCATTTCAGATAATAAAGGCAGAACCTTTATGGGAACTGCGGCCGCCGCCCCGCAAGACCTGGACATGGCGAATGAAAAGACTGGATTGTCGATAGCTTTTTCTAGAGCCCAGATTAAAGCGATTAAAACCGAGATAGAAGACTATAAATGTGAATTGCGGGCGCTCGAACATTTGTTCTCCTGCATATCCCAAAGCAAACAGTATGACGCAAAGCATTACGAAGCACATATGTTAAATAGATAGATTGAACATGCTCGACAAAAAATTAAGGTTCTACAGGAACAAGTAAAGAATATAGATTTTAATATAAAAGTCTATATCAAGAAAAAGGAAGAATTTTATCAACAGATTCGTAAACAAAGAAAGGCCAATTTTAATTAAAAATTTTCTTTGCTTTTTCAAATTATATGAGTAAAGTAAAGGAGTGATTTTTATCGAAGCCCTTTTATTTTTTATCTTTGGCATCTTTTTCGGTATTTGTATCATCAATGTTTTTGATTCTTTAGGTAAATTATTATGCACAATTTTAGAAAGTCTAACTGCTAATTTATCTATAAAAATAGCAAAAGCAAATAAACAAATTTAGGATATAGGAAGTCCCCAGGAGCATAACACCATGGCTATTGGCTTCTCTATACCATCTGAAGAGGAAGAAGAATATTATGAAGAAGATGATTAAGTATTTTGATACTAGTAGTTTATTATTAATGGCAGAAACCCTATTTAATAAAGAATATGATTTTGATGTATATATTACTTCAATTACCCTAAGCGAATTAGAAAATATTAAGGTATCTGCTAATAAAGATTACAGTATTAAATATGCGGCAAGACAACTTTTACACAAGTTAGATAATAATTTAGACAAATGGTATTTTTTACCATATCGCGCAGAATACGCTGATATTATAACTAAGTGCGGGTATGAAATCACTAATGATACCAAAATATTGGCGACTGCATATGCCCATGCTAGATACTACACAGAGAGTAATATAATAAAGTTTGTAACCAATGATTTAGCTTTAAAAATGTTGGCTAGTTAGTTCTTTCGTTATGATATAGAAAGCATAGACGAGGACGTTGACGAGTACATGGGATATTTAAATATATAGATGGACGAAAAAGAAATGAGTGAGTTTTATAGTAATCTAAATACTGGATATTATAATGAAAAAATTCACTTACTACGCAATGAATATTTAAATATCTTGGATAGCACTAATACTGTTATTGATACATACCGATGGGATGGAGCAAAATTTAATAAAATTAAATATGCTACTCTTGAATCTGAGTGGCTAGGAAAGACCAAACCATTTTAGGGTGACATTTACCAAAATATGGTAATTGACAGCTTTTTAAACAATCAAATTACCATGATTAAAGGGCCTGCGGGCACTGGAAAATCATATTTGTCAATGTCATATCTGCTTCACCTTCTGGATAAAGATAAAATTGATAAAATTATTATATTCTGTAATCCAGTAGCAACTAAGAATAGTGCTAAGTTAGGATTCTATCCTGGCTCGCGGGACGAGAAGCTTCTGGACAGCCAAATAGGAAACTTTTTAATCGCCAAATTGGGTGGCCGCATGGCCGTTGAACAATTAATTAACACAGAGAGATTAATTTTATTACCTTTTAGCGATATTAGAGGATATGATACTTCTGGTATGAACGCAGGAATCTATATTACAGAAGCTCAAAATCTTGATGTGTCTTTGTTAAAGCTAGCTCTACAACGAATCGGAGAAGATAGTATCTGTATTGTTGAAGGCGATGAAAAAACTTAGGTTGATTTAGTTGACTATGAGGGCGCAAATAATGGTATGCGGCGTATGTCTGAAGTGTTTAGAGGACAAGACCTGTATGGAGAGGTTACTTTACAAAAAATACATAGAAGTAGAATTGCGGAAATTGCTTAGGGACTATAATTATTATAGTCCCTATTGTTTATATATGGAGGCTGATTATTTTGACTGTTCAACAGAATGGCAATATTACAATTGCTGAAATACCAAAAGATGAAATTGAAAGAATTGATTTTGTATAGTGCGCTTAGCCCACGCAAACTTTAGAATAGTTTAAGGCTTCACAAGAAAATAAACCGGATTTAATTATTAATGGTGGATTTTTTGATTTGGCTTCTGGCAATTCTGTTATGGATTATATAAATGATGAAAAAATTATTTCTGATGACCCCTAGTGGAACTCTCTTGGGATCGGTATAGACCTATATGGCAAGCTTAGGATTGGAACATAGTCGGAAAGAGCATGGAAAGATTTTATTACTGCATATCCAATGCTTTTAAATAAAGGCGTATTTTATTATACTCCAATAGCAAGTGAACTAAATTATAGAGCTAGAAGAAGTATAATTGGATATAATGAGCTTTCGGTATTTTTTATTACAATAGATTCTCCAGGAGCAAACTTTAAGGAGGCCGCTAATATAGCTAGGTAGGCTGGCTGTGAGTATGCTGTTAATCTAGATGGCGGCGGAAGTACTCGTATGATTTGCGGCGACAGGGTATATGCGGCCGCAAGCTATAATAGACCAGTTGACAATGTAATAGCGGTATACCGCAAAGTGGCTGAGCCAGTTATTTATAGGGTTCAATTAGGAGCTTTTTCCAACAAGGAAAATGCCCAATCCTTTTGTGAAGAGGTTAAAAAAGTGGGCGGATTTGCTTCTTTCGCTTTTGTCGTATTCAAAGACCCTTATTATAAAGTTTAGGTTGGTGCTTTTAAAATTAAGCAAAACGCTCAGGTGGCGGTCAAAGAGTTAAGAGAAAAAGGTTTTAATGCCTTTATTACCGTGGGATAAAGGAGAATGTTTATGAAATATAACGAAAATAAAAAACCATTAGTTTGCATGATGACATAGAGTACTTGTTTTAAATCAACCAGAGATATGGAAATAAAAGGAATTCTTTGGCACTCTACCGGAGCCAACAATCCTAGATTATCAAGATATGTTCAGCCAGATGATAACGCATCCAATAGGGCAGAATTAATCAGTATTTTAGGTAGAAATACAAACAATTCCGATTGGAACCATATCCAAGTATAGGCAGGAGTTAATGCTTGGATTGGGTTGACTGCGGCCGGCGATGTGGAGACAGTACAAACTATGCCATGGAGTTTTAGACCTTGGGGATGCAGCAGCGGAAAGAATGGAAGCTGCAATAATGGGTGGATTTAGTTTGAAATTTGCGAAGACTCCCTGTGGGATAAACTTTACTTTGATAAGATATATAAAGAAGCCTGTGAATTAACTGCCTATTTGTGTAAAAAGTATAATATTAATCCAATAGGCAAAGTTAATTATAATGGCATTTCAGTACCCACAATTTTATGCCATGCAGATAGTTATCAACTGGGATTAGGTACAAATCATGCTGATGTATTGCATTGGTTCTCTATTTATGGAAAAACAATGGATTAGGTAAGAGCAGATGTCTTGGCCTTGATGACAGAAGAAGAGGAGGAAGAGGAAATGACACAAGAGAAATTTAATGAAATGATGAATGTCTGGATTGAACAGCAGGCAGCAAAAGATACAAACGCTTCTTGGTCTGCGGCCGCACGCGAATGGGCTGAATCAAATGGCTTTATTCAAGGTGATGAAAAAGGTCGAAAAATGTATCGTAAACCAATAACCCGTGAAGAATTTATTACAGTTCTTTATAGAATTTTAGGTAAAAAGCAATGAAAAAGAAGCAAGAGTTTAGTAAAAGACTACTTATACAAGAGTCTTTTCTAATTTGGATAATTACAATTTCTTATATTGTTCTAGCGTTTATCTGTGTTCTTTTTAATTATACTGGTTCTTTACCTTGGTTAAGTGTGATTCCTGGAGTTGCTTGGAGCGCATATGGGGTCAGCCAAGGATTCTACTATAATAAGAGCAAAAAAGAAAATACAAGAGATGGAATAAAATTTGAAACAGTAATGACAGAATTATTAAATGAAAAAGAAGAAAATATAGATTTGGATTATGGTATCTAATTTTATAGTAGAATAATTTTTTGTTATTGTCAAAGTTTTTAGAGGCTTGTAGTTTTCTACTACAAGCCTCTTTTTTGTTTTTTATTAAAAAATATATTATAATATATATAGAAATAATAGAAAATAGAGGTATATTTTTTATGAAATGGACTGAATTAATATCCAAAGATGCGCTAATAAAGGCAAAGCATTTAGAAGCTGCCGCATAGTATGAACGAGAGCGTGGGAAGATTATATGCCCGCCGCAGAACCAGATTTTTAGAGCGCTGGAACTGACGCAGCCAGATAATGTAAAGGTTGTAATAATTGGGCAAGACCCCTATCATACTATTGGACAAGCAAATGGTTTAGCCTTTTCTGTTACAAATGGAAATTCGATGCAACCAAGTTTAAGAAATATTTTCACAGAACTTGTAGATGATATTGGGTGCAATGTGCCAACAACTACAGACCTAACCCCATGGGCTAAACGTGGAGTGTTGTTACTTAATGCTTCCCTCACGGTAGAAGCTCGTAAACCCAATAGTCATGCGGGTTGGGGATGGGATATTTTTACCGGAGAAGCATTTGCGGCCTGCGCCAGGCTGCCCCAACCGGTAGTTTTTCTAGCTTGGGGAAACTTTGCGGCAGATATTGTTCATAAATCCTTTCCAAAAGGAACCGACTGGAATGAAGTAATTAAAAATCAAAAAAAGGCTTGTATATTCTGTAGTCATCCTAGTCCCTTGAGTGCTTCAAGGGGAAAACACCCTTTTAAAGGTAGTCATTGCTTTTCCTCTGCTAACCTCCTTTTGGAACAGATGGGGGCCGAGCCAGTTGATTGGAGTTTGGAATGACAATACAAAAAATTAATCTTGAAAAAGATGACGTTATACTCGTTGAAATAGACCCAGAAATAATGGATTTGGATACGGCAAGAATAATATGCCTAAATCTTCAAAAAGAATTTCCAGAGAACAAAATGATCGCCTATCTTAAAGGAACGAGCATTCATATTACAAAAGAAAAAGATTTTGAATATATGCGTACAATTTAAAACTGCACAAGGAGATATATTGAATGAGTATTTTTATAGATGGCAGTTGTCGTGGTAATCCCGGTCCCGGTGGCTTCGCTATTGTTGAACTAAATGAAAATAATCAAGTGGTATTTTGTCACCAAGAGTAGGTAAATTCAACAACAAACAATGCTATGGAATTATCAGCGGCGTTATACGCATTAGTAAAATATGGCAAGAAGGACTTTCTTATTCCTACAGTTTATTGTGATAGTACGTATACTATTAACACATTGACGAATTGGAAAAAGAGCTGGAAGAATAATGGTTGGAAGCGGCCTGGTAATAAACCAGTAGAAAACTTGCAATTAATTCAAAATTATGATAAAATAGAAGAAAAAGGATATAGGATTAATTTAGTTTATGTAAAAGGTCATAGTGGTATTTTAGGAAATCATCTTGCAGATATTCTTGCAACGGGAACTATGACTGAACAATAGGTAATGGAAAAATATGGAGGAGATAGTTAATGGACTATACTGCCAAAGATATAGTTTCTCTATCTGCTGGAAGAGCTTTTCGTGAAAAATTAGGTATGTATCTTTCCGCTGATAAACAGGAAGCTATTAATTTAGGATTAAGAGAATTAATTGTAAATGTTCAAGATGAATATGAGGTTTACAAACCAAGTAATCCAAAACTTATAATTACACTCGATACCAAATCCCACGAAATAAATGTAGAAGATAATATGCGCGGAATCCCAGTGGGTTTGCGAGAAGATGGAATTAATTCTTTAACTGCGGCATTTCTTATTCCTCATTCAGGAGGAAAACATACTGAAGGAGTTTATTCAAGCGCTGTTGGTATAAACGGAGAAGGAAACAAAATTGTATGCCACACAGCAGAATGGCTCGAAGTTGAAGTTCATAGAGATGGAAAGATATATAGACAACGCTTTGAATCAGACGACGAAGGCGCTCATGCAATGTCAGATGTGACAGAAACACAACCAGTTAGTGGCACTGGAACTTTTATCTCATATAAGCCAGACCCAAAGGTATATGGAGATATTTTTATTGATATAGATGCTTTACGAAAAATGCTGCATGAAATGTCTATGTTCTCTACTGGACTGAGAATTGAGTTATGGGTAGATAATAAACCTGAAATTTTTTATTCAGAAAGTGGATTAATTGATGGTTTATCTACCGAAAATCGACTTTCAAAACCATTTTCTTATTATTATGAAACTCCTGATTGTAAAGTTGAATTAGCTTTACAATGGGTAAGTAAAAAGGGTGAAATTAGAGGTTACGCAAATAATCTTTATATGCCCGACGGAGGAGCTTTTATTACAGGATTTAAATCTTCGCTAACAAGAACTTTTAATTCTCTTGCTGGAGAAAAATTTGATAGCGACGCTATTAGAAATGTTTTAGACGGCTTTGTAAGTGTAAAAGTTAAAATGGGACAGTTTACGAATCAACAAAAAACAGCTTTAGCCAATCCAGAAGCACGAACAGCCACTTCAACAGCCATTTCTAATGCTTTAAAAGAGTATCAACATGACAGACCTAAAGACTTTGCGCAAGTCGTCGAATTACTTACTAAACTCTCGCGTGCGGAAGCCGCTGCCGAGAGAGCGCGTAAGCAAGTCTTAGAGGCTACTAAAGACATTGAGCGAAATCAGAAGAAGAAGGTCTTTGCCAGTGATAAGTTAAAAGATGCCGAATATTTAGGTCAAAATTCAACCCTCCTTATAGTGGAAGGAAATTCTGCTCTGGGCGGAATGGCTCAAGCAAGAGACCCTTCAAAATTTGGCCTTCTGGCAATTAGGGGTAAATAAAATTGCCCCAACTTACCTAACCAATTCATTATTGGGGTCTATAAAATATTATAGGCTAACGGGGAAACCTGACCAGTTTCTAAAAGTGGCTCTTTTAGTTAAGATGAAGGCAATCCCGTGAGGACTTGTGAATTTGTTCATAGAAAAATTAGAAAAGAGGTGAAAAGATTAAATGGAAAAAGGACAAAAATTTGGTTTATTAACACTAATTAAAGAAGTGCCTAGACCCGAGGGTAAAAATAGAAAAGGTAAATATTGGTTATGTCAATGCGACTGTGGAAATCAATGTATTAAATATCATTATGATATTAGCCGTGGCGATACAAAATCTTGTGGCTGTCTGCAACACCGAAAACCGATTTATGATAAAAACGAACATGAAATTTCTAATCATGCCGGTATTTATGGTTTTCAAAATGTTTTTAATGGGCACTGGTACATTGGAAAAGCGAAAAATTTATATAACCGATACTGCCGTCATAAAAACGATTGGCAAACACATCAAGAAAAACAATTTTATCAAGCAATTAAAAAATATGGTTGGGATTCTTTTAATTATTATATATTAAAAGAATATTTAGAAATGCCGACTAGAGAAGAGCTTTCAGAACAAGAAGAATATTTTATTCAAAAATATGATTCTTATAAAAATGGATATAATGCTTCTTATATAAGTAGTGGAGGATTTTATTCAGAAGAGCATCAGGAAAAATGTACCCAGATTTTAAAAAATTTAAACCAAAAACAAAAGAATGAAAATCATCCAAATACAGATTTTACAAAAAACGAAATTTTAGATATTTTTCATTTTGCAATGTTAGGTGCCCCAGTAAAAGAAATTTATGAGAAATATAAACATCATGACATTTCGTATGAAGGCTTCAAACAGATTTATAGAGGTCAACATTTTCGAGATTATTTACCAAATAGTTGGGAGTCAAGACCTGTTGTTGCAACAAATTCAAAACTATGGGGAATAGATGTAATTGATATAAAAACACGTCTACTTAAAGGAGAAGATATTCAATCTATCTACCAAGATTATAAAGAGAAATGCTCTTTGGCAGTCATACAAAATATTAAAAACAATAAAACTTATAAACAAATTCACCCTTGTATCGACTAATCGCGTTGTTGCGATGTAAGATTTCTATTAATACGAAATCTGAAAAGGTAAGCACCATAAACTAGAATAGCCAACTAGTTGGTGAAAAGTTAGTCAGTCCCAGTAGAAATACTGGATAAGATGAAAATTATAAATGCCATGTCAAACAACGAAGAGGATATTTATCAAAACGAAGAAATTAAGCTCTTGCTTAGTGCTTTGAATATTACACCGGGCAAGTATGATGCTAAAAAGCTAAGATATGGAAAGCTAGGTATTTGCGTGGATGCGGACGCAGATGGTGGGCATATAGCATTATTAATCATGGCCGCAATGACGTATCTCGCTCCAGATTTTATTAAAGAAGGGCGTTTATGCTGGTTACGTTCTCCTTTGTATATTGTAAACAATAGAGGAAATGAAACGTATTATTTTTCCGATGAAGAATACAATAAAGTTCGTGGAAAAATAAAAGGGGAAGTAACTAGAAATAAAGGATTAGGTGAATTATCAGCAGAGTCGGCCCGTAAATCCATGTTTGACCCAGAATATCAAAGACTGGACATTTTAGAGTATGACCCGCACGCGATTGAGCTATTGACACAGTTAATGGGCTCTGATGTAACTCCACGAAAAGATTTTATTTTTAAAAATGTTGATTTTAGCACAATTTCAGAGTAAGGAGAATTAAATGAGTGATTTAAAAGAAATTATAGAGCAATCTTTCACTCAATATAGTGGAGCAGTATTGCAAAGTCGTGCCCTTATAGATGTAAGAGATTGTCTAAAACCATCTGCACGGCAAATTTTTTACGCACTATTCACGGATAAGTTTACTTACGACAAACCTCATAAAAAGACTCTAAAGGCTGTTGGTTCGCTTTCTCGATATTATATTCACGGTGATTCAAGCGCTGTTGGAGTTCTTATGAGGGCAGGCCAGCCGTTTGCTATGAGATATCCCCTTATAGATGTAAAAGGTAATGCGGGCAATCTTATGGAATCTGGTAACTGGGCACATCAGCGTTATACCGAAAGTCGTTTAAGTGAACTTTCTAACTATTTATTCGCTGACATTGATAAAAATACAATTAATGATTGGCGAGATAATTATGATAATACAGAACAATATCCAGGAGTGCTTCCTAGTAAAGGATATTATAATATAGTAAATGGCACTCTTGGAATTGGAACTGGTCTTGCGTCCAGCATACCGCAGTTTAACCTGCGCGAAATTAATAACGCTCTTATCTATTTGCTTCAGCATCCAGATTGTGATTTTGAAGAAATTTACTGCGCGCCAGATTTTGCTACTGGTGGATTATTGCTAAATGAGCAGGACGTAAAAGAATCGCTTAAAAATGGTAACGGCCCAGCTTGTAAACTGCGGTCGGTAATAGAGTATGATATTTCAGACCATTGCCTGGTAGTAAAAGAAATTCCCTATGGAGTTTATACTAATACTATCTGCGGCCAGCTTGAACAAATTATTGAAGCCGACGATAATCCTGGTATTGATAGATTTAATGATTTAACAGGTGAAAAGGTTAATATTAAAATCTATCTTCATAAAAATATTAATCCGGATAGAGTAATTAAGTATCTTTATAAGAATACTGCATTACAATATTATTATGGAATTAATATGACAATGCTTGACAATGGTAAATTTCCAAAAGTATTCACCTGGAAAGAGGCTCTGCAAGCTCATATCGACCATGAAAAAATTATTTATAGAAATGGCTTTGAATATGACTTAAATAAAATTAAGCATCGTATTCATATCATTGACGGGTTATTAATTTGTCTTGCTTCTATTGATGAAGTGGTACATACTATCAAGTCTTCTGAGAATACCTCTGCAGCAAGTCTGGCTTTACAGAAAAACTTTTTGTTAGATGCCGAACAAGCGAAAGCCGTTCTTGATATGAAACTTAGCCGTTTGGCAAACTTAGAGGTCAAAAAGCTTGAAAATGAAAGACAAGACCTTGACCAGAAGAGACAAGAGATTGAAAGAATCTTAAATGATGAAGAGTTGTTTAATCAAGAGTTAATCAAAGGATGGCAGGAAGTAAGTAAAAAATTTGGCGACGACAGACGTACTAAGATTGTTAAACTCGCAGAAGAAAATGAAAATGGAGAGTTGCAGGATATTGTTGCCGAAAATTGTATCGTTGTATTAACCGAGGGCAACACCCTGAAGCGTATACCCACGAAGAACTTTACCGCCCAAAAGAGAAATGGTAAGGGTGTAAAGAATCAAGAAGATATTACTTCTATGATTATTAGAACTAATACTCTTGATAATCTAATGATTTTTACCAACAAGGGAAATATGTATCGTCTTCTTGTTGATGAAATTCCAGAAGGGACTAATTCATCTAGAGGTTACCCCATTGATGCTCTTGTATCCATGCAGGCAGACGAGCAGGCGCAAGTAATTTATTCTATTTACAGAGACACCAATGCTCAGTATATTTGTTTTGTTACTAAGCAAGGAAATATTAAAAAGACCAGTTTGGAAGATTATTTAAAAACCAAGAAAAAGAATGGTATTGCCGCAATTAGCCTGCGCGAAGGGGATAGTTTAGCATCTGCCTTTTTAGCAAAGGATGAAGATGTTATTATCTTGACAAGAAATGGCTATGGAATTAAGATAGCTTCTAAAGAAATCTCCGCTTCTGGACGTGTAACAATGGGCGTTAAGGGAATTACACTTGGTAAAGATGATGAAGTAGTATGTGCACTCCCGATTAGAGATTCGAATGATTCACTCGCGGTCTTCGCGGAAGCCGGAACAGCTAAGAAATTCCCGATTAAGGAAATCACTCTACAAAATCGTGGAGGTAAAGGACTTATTTATAGTAAGGAACCTGCGGCCGCCGCCTGTTTAATCTCTGATGGAGATACAGTGCTTGTAGTGGGAAATAAAAATTCGATTTGTGTAAAAGCAGAAGATATTCCAGTAGGCCAAAGAACCACTATGGGCAATCAAATTATTAAAGGTAGTAAGGTTATCGGAGTGAGTAAAGTATGAATTTAAAAGATTTTTGTTTTTATAAAAATCAATTTGAAGAGTTAAAACAAGTTGTAGAGGAATACCCAATAACAATGGAACAAATCGTTTTGTGTGCAAAAGAGCTTGGCAAAATCGCGGAGTATGGTAAACTTGGGGTTTACTATCACATATTGTTCGATGGCGCTCACTCAACTTGAATAATTAAAAAATTTTTTATATAATAATCGTAGATTAAGGAGATAAAAATTCTTTATAAAAAACTAATGGAGAATGGGACGAAAATGATTAATTTATTATTAACATTTTTCATATAATTATGAAAGGTGATGATAATAAAATGGAAAAAGACGAAATTAATTTAGGAAAAGCAGAAGATTTGCGAGGATAGCGTTTTGGGTTTTTAGAACCGCAATATAGAACAAAAAATATTGGTAAACATACAGCATGGAAATGTAAATGTGTTAGAGATAATAATTTAGTATCAGTGAGAATAGACCATTTAAAAGAGGGTAGAGTAATATCTTGTGGTTGCTATAATAAAGAATAGGCTAAATAGAAAATAACTAAATTATAGTATAAAGGTAAAAATATGAAAGATATTACTGGACTTAAAAGTGGTTTTTTAATTGCTATTGAGCCAACTGAAAAAAGAATTTCTTATGGAGCAAACAATTCTAGAGTTGTATGGAAATGTCAATGTTTAAGTCCAATACATAAAATACCAGTTTTTTGTGAAGCAACTACGACTGATATTACTACAAAAAATAAATTATCTTGTGGTTGTATTAAATCGTATGGCGAGGGAAGAATAATAGAAATTTTATTACAAAATAATATTTTATTTGAATAGCAAAAAACTTTTGACACTTGTCGTTTTCCAAAAACAAATTATTTAGCATATTTTGATTTTTACCTACCAAAATATAATATTTTAATTGAATTTGATGGTAAGTAGCATTATTTATAGAATGCTGGATGGAATGAGTCATTAGAGAGTATTTAGGAAAGAGATAATTATAAAAATCAATGGTGTAGAGAACATAATATTTAGTTAATTAGAATCCCATACTGGGAAAGAGATAATATAACATTAAAGGATATTATTTATGAATGAAATAGACACAATGAAAAATATAGTTAAAACTCTAAATAAATATACAGAATTATATGATTTAGGGTGTCCCGTAGTTAGTGACAAGGAATGGGATAACCTTTATTTCCAACTTCTTGAAATGGAACGAAAGACTGGTATAATTTATCCCGATTCTCCTACTCAAACAATTAGTTACGAGGTAGTAAACAAGCTTTCAAAAGTAGAACATAGTCATAAAATGCTATCTTTAGAAAAAACCAAAAACGTGGATGAAGTTGAGGCTTTTTTAGGCAATAATGATTATGTGGTTATGGCAAAATTAGATGGACTTACGTGCTCTCTAACTTACGAAAACGGAGAGTTGGTACTGGCAGAAACCAGGGGGAACGGAGTAGTAGGAGAAGATGTAACTCACAATGCAAAAGTTATATCTTCTATTCCACAAAAAATCAATTATAAAGAAACTTTAATCGTTGATGGTGAAATTATATGTTTTGAGTCAGATTTTGTTGATTTTTCTCAAGATTATAAAAATCCACGCAATTTTGCGGCCGGGTCAATTAGACTTTTAGATGCCAAAGAGTGCGCTGGCCGCAAACTTTCTTTTATAGCTTGGGATATGATAAAGGGATATGACGAAGAAGATTTATTTACCAATAGATTAAATTTACTTCAAAATTTAGGATTTCAAACAGTACCTTGGATAAAAGAAAATCCGATTTATGCTATAGCAGACATGAAAGACTATTGTCAGCATAACAATTATCCAATAGATGGTGTCGTTTTTAAATTTGAAAGTGTAAAGTTTGGTAAATCTTTGGGAGAAACTTCACACCATTTTAAGAATGCCATTGCCTATAAGTTTGCTGACGATGAATATGAGACCGTTCTACGAGATATAGAATGGTCAATGGGAAGAACTGGAATTTTAACTCCTGTAGCAATTTTTGACCCAGTGGATATGGATGGTAGCTTAGTGTCTAGAGCAAATTTGCACAACATTAACATACTAACAGATATTCTTGGAGAACCTTATGTCGGACAAAAGATTTGGATAATCAAGAGTAATATGATTATTCCGCAGGTTATTAGGTCAGAGATAGTTAAAGAACATAATTCTACAATTCCATTTATTGCAAAATGTCCATGCTGCGGCGAACCAACCTCGATTATTGAATCGGACAGTGGAACTAAAGAACTATATTGTTCTAATCCATTGTGTAGTGGAAAGCTAATTAATAGATTAGACCACTATCTTGGTAAGAAGGGCTTGGACGCAAAAGGTATTTCAGAAGCAACCTTAGAAAAATTAATTGAATGGGGCTGGGTGTCCAATATCGAGGATATTTATAGTCTTTATTTATTTAAAGATGAATGGAAGAAAAAGCCCGGTTTTGGAGAAAAATCCGTTAATAATATTTTAGAAAGCATCAATAATAGTAAAACAACCACTCTTACTAAATTTATCACTGCTATTGGAATTCCACTGATTGGAAACGCAATGGCAAAAACCTTGTCTAATTATTTTAAAACATGGGAAGCGTTTAGAGAAGCAGTAAAAACTGGTTTTGATTTTTCTAAATTGGATGATTTTGGTCTTATTACTTCAGAAGCAATTTTAAATTTTGATTATACAGAAGCAGATAAACTTTATCTATATCTTAATCTTGAGATAGAAGATGTTCCAGTTTCTAATAAGTTAGAAGGCAAAAAGATTGCAATTACAGGAACACTTCATAATTTTAAAAATCGTTCGGAATTACAAGCTGTAATCGAACAAGCAGGGGGAAAAGTGGTCTCATCTGTTACAAAAAATACAAGTATTTTAATTAACAATGATACTGCGTCAGCCTCAAGCAAAAATATAACTGCCAAAAAACTGAATATTCCTATCATTACAGAAGAACAGTTTATGACGGATTATATTGACTAACAAAAAAATTTTTTATATAATAAAAATGTAAAAAATGAGGATGAAAAAAATTAAATGAAGAAAAAAGAGTTAAAGCAGTTAGCTCAAAAAATTGCTGATGCTGAATTAAACATTCAACGAAACGAAAACGTGGAAGAATCCAAAGAATTGATTATGAAACTAACAAGCCAAGTTGATTGGCAATATTTAGATTAGTTGGATGAATTAATTCAAACACTTCTTCACAAATCCGAAAATTAATTTTTTTACAAAAAACAAAATATTTTATTTATTAAAAGGAGATTATGTAATTATGGCTATGAAAGAGAATTCGAAGAAAGTTTTGTTATATCTAAAGGGTATTAACGGTCAGGACGTGACTGCCGCAGACGTTGCTGAGGCTCTGGGTCTTGAGAAGCGTTCCGTTGATGGTATTTTTACCTCTGCTATTCAGCGCAAGGGTCTGGGTGTTCGCACCGAGGCAGAAATCGAGCTTCCTGATGGTAAGCATCGCGCAGTTAAATTTTTGTCTCTAACTCCCGCCGGAATGGCTTTCGACCCCGATAGTGATGAGGACTAATTTTAGGCCAAAAGCTGTTAGTTTATATTTTATAAAACCGATATTATATCGGGAGGAATTTTCTTCCTCCCGATAATTTATATATGGAGGCTTTGTAAGATGCCAGTAATTGATTTATTAGGAAAGAAATTTGGTAAATTAACAGTTTTAGAAAGAGACATGTCTAAAACCGGTGGAGCAGCATATTGGATTTGTAAATGTGACTGTGGTAATATTATTTCTACAAGAGGAACATCTTTACGGGACGGCTCAAAACAAGATTGTGGATGCATAAATAAGGAAAAAAGAAGAAATAATGTTGACATTACAAAATATATAGGTTAGCGCTTTGGAAGATTCGTTGTTAAAGAAAGAGATCTTACTAAACCTATAGGACATGGAAATTCTTCTTGGTGGATATGTCAATGCGACTGTGGAAATATTAAGTCCTGTGATATTACACAATTAAAACGAGGAAATATTTAGTCTTGTGGTTGTTTAAAAACTGAAATGTTAAACAAAAGAAATATAAAGGATATAACAAATTAGCGTTTTGGAATGGTAGTAGCAAAAAAAAATACTTATCAAAAAAGCACCCACAATAGCTACATTTGGTAGTGTGAGTGTGATTGCGGTAATACTGAGTATTTTGTATCAGCAGAATCACTATTATCTGGAAAGATTCATTCTTGCGGTTGTAATACAAGATCCTATGGAGAACGAAAGATAAATGAATTATTGCTACAAAATAATATATTATTTATTCAAGAATTTAAATTTTTGGATTCTGATATTTCAAAATTAAGATATGATTTTGCTATTGTCGATAATAACTATAAGCCAATACGCTTAATTGAATTTGATGGAGAATAGCATTTTAAGCCAAAAGAATGTTTTGGCGGAGAAAAAGCTTTTCAAATATAGTAGCAGCACGATATGTTAAAAAATCAATATGCTAAAAAAAAGAATATTCCATTAGTACGTATCCCCTACTATGAATTAAACAATATTACATTAGAAATGATAATGGGGGATGAATTTTTAACATGACTATATTATATATTTTACTAGGTCTAATAGCGGGTAGTCTTGGGGTATATCTGCTATTAAGGCCCAAATTAAAATTAACAGTTTAGAAAAATCTTGCTATTGAGTAGGAGAACCAAAAGCTTGAAATCGAAAATGCTAATTTAAATAGCATGAAGAAAGATAAAGAAGAGTTATTGCACTAGGCCGAAAAAGAATATCTTGCCATGGGTGCCAAAAGAGAGGAAATAAGAGAATCTCTTGAGAATCTAAAGGAGACGCAAACCAAGGCTGCTGACGATATTTTTGTTTTGGCGAGACAAAATGCTGAGTAGGCTTTTGATAATGAAGTTGAAAGAATTAATCAAGAGCTAGAAGCCAATAGAGAGCAAGCCGACAAGGAATACAAACAAACTTTAAAAGAGTTAGTTGAAGATTTTTCTAAAGAGGCTGCGGCCGCAGGTTTAGAGCTCTCTAAGCTCAGACAAGAGTTGGCAGAAACAAAGTCTATAGTAGATAGCGCGGTTGCCGACCGCAAACGAGCCATCGAAATGGAAGAAAAAAGCGACTTTTATAAGCTATAGCTATCTCACGAAGATATATAGGAGATAGCTAAATTAAGAGAAGTATTACCCTATCTCCGGGACAAAGAGCCTTTAAATAAGGTTATCTATAAAGTATATTATGAAAAGCCATATACCGATTTGGTTGGCCGAGTATTAGGATAGGGTAAGCGCACTGGTATTTATAAAATTACCAATACTAAAAACGGTATGTGTTATGTGGGACAAGCGGTCAAATATCGGCCGGTGAAAAACTTTTCCTAGTTGCTGCTAGGGGTCATTTAATATTAAATGGCTAACGAGGAATGATATTAAAATATAGAATCTCGTGGGAAATTTTGTATAATTCATCTTTCACAAGCTTTAAATAGATATGAAGGGTGGTTGAAAATAACATGATTACAAATGTTAAAGATTTAACTAATAATACAGGGATTTATAAAATTAATTATTCTAATGGTAAAATTTATATTGGATAGGCTCTATCCTTTAGAAGTAGAGCTAATGAGCACAATTCAAAAAACGCATATCCTTGTGACAAAGCTTTAAAAAAATATGATGCTGTAATGGAGATATTACAAGAAAATATTCCCATAGACTAGTTGGACATTCTTGAAGAATTTTGGATTTCAAAATTTAATGCCACAAATAAAGAAATAGGATATAATATTTTATCTGGTGGAAATGCCAGTGGAAAACGTGGAATTGAAAATTAGAACGCAACGTTTAAAACTCAGGAAGAATTAAATGAAATATTAAATCTAATTATAAATCATACCGAATTGTCATATGATGATATAGCAAAAAGATTTAATATAAATAAAAATACTGTTTTAAATATTGCAAAGGGAAATACTTACAAACAAGAAAATTTAAAATATCCATTACGTTTAAATAATCATGATTGTCTTAAAAAAGATAAAATAAGTGACTATTTTGAAACGGAAGAACAATTAATTTTATTTAAAAATGATTTAAAGTTTCGATGGGATTTATCCTTAGAAGAAGATATTCCAAATAAATGGAATATTCCAAAAAGAGTTTGTAGACAAATCAACCATGGAGAATTATTTAACGAATACGGGACTTTTACGTATCCAATTCGCTCTAAGTCACATAGCCTAATGGATTAGCAATAGATAAAAAATATATTAAATTCATTAAGAACTACTAGTAAGTCCATGGAAGTGATAGGTTTAGAAAATGGTGGATTACATAGAAACACTATTAGTTAGATTAATTTAGGAAAAAAATATCCAATAAAAGGGTATGATTATCCAGCCAGAAAAAAGAAAATATAATTATACAAAAAACCTGTATCGACTATTCCCAAAGTCTTCTGGACCGGGAAGTAGGGCTACTATTAGCACGTAGCTGCATTTTAGGTAACGAAGTGCATTAAATGCCGAAAAGGTTTCCTGTATGTAATATTACAGTAAGAAATAGTCAAAATTAAAAACAATTTGCGATTTACGTGAAAGGTGGCGCCAGCATATCAAGCGCGGTGTCGGCGCCGACCCACCAACACGAAATAAACTCTACCCAGCTATGCTTGCTTTTGGAGTAGAAAATTTTACTTTTGAAATCATAGAAGAATGCTCTGAAGCAGAACTTAATAACAAAGAACAGTTTTGGTAGGAATACTTTCACACAAAAGATTTTGGATATAGTATAAAATAAGGAGTCAAATAGAATGATTAAAGTTTTTACGGTTAATGTAAATGGAAGAATTGAACTAACAAAAGAAGAACTTCAAGACTTATTAAATGAGGCATATTGGGATGGCTTTTCTAATGGTAACAAATCTATGACCTATACTTACCCCACTTCACTACCCATACAGCCTTATTATAGCTGGACAGCATCAGCAAGTTCTGATTCAACTACTTATACATTAGCATCAACAGGAATGGTAGATAATAATGACAGATGAATTTTTTGAAGCCTTTGTATACGATACGTCATTACCAAAGGCATATCATCAAGCCTTAACTATTCTTTAGCAAGCACAAATTACCCCGTGTCCAGATTGGGATACCAATCAAAAAGAATGCTCTATGACAATGGTGATAGAAAATCCCTTAGAAGAACCTATGATAAGTAAATTATCTTTTTGTGACCCAATGAGTCTAGAGCAATATCGACAAGAAATGCTTGATGGTATTTTGGATTTTGAGGTGGATTATGGTAACTGGAGTTATACCTATCATATGCGTATGGTAGGGTATCCTATTACTATATTTAATAAACCCGACTATCTTAATCAAATCCATTTTGTTATAGATGAGCTGCGGCGTAATCCATATTCGCGAAGAGCTGTTATAGATATTCGCAATAATGATGAAGACGCTTATAGTAACGATCCAGCATGTTTGCAACATATTCAATTCTTTATTCGAAACAACAAGCTTCATATGAAAGTATTATTTCGTTCCAATGACGCTTGTAAAGCCACTTTTATGAACGCATTTGCTTTAATAATGTTGCAACAGAGAGTTGCAAATGAATTGGGTGTAGAAGTTGGTAGTTATACACATCGAGCAAATAGTTTTCATTGTTATGAGAAAGATTTCAAAATGCTAGACGGATATGTTGAACGTATAAAAACCGATCCCGATTCTCTATGCTATTCTTATCAAGATGACTGGAAGGAGCTTATGGAAGAAGCCCAACCCGCTATTAATGAAAAAGTAGATTCCCTAATGGCCAAAGACTTGCCTTTGTATTAAAAATTTGATATAATATATATAGAAAAAGTAAAGAAAGGTTATAAATATTATGTCAAAAAAACAAGTATTTATTGATTATGTTGCACAGCTCTTTGATGAAAGTCACGACGATATTCCAGAAGATGCTTGGGACTATTGGAAGGCTTTATTAGCGGAAAAGAGTACAGAAAAACCCCAATTTACCGATAATGGCAAGGTTATTTTAAAGTTTTTAAAAGATAATGTTCAAATTGAAACATGGAAGTCAAAAGATATAGCCGAAGGTATTGGAATTTCTTCAAGAGGAGTTTCAGCGAGCGCTCGAAAGCTCGTAAACGATGGATATATTGATAAAGTAGGACAAGATCCGGTGTTTTATGTTTTGACAGAAAAAGGAAAAGAAGTTATATTTGAAGATTAAAAAGGAGATTAAATAAAAGATATGCGTAAGACTAAGAATACAACCTATATTGAAGGCTATATTTATGAGCACAAGCTTGAAGCTCGCGTGACAGGCGAAAATTCTAAGAATCCTGGCACTCCATTTATCATGGGCAACCTTGATATTGCTACTGATAATGCGATTACAAATATTGTAACCGTTCACTTTACTTATGTTACTCCTGTAACTTCTAAGGGCAATCCTAACGCCACTTACGAGGTATTGAAGGGAATTATTGATGGTAAGTACAAGACCGTCATGGGTAGTGGCAAGGAAGTTGCCAATAAGGTTCGTATTGACAGTGCCATTGGTCTTAATGAATTTTATTCTGATAGAAATGGCACAAGTGAACTCGTTTCTGTAAAGAGAAATGAGGGCGGCTTTGTTCATATTACCGACTCCCTCAAGGAAAATGAGAATGAGCGCAACACCTTTACTGCTGATATTGTAATTACTAACGTGTCTCGCGTGGAGGAGAATCCTGAGCGTAACATTACTGAACATTCTATTGTTCGTGGATGCGTTTTTGATTTTAGAAATTCTATTCTCCCCGTAGAGTTCGTAGTTCGTCATCCAGGAGCGATGAATTACTTTGAAAGCCTTGAAGCTACTTCTTCTCATCCTGTATTCACTCAGGTAAGTGGTGTTCAGGTTTCTCAGACCGTAAGTCGTTCCGTTGAAACCACAACCCCTTGGGGTGAGACTGTCGTTAAGACAATCCCCTCTTCTCGTAGAGAGTGGGTCATTACCAATGCTCTCACGGAGCCTTATGATTTTGGTAATGATAGTGAAGACTTGACTCCTGCTGAGCTTGTTAAGATGATGGGTCAGCGTGAGACTGATTTGGCAACTATTAAGAGCCGTCAGGATGAGTACAGAGCTTCTCGTGCGGCCACCCCTGCGCCGACCGCAGCCCCAGTCCAGGCAAGCTCTCAGGGATTTAACTTTTAATGGAAGTATGTGTTGATTTAGAAGAGGTAAAGGGCTTTGTTACAAGCAAAGCCTTTACCCGCTTCCTACTTGACAACAACACAGATATATCTGTGTCAGCTTATATTTTACAAACATTATTAAATCAAATTGGTATAGATATGGAGAAGTAGAATAATGGCAATTAATCTTTTAACAATTCAGCCCAATAAAGTGTCTCGTGACCTGAGCGGATATATCACCTATATTTACGGACCTCCTAAGGTCGGCAAAACTACTTTGTGTTCTAAATTTCCCGGAGCACTTCTATTAGCTTTTGAAAAAGGATATAATACAATTCCTGGTATTTTGGTTCAGCCCATTGAAAAGTGGTCAGAGGTTAAGGAAGTTATTAGGGAACTAAAGAAGAAGGAAGTTAAGGACGTATATAAGACGATTATTATTGATACCATTGACATAGCTGGTAGCCTGTGCGAAAAGTATGTGTGCAGTCAGCTGGGTATTGACAGTATCGGCGATGGCGGATGGACGAATAATGGCTGGTCTCGCTATAAGAAAGAATTTGAAGAGACTTTTAGAACGATAACTTTGCAGGGATATGCGCTTGTTTTTATCTCTCACAATCAAGAGAAAACTTTTAAGCGTAAGGATGGTACCGAGTATAACATGACCGTACCAACTGCACAGAAGTCTATCAACAATATTGCGAAAGATATGGCAGACCTGTATTGTTATGCAGAACTTGATGAAGTTTCTAAAGAGCGCAAGTTGGTTATGCGTTCTTTGGATAATACAATTGAGTGCGGCAGTCGTTTTAAATATATGGCTAATGAAATTCCGCTTGATTATGATGCTCTTGTGAGAGCGGTCAACGAAGCAATTGACAAAGAAGCAAAAGAAAATAATAATCAATTTGTTACCAATGAACGAGTGGTGGCGCCAGTGGAAGAGCAGTATAATTATGACGAACTATTAACCGAGTTTAATGATTATGTTACACCTCTAATGCAGAAAGACCCTCAGTATTATGGACCGCGTATTGTATCTATTGTTGAGAAATATCTTGGCAAGGGAAAGAAAATCGCAGACTCTACTATTGACCAGGTTGATTTAATTTATCTTGTTGTTTCTGAGCTTAAGGCAGATTTGAAATAAGCCAGAGTTTATACTCTGGTTTATTTTTTATCGGAGTGATTTTATGGCAAAACATATAGTTATATGTAAATATTGCGGAGAAAAATTTGATGCTAATAAAGAGCCTTATGTAATGGCTAGTTCAAGGCGCTACGCCCACGCTAGCTGCGCGGCCGCCGCAGACGCATCAAAAACCCAAGAAGAACGAGATAAAGAAGCTTTAGAAGCCTATATTAAACAATTATTTAATATACCCAAACTAACGCCAAAAATTAATTAGCAAATTAAAACCTTTTACGAAAAAAATGGATATTCTTATTCGGGTATGTTAAAATGTTTAATTTATTTCTTTGAAACGCAGAAACATTCTATCGACTAGGCTAATGGAGGTATAGGGATTGTTCCATATATATGGGAGTAGGTGTAGCAATACTATTTCTCACTTTGGCTTATACAACAAAAGAATGAAAATAAAAATATTCAAGAGTTTAAACCTCAAGAGATTATAATTTCCATCCCACCACCGCAAAGAAAAATCAAAAAACGAAAATTATTTAGCTTTTTAGATAAGGAGAATGAAGAGTGAGTTCAAAATATGTTGATACTACAAGTATAATGTAGGTCATCGGCAACGTCTACAAGAATCCTTCTCTCCTGGATTAGACAGATAAATATGTAATTACAGATGAAGATTTTCCAGACCAATTCCATAAGATAGCTTTTGGTACTATTTTTAAATTACATGAGCTTGGGGCGCAAAAGATTACCTTAAATGATATTGTAAATTTCTTATCAACTCGTCCAAAAAGTGAAGCTATCTTTAAGCAGCAAAAAGGCGAAGCGTGGTTTACCAAAATTATTGACTCTGTAATTCCCGAATCGTTTGACTATTACTATGATAGATTAAAGAAATTTTCACTATTAAGGGCTTATGATAATTTTGGAATTGATGTTAGTGATATTTATGATATTGATAATATTCTAGATTCCAAAAAGAAGCAACAACAAGAAGATATTTTGGATAACTCTTCTTTAACGCAAATCGCAGATATGATAGACAGTAAAATAGATGCTATTCGTTTAAAATTTGTTGATGATTGTTATGAAGAAGCAGAACAAGCCGGTGAAGGAATTTTTGACCTAATAGAAAGTTTTAAATTTCGTCCAGAAGTAGGAGTACCTTTGTATGGGCCTTTTATTAATACTGTGACGCGCGGAGCCAGGCTTAAAAAGTTCTACTTACGGAGCGCAGCGACCGGGGTTGGCAAGACGCGCAGTATGATTGCTGACACCTGTTACATAGGTTGCGACCGAATATATGATGAATATGTTGGATGGATTAAAACCGGAGCCGCGCAGCCAACTCTATTTATAACAACAGAGCAAGAAAAAGAAGAAATCCAAACAATGATGTTAGCCTTTTTGTCAAATGTTAATGAAGAACATATCATTAATGGGCGATATGAGGGTGATGAAGATAGTAGGGTATTAGAAGCAGCCAAGATATTATCCGAAAGTAAAATCTATATTGATGAACTACCGGACTTTTCATTATAGGATATTGAAAACCATATAAAGAAAAATATCCGTGAACACGATGTACAATACGTTTTTCAAGATTACATACATACCTCCATGAAGATTCTTGAAGAGATTACACGACGTAGTGGCGGAGTTCGTTTAAGAGAAGATAATATCTTATTTATGTTATCTAACAAACTTAAAGACCTATGTAATCAGTATGGAATTTTTATCATGTCCGCAACTTAGCTCAACGGAGATTATGTCGATGCCGAAACGCCGGACCAAAACTTGCTTCGCGGGGCTAAGGCGATTGCTGACAAAATTGACTACGGGAGCTTGCTTCTGCTCTCTCGTGAGCGAGACTACGAGGCTCTTGAACCCATATTATCAAAATCAACTTTTGAAAAACCAATTATTAAAATGTCTATTTATAAAAATAGACGAGGAAGATATAAGGGTATTTACCTTTGGTGTAAGGCCGATTTGGGTACTTGCCGCATACAACCCATGTTTGCAACCGGATGGGATTATGAATTAATTCAAATGGATGATGTAAAAATCGAATTAAAAGATGAAGCTCCTTGGGAGACAAAGAAAGGATAAAATCTAATGACAGTAAATAAGACAGGTTCTCTACATGAAAGAGTTGGAAGCGTAGAATATATCATGAATAGCGCAATGGCGGACGAAATTTTAAAAACTCGCAAGGGCGACGACAAAAAGCTGCGGCCGCAGGACTATTTAATCAAATATGTAAATGAGGATTGCGGACTGCTAAGAAATTGCACCAAAGTGACAGTGATTTAATTGTTAATTTTTGACAAGAAAGAAATTCGAGATAGTTTAACTCTTGAACAAGTTTATGAGCTTTTAGACCACTGGGGAGCTGAACCAGAATACTGCCCAACTGGTCTAATTGCTCGGACCATTTGTCACAATCCACCTAATGAGCCGGCTTCTCGCAAATTATATTATTATCAAAATACTACTTTATTCCAATGTTATAGTAATTGCGGATTATTTGATATTTTTGAACTAACAATCAAAGTAATGCAAATTCAGCACAACATCACATATGATTTAAATGAAGCGGTAAGATGGGTTGCTTAGTATTTTGGTTTTTCGGGCAAAGAAGAAAATATTGAAGAAATAAATTCATTAGAGGATTGGAATATTTTTGCCGGATATGATAGGATTTAGGATATATAGATTAAAATGCCCGATATTGTTCTTAAAGAATATGATGACGATATTTTAACTCGATTCAATTATGATGTAAAACTAGAGCCATGGTTGAAAGAGGGAATTTCCCAAACGGTATTAGACCATGCTGAAATTGGTTTTTATCCAGGAGGGGATTAGATTACAATTCCTCATTTTGACAAGGATGGTCGATTTATAGGCTTGCGCGGCCGCAGTCTCAGTGAAGAAGATGCCCAACTCTATGGTAAATATAGACCAATTCGAGTGAATAACACCATCTACAACCATCCACTCGGAATGAATCTTTATAATCTTAATAATAGTCGATTTAATATATCAAAAATTAAAAAAGCTATAATATTTGAGTCCGAAAAGAGCACCCTCTTATACCAAACATACTTTGGCTTTGATAACGATATTTCTACAGCTTGTTGCGGCAGTAATATTTCAGCCTATCAAATGTAGCTACTTCTGGACGCGGGGGCGCAGGAAGTTATTATAGCTTTTGACCGACAGTTTCAAAACGTTGGAGATAAAGAATTTATCGCATTAAAAAAGAAAATTACGAAGATATATGATAAATATAAAAATTATATAACAATTAGCTTTATATGGGATAAGAAAATGATAACCGGATATAAAGCCAGTCCAGTAGACGAAGGAAAAAATAAATTTTTGTAGTTATTTAAAGAAAGGATATTTTTATGAACTAAAAAGGGTGATAGTGATTAATCTAATAGAAAGAATTTTCAAGAATATTAATAGATGGTGATTAATATGAAAGGGGGTTGAATATTCTATGGAATATCAACTATTAGGCCCGGAACTCTTGGATAGAACAGATTTAACGCCAATCGAACGGGTCTTCTTAAACAGGGGCATTGAGCCTCAAAATATTAATCACTATCTTCAAACGACCGAAGAAGATATTTTAAATCCATTGTTGTTAGAAAATATGGATAGAGGGGCAAGGATGTTAGTAAAGCATTTTGCGGCCGGAGATAAAATTTTTATCTAGGTAGATAGCGATGCAGATGGTTATACAAGTTCAGCAGCCTTAATTAACTATCTTAACTTCATTGCGCCAGGGCATACACAACAAAATATCTCTTATCGGTTGCACGAAGGAAAGTAGCATGGTATTATTTTAGATACCATTCCTTCAAACATTAAATTACTTATTGTTCCAGACGCGGGAAGCAATGATATAGAACAATAGCGCATACTATCAGAATAGGGAATCGATGTTTTGGTATTAGACCATCACGAGGTTGAAGAAAAATCTCCATATGCTTGCATTATTAATAATCAATCCTGTGATTATCCGACTAAGTCTCTATCTGGTGTGGGTATAGTATATAAGTTTTGTTAGTATTTAGATACTTTGTTAAATGTAAATTATTCATCAAAAATATTAGATTTGGTCGCTATTGGAATTATAAGTGATGTAATGGATTTACGAGATTATGAAACAAGAGAATTAATCACTCTTGGTTTTAATGATATTGAAAATCCTTTTATTGCGGCTTTTGTAGAAAAGCAATCTTACAGCTTAAAGGGGGAATTAACCCCAGAGGGCGTATCATTTTATATTGCACCATATATTAATGCTACTGTAAGAATGGGTAGTTAGAATGAAAAATAGCTCTTATTTGAGTCAATGCTAAACTTTAAAGCCTATGATAAAATTCTATCAACAAAACGAGGAAGTAAAGGATAGCTTGAAACAAGAGTAGAGCAAGCTTGTAGAAATTGCACTAATATTAAGAGTAGACAGACCAAAGCAAGAGATACAAGCCTAGAGATAATCAGGTCTATCATCGAGGAAAATGATTTAGCAGATAATCCAATATTAATTATTTAGTTAGAGAATCCAGTAGAGGAAAATCTAACGGGATTGATTGCTAATCAATTAGTAGGAGAATATCAAAAGCCCGTTCTTTTATTAAATAGATACATAGAAGTTGATGAAAGCACTGGTGAGGTATTAACAAACTCTTGGAGAGGTAGCGGACGTAACGACTCTTATTCTAAGCTAGGGAACTTGCGCGAATTGGTAGCAAATAGTAATTTAGTAGAATTCGCGTAGGGACATGCCTCTGCCTTTGGACTTAGTGTTTTGGATGAAAACATAGAATCATTAAAAACATATTTATATGAAGTATTAAAGTAGTTTGATACATCTGCGTGCTATTATGTTGATTTTATTTGGAGTGGCAACAATGCAGAATAGTCAAAGAATACGATACTTGATATAGGAAGTTTAAAATCTATTTGGGGCCAGGGATTAACCAAGCCCCAGGTCGCCATAGAAAATGTAAAAGTAACCGCAAATAATTTAACTTTAATGTCGCAAGACAAAAATCCGACACTAAAAATAAAACTTCCTGGTGATTTAAGCCTGATTAAATTCAGGTCGAGTAAAGAGGAATATGATTCATTATATTCTGAAACTGGTTGTGTTATAATTAATATCGTTGGCACTTGCGAACAAAATGTGTGGAACGGTAATATTAGTCCTCAAATCATTATTGAAGATTATGAAATTGTAAGTAAAACTGCCTATTACTTCTAATTCAAACACAATCTTTCGGCCTAATGAATAATTAGGAGGAAAGTTATTATGAAAAAAAGTTTTAGACTAGTAATTTGTATAATTGCATTATTTGCTATTATGTTAAATTATGCTACTGCAAATTCACCATTTATTCCAACTGACAATTTAAGTTTAGATAATTTAGCTTTTATTAGAGAACTTAAAGAAGCATATCAAGAATTGATTGATAGTCAAGAGTATGCGCACACGATGGCGGAATGTGCCCGCGCACTCGGTTATTCAGAAGATTGCGATATTATTACAACAGCTAAGGAAGAATGGCATTCAGCTCAAGATGAAAGATTATTAAATGCCGAGACCCAACATTATTGGGAAGAAAAATATAAAGAATATCCTTATGCCACATATATTTGGTTATTCTTAACATCTGAATTAAAGTATAGTAATTATGTTGCTGCTGGCCTTTTAGGTAATATGATGGTAGAAGTTGGGGGATGCACTTTAGATATTCAGTATTGGCTCTATTCTTATGATGATGCTTATTATTATGGAATTTGCCAATGGAATAAAGATGACTATCCCGACGTAAGAGGAAAAAATTTAATAGAGCAGTTAAATTATTTAGTAGAAACAATTGAATATGAATTAAATACTTTTGGATTTGCCTATGCCCGCAATTATAAGTATGCTAATTTTTTAGAGCTGGAATCAACAGATGAGACAGCTTTGATGTTTGCCAAATGTTATGAGCGTTGTGCTGCAAGCACTTATTCTTATAGACAAAAATGTGCTACGATTGCTTATAATTATTTTGTTAATTAAACTCTAAAGGGGGTTATGGTTTAACCATAACCCCCTTTTATTTTTTAGGAGATATAAAGTGCTTATGATTAAAAAGATAGAATCTTGTGAAATAAAAGATGCAAAGGGTAATGTGATTATGCAATTTAATAATAACCCATCGGTAACCTTTACTTTAGACGAAATTAGCTCAGTTTTAGATGCGGTAGAACCAGCACAGCCACGAGCTTCAGCACATGAAGCCAGGGAGGCGTTGCGTAAATTTTGTATTAGTTTAACAGAAGTTAATAGAGGGCTCAAAAAAGCCTCAGACGTATTATCCGAACTAGCAGATAAATGGAATGAAATTGGAAATATTTATGCCATTACCCCGGATGAAGTTGCGCAAGGGCTGCTCCGGGCGCAGACGCCAGATACAACCGTCACACCAAATGAAAATGAGGTTTACAATTTTTTGGAACAAAATGCCTATGATGAGGATTTCCATATTTAATTGACTAAGTTAAAAAAATATGATATAATATATATAGAAATGAAAGTAGGAGTTTTGGATATGCCAGCAAAATGTGATTATGATAAAGCTTTTAATTTTAACGTTACCTGTTTAGACCAATATGACTTCAGCGAATTTTTGACAGATGGACGAAGTCTTTGGAATATTAGAGACGCAATTGAAGAAAAATATGATAAAGAATTTAAAGAAAAATATGATATTTATGTATTTGATAATCTTGACGGAGAAGATACTTGTCAATATTTCGCAAGTAGATATAATGTCTGGTTTCAGGAATATACGGATTGGGTGGTGAGACACGAGAATGGAACTGACGAAAAAACAGCAAGAAGGACTTAAAATTGCGATAGAGCGATATAAAAATCACGAAAAGTTTACCGTAATTTCGGGTTATGCTGGAACAGGTAAATCAACGCTGGTTAAGTTCATCGTAGAAGCACTACCAGATATTGAGCCTGAATTGGACGTAAAATATGTAGCATATACAGGAAAAGCCGCTAATGTTTTAAAAAATAAAGGTTGTCCAGGAGCAACAACAGCTCATAAATTGATTTACGAGGCTCGTATGATGCCAGATGGTAAATATAGTTTCTTCCCTCGCCAAGAGCTAGAAGGCCATCCATTGGTAATTATTGTAGACGAGGTCTCAATGTTACCTAAAAAAATGTGGGACAGACTATGTTCTTATAATGTCTATATTATCGCTTGCGGCGACCCCGCATAGCTTCCTCCAGTGGCGGACAAAGGAGAGGACCCAGACAACCACGTACTTGACCATCCGCATATTTTTCTTGATGAGATTATGCGGCAGGCCGCAGAAAGTGAAATTATCAGATTGTCAATGCATGTCAGAGAAGGAAAATCCTTATCTTTATATTGGGCAGAAAATAAAGAAGTAATGATGATTCCAAAAGGTGAGCTAACTAATGATATGCTCCTGTGGGCCGATGAAGTTTTGTGTTCAACCAATGGGACTTGCGGCCGCCTGAATAATCGTATGCGCCAGGCCAAGGGATTGTTCGGGGACCCCCAGGTTGGGGATAAAATTATTAATCGTCATAATGAGTGGGAGTTTTTATCAAATAAACAAAACCCTTTAACAAACGGAATTATCGGTACGGTAGTAGGTAATAATTATAAACAAGACATTTATTACCCAGGATGGATTCGTAAAGAAGACCACAACTTTTCCATCCCGGTGTATTGGTGTGATATGGCGGGTGATGAAGAGGGAGAGATTTTCTCTGGAGTCATGATGGACTATGAAATGATAAACGGCAGAGAAGAGAGTTTGAACGGTAGGGAAAAATACCTAATTAATCGCTCTAAAATTAAATCCTTTATTCCCTTTACTTGCACCTATGGATATGCCATCACCACCTGGAAGGCCCAGGGCAGCCAATGGGATAAGGTCTTGCTAATGGACGAAGGATGGCCATATGAGCCAGAATTACGTCAGAAATTTTTATATACAAGTATCACACGAGCTGCGAATAAATTGGTGATTATTGTTTAAAATTTTGACTTTAATTAAAAATAAAGGTATAATATAAGTATGTTTGGTATAAATAATGATTATTACGACGAAATGTTAAATTATCCATGTTTAAGCAAAATGCCTGGTAACTGGTTGGTTAAACATGGTTTTGATAAAGCTTGGGATATGCTGATAAACGATGGCCTATGTGTTTTAATGGAAAGGTTAGAATATTTAGCAAGTCAAGAGCTTTTAAAAGAGGGTGATTAGTAAGTGAAGATTAACGATAGATATTATCCAGGTAGTCTTCATAATTAAACCATACGGATTATAGCAATTTAAGACTACGCGATTCTATTAACACTATTTCAGGACTGATAGATTATGCTATAGAACTTAATCACGAAGTTATTGCTATAACAGACCACGAAAGTGTTAGTAATGCAATAAAGGTAGAGAAATATTATAATTCAATTAAAAAAGAACATCCAAACTTTAAAGTAATTTTAGGAAATGAAATATATCTAACCCGTGATGGCCTTAATGCAGAGAACTTTGACAAAACCCAAGATAAATATTATCACTTCTTGCTCTTGGCGAAGGACGCTATTGGACATCAACAAATTAGAGAACTTTCTACAAGAGCATGGCTACGTTCATACACCGCTCAGAGAATGCGAAGAGTGCCAACCTATTATCAAGATTTGATTGATATTATCGGGGCAAATCCTGGTCATGTCATTGCGTCAAGTGCGTGTTTAGGTGGCTTTATTCCAACTGAATTGCTTCAATGGAACGAAAATAAAGATGATAATTTTTATCAAAAAATTGTTCAATGGGTTATTCAAATGAAACAATTATTTGATAATAATTTTTACCTGGAATTACAGCCGTCTGCTTCAAAAGAACAAACATTCGTAAATAGAGAATTGATAAATCTATCAAGATTAACCAATACTCCATATATAATAACGACCGATAGCCATTATTTAACCAAAGAAGACGCAAGTATTCATAAAGCATATCTTAATTCGCAAGATGGTGATAGAGAGGTTGATAGCTTTTATGCAACAACCTATATGATGAGCACAGAAGAACTTGAATCACATCTAGACCTGACTGAAGAAGAATTAGTATATGCGTATGAGAATATTTTGAACATCAAAGAGTCGTGTCAAGACTTTAGTTTATTAAAACCGCTTCGTATTCCAGAGCTGCTTTGGAAAACATATCCAGAAGATAGAGAAGCCATTGAGCACTATTCTCAATTAATTCCTTATCTTCAAACTTTTTATACCTCTGAATATATTGGCGATAAAATATTGGTTAATGCTATTGTTGATAAATTAAAGAAAGAGACAAAATTAAACGAACAAAATACTTATGATGCTATAAATACTTGTTTGGAAATGACTTGGATTTCTTCGGAAGTAAACAAGGCGCATTGGTCGGCATATTATTTAAATTTACAAAAAATTATTGATACTTGTTGGGAAGCTGGTAGTATTGTTGGTCCAGGGCGTGGTTCTGGCGTTGGATTTATCTTACTTTATATTTTAGATATTACCCAAATTAATCCTCTATGGGAAGATGTGCGGACGTTCGCTTGGAGATTTTTGAATCCAGCTCGTGTGTCCGTATTAGATGTAGATTTTGACATCGAGGGTGGCCGGCGGCCGCAAGTATTAACGAAGTTTAGAGAAGTTTATGGCGAAGACAGAGTAGCAAACGTAGTAACTTTTGGAACCGAAAAATCTAAATCGGCGATTTTAACTGCGGCCCGTGGACTGGGTATTGATGTAGATGAAGCACAGTATATTTCATCTTTAGTTCCATCTGATAGAGGAATGATACGCACCTTAAAACAATGCTACTACGGCGACGAAGAAAATGGTTTTGCCCCAATATCTTCTTTTATTAGAGAAATGGATGCCCGGCCAGAGCTCTGGCAGGTAGCGCAAAAAATAGAGGGTCTTGTATGCAGAATGGGTATTCACGCTGGCGGAGTTATTTTTGTTGATGAACCGTTTACTAATACAACGGGTCTTATGCGGGCACCCGATGGAACAATTATAACAGCCTTTGACCTTCATGACGCAGAAGCAGTAAGCCTTATTAAATATGATGCTCTTAGCGTTGAAGCCGAGGATAAAATACATGCTTGTATGGATTTGCTATTGGCCGATGGTGTTGTTGAGCCAGGAGCAACTTTAAAAGAAACCTATGAAAAGATAGTGGGTATATATGGACTTGAACGCGACGACCCCAAGATGTGGGAAATGGTTTGGAATCATAAAATCCTGTCGCTATTTCAAATGGAACAGCAAAGCGGTATTCAAGGTATTGCTTTAACAAAACCGAAAAGTGTAGAAGATTTAGCCCACTTGAATTCAGTCATTCGCTTAATGGCTCAAGAAAAAGGTGGAGAGCAGCCTTTATCCAAGTATGCTCGATTTAAAGAGAATCCAAAACTGTGGCGTCAGGAAATGACAAAATATGGATTGACAGAAGAAGAGCAACAGTTATTGGTACCATATGTTGGAGGTTCTTATGGTATTTGCGAAAGCCAGGAGGGTTTCATGCAGTTGGTACAGATTCCAGAGTGTGGCGGCTTTGACCTAAACTTCGCAGACCGACTTCGCAAAAGTATTGCAAAAAAGAATCCAAAAGAGTATGAAGCATTAACTAAGGAATATTTTGAAGTTACTGCGGAAAAAGGATTAAGCAAAAATCTGTGCAACTATGTATGGAACGTACTGGTAGCGACAAGTCGTGGTTACGGTTTTAAAATAAATTGAAACCCTATATAGAGATATATAGAAAAAAATCATTTAAATTGCGGGAAACCCCTTAGAGCTTTAACAACCAAGTTTAAATAGTAATATTTAAATGGCGAGGGTAATGACTAAGGTATGGTAAAATCGTTAAAGATTGGGCAATCCGCAGCAAAATTTCGGACAAAAACTACTAATCCATAATATAAAAAATCCGAAAGATGTTCAGAGACTATAATAATGACTTCCTAAATGATGAAGAGAAGGAAGATGGTATAGTCCAGACTACAACAGAAAAAACTGGCTTAGGAAACTAAGAGTAGTAAAGAATTTATCACACACACTTGCGTATTCATTAGTAGCTCTTCAAGAAATGAATTTAGCTTTTCGATATCCAATCATCTATTGGAATTGCGCTTGTTTGATTGTAAACAGCGGTGGCAATAATGATGAAGAGAATTTTGATGATGAATCTACAAGTACTGACTATACAAAAATTGCAAAAGCATTAGGCGATACTATCATGGCTGGAATTAAAGTAAGTCTGGTAGATATTAATCGTTCAGACTTTGGTTTTAAGCCAGATGTTGATAATAACCAAATTCTTTTTGGAATGAAAGCTTTATTAAATGTTAATGATGATGTTGTTAAAGATATAATAGCTAAACGCCCATATGTTTCAATTAAAGATTTTTATTATAAAGTAAAACCAAAGAAACAAGCTATGATCTCTCTTATTAAGAGCGGCGCTTTTGATAATATGATGGAGCGCAAGTTAGCAATGGCTTGGTACATTTGGGAAACTTGTGATAAGAAGAGTCGTTTAACTCTACAGAATTTACCTGGATTAATTCGATATGGTTTATTACCAGAAGATACTGAAGAAAGAGTAACGGCTAGACGAATTTATGAATTCAATCGGTATCTTAAAGCTGTATGTAAACATAAAGAAAATTCTACTTGGTATTTCTTAGACGATAGGGCAATAACCTTTTTACAAGAATTGGGATATGATAATTTAATTCAAGAAAATGAATTTCTTGAAATTAAGCCCTGGGATAAGATTTATCAAGGTTGGATGGATGTTTTTAGAACCTGGATTGCCGCAGATAAAGAAACTATTCTTGATAATTTAAATACTTTAATATTTAAGCAAGAGTGGGATAAATATGCATCTGGCAATTATTCATCGTGGGAAATGGAAGCCATGTGTTTTTATTATCATGACCATGAGCTAAAGAATATAGACTATCAAAAATATGGCTTGAGTAATTTCTTTAAACTGCCCACTATTCCAGTAGTAGAAAGAAGTTTTACCAAAGCTGGAAAGGTTATTAATATTTTTGAACTAACTCGTATATGTGGCACCTGTATTGCAAAGAATAAAAATAAAGGAACGGTATCTTTACTTACTCCGGAAGGAGTTGTAAATGTACGATTTGCTAAGGAATTATTTGCTATGTTTGATAAACAGCTTTCTGAGGTCCAGGAGGATGGTACCAAGAAGGTTACCGAGCGTAGTTGGTTTAATAGAGGTCAAATGATTATGGTTACGGGTATGCGGCAAGGCGATGATTTTGTTGTTAAAAAATATGCTTCTACCCCAGGTCATAGATTATATCATATAGACGAAATTATTAATGGAACTGAATTAAGAATGTCAGTGGAGAGGAATAGCACAGAATGAGAAAGAATGTTAATGACATAGATGAATGGGTAATATTGGAAGAATTTCCTTCTTATAGTATAAACAGAAAAGGTTTTGTTAAAAATAACGAAACTGGACATATCAAAATTCCTTCTATGGGAACTAGAGGATATCCTGTGGTGTCCCTTCAAAAAAATAAAAAAACTTATTTAAGAACAATACATATTTTACTGGGAAGAACCTTTATTTTTAATAACGATCCTATTCATAAAACCTAGATAAATCATATAGATGGAGATAAGGCAAATTATAATCTTTCAAATTTAGAATGGGTAACTCCACAAGAAAATAACAATCACGCTAGATGTACTGGTTTATATTTATCAGACGGTGATAAAGCTGTTATACAATTAGATCAAAATAATAATATTATTGCCGAATATCGTTCTGCTTCAGAGGCAAGTAGAATTACAGGAATTGGGCGAGCTAATATTTGTAACGTATGTCGTCATTATGTTTCTAAAGACAATAGGCATTATTATACAGCAGGAGGTTATAAATGGGAATGGAAAAAAAATATGATGCAATAAATCCTTAGCATTATAAAATTGGCGGCATTGAGTGCATCGACGCACTTGCGGCCGCCACTACCGGGCTGGAAGGAATTGAAGCAGTTTGTACTGCAAATGCCATTAAATATTTGTGGCGTTGGAAATATAAAAATGGCCAAGAAGATTTAAAAAAGGCCAAATGGTATATTGACCATCTGATTAAAGAATTGGACAAAAATAGCCAATAAATCAATAAGAAAAACTAAATATAGTGGAATGGCCTTTTTGAAAAAAACTATATTTAGTTAGGAGGATATGTATGTTTGTTAAAAAACGTGATGGACAAAAAGTTATTTTTAATAAACAAAAAATTGAAGATGCTATAAATAAAGCTTTTCTTGAAGTAGATGGATAGCTTTATGAAACTGATACCGCAAAAGAAATAGCCGATGAAATAGAAAGCTTCTATCAGTGCCATAAAATGGAGTAGCCAGATGTTGAAAGTATCCAAGATATGGTTGAAAAATATTTAATGTTGTCTGAACGCAAAGATGTTGCAAAAGCATATATTCGTTATAGATATAAAAAAGAGATTTTGCGTCAAACAAACCAGACCTATAATAGCATCTTAGATTTAGTCGAATTAAATAACCAAGAAATTAAAGATGAAAACTCAAATAAAAATCCTATTCAAGCCTCTACTTAGCGAGATTATATCGCTGGCGAGGTGAGTAAGGATGTCACACGCAGGATACTTCTTCCTTCGGTTGTGCAAGAGGCTCATGACAAAGGACAAATCCATTTTCATGATGCAGATTACTTTATTGAGCACATTTTTAATTGTTGTTTAGTAAATCTTGAAGATATGCTGCAAAATGGAACCTGTATTAATAAAACTTTAATCGAAAAACCTCATAGCTTTAGAACAGCTTGTACTATTGCTACTCAAATAATCGCCGTCGTTGCATCTGGACAATATGGCGGACAATCTATTACCTTGTCACATTTAGCTCCTTTTGTTGATGTTTCTCGAAAAAATATCAGGGCTGAAGTGATAAGAGAATTATCGAATTTATTAAAAAGAACTCCAGAAGATGACGAGGTAGAGCCCATTGTAAGAGAACGCCTCTTGCAAGAAATAAAAGATGGTGTTCAAACTATGTAGTATCAGATTAATACTCTTAATACTTCCAATGGCTAGACTCCGTTCGTAACTGTTTATATGTATTTAGGAGAAGTCCAAGACTCTCAAACCAAAAAGGATTTGGCACTTATTATTGAAGAAGTGCTTAAGCAACGAATCCAAGGAGTTAAAAATGAAGTTGGAGTTTGGATTACTCCAGCTTTCCCAAAATTAATTTATACTTTAGAAGAAGATAATATTTATGAAGATTCTCCATATTATTATTTGACTGAACTTGCTGCAAAATGTACAGCGAAGAGAATGGTTCCAGATTATATCAGTGAAAAAATCATGCTCTAGCTAAAAGGGGATGTTTATCCCTGTATGGGATGTAGATCTTTTTTAACGCCAGATCGTTTTACCGATAAACATATAGGAAATATAAGCAACGCAAAGAATTATATCGAAGGTTAGCATAAATATTATGGAAGATTTAACTAGGGCGTAGTTACAATAAATCTAGTAGATGTAGCGTGCTCGGCTAATGATGAAACAGAATTTTGGAAAATTTTAGATTAGAGACTAGAAATCTGCCATCTAGGACTTCAAGTACGTCATAAGAGATTATTAGGAACTGTCTCAGATATATCTCCTATTCATTGGTAGTACGGCGCTTTAGCCAGACTAAAAAAAGGAGAAACAATTGATAAATTACTGTATAATGGTTATTCTACTATTTCATTAGGATATGCTGGATTATGGGAATGTGTTTATAAAATGACCGGTAAAAAATTAACTGAACCAGAAGGTAAAGAATTTGGTTTATAGGTAATGAAAAAATTAAATGATGCTTGCGCCAAATGGAAAGCTGAAGAAAATATAGATTATTCAATTTATGGCACTCCAATTGAATCAACAACCTATAAATTTGCAAAATGCTTATAGAAACAGTTTGGTATTATACCAGGAGTAACCGATAAACAGTATATCACAAATAGTTATCACATCCATGTGACAGAACCAATTGATGCTTTCTCTAAAATTGCATTAGAGGCTGAATTTCAAGCTTTAAGTCCAGGAGGCGCAATTACCTATATAGAAGTTCCAAACATGTAGAATAATATTCCTGCTGTTTTAGAGGTTATGAAATTTATTTATAACCATATAATTTATGCTGAACTAAACACTAAATCAGATTACTGCCAAGTTTGTGGATATGATGGAGAAATAAAAATTGTAACAGACGAGGAAACTCAGCGCCTAGTTTGGGAATGTCCTAATTGCGGCAACCGCGATCAAAGTAAGATGAACGTAGCAAGACGAACCTGTGGATATATAGGATCCAACTTCTGGAACTAGGGTCGTACCGAAGAGATTGCGGAACGGGTATTGCATTTATGAAAACATTTTATATTTATCGCCATACAAATCTAATAAATGGTAAAGTATATATAGGACAAACTTGTCAAAAGCCTGAATATCGCTGGGGTAAAGATGGCAATGGATATAAAAATTCTCCCCATTTTTACGCGGCAATTCAAGAATATGGATGGGAAAATTTTAAACATGAAATTCTTTATAGTGGTTTAACCCAAAAAGAAGCTAACGATAAAGAACAAGAACTGATACAATTATTTGATGCTACAAATCCCGCCCAAGGTTATAACTCTGAATCAGGTGGTAAAAATAAAATTCCTAATCAATATACTAGAGAAAAATAGTCCTAGGCTGCCCTTAATAGACCTATCGTTTCCGAAGAGACAAAAAGAAAATTATCTAAAGTATCTTTAGGAATTTAGAGAAGTAAAGAAACAAAAGAGAAAATGCGAATTGCAGCCGTGAGGAGAGAACAAAAACGTTCTACCAAGTCTAGCCCAGTTATATGTATAAATACTGGTCAATATTTCTCTTCATGTCGTAAGGCTGCTGATTGGTGTGGATTAGCCGGGGTAAGTGGTATCTGTTTGGTTTGTAAAGGAAAAAAACAGAAAACCGCAGGTGCTCACCCCATAACAAAAGAGAAGTTGTTTTGGAGATATGCCACACAAGAGGAGATACGATAGCATGAGATATGCAACAATCAAAAAAAATGATATTGCAAATGGTGAAGGTATTGGAGTGTCTTTTTTTGTATAGGGATGCCCAATAAGATGTTTTAATTGCTTTAATAAAGAAACATGGGATTTTAATGGCGGAAAAGAATTTACTATTGACACATTAACTGAAATTATTGAAGCGATAAAAGCAAATGGAATAAATCGCCATTTTAGCGTATTAGGTGGAGAACCCTTATGCCAAGAAAATTTATTTTTAACAGCTTTAGTAATCAAAACCGTTCGAGAAACATATCCAAATATAAAAATTTATGTGTGGACTGGTTATACCGAAGAACAGCTTCAAAAGCGTACTGATAGTAAATTATCTTATATATTTGAAAATATAGATTATTTAATAGCTGGGCCTTATATTGACAGCGAACGCGATATAACGCTCCCCATGTGCGGCAGCCGCAATCAAAAAATCATAAAAATGCATGAGGAAGATAAAAATGGGTGAAACTTTAAAATATATTAAAACATATGATGATTTAAAAAAGTCTAAACTTTTAAAAGAAACTTTATCAGAAGATGACAAGATTTATGTCATTGATGAAAACAGAGTATATAGCTATCGGAATGGACGTTTTGTGGTTTAGGAAATAGACAAAACATCCAACGTAGATGTTTCACTCTACGATATAAATAAGCAAATTATCTCGCAGATGCCAGAAATTACAAAGGAAGAAGCTATAAAAATACTGGATGATTACCAATGGATGCATGCTTCAACTAGTTATTTCGGTTTTATGAGCTTTGAAAAACATTATTTTACAATTTTTCATAGAACCGAGAATAAACAAGATACTATGTTTGCAGCTATCGCTTTGGATTGTATTCAAAATATAGGGCATTTGAAAACATTAAATATAGAAAATGAAACTTTGGAAGTATGGCTTGACATTGGAAATGAAATTTATCAATATCTTATATTCCCATATGACGAAGGGATTGTGAATTTTCATGGCTAACTATTTAGTTTGTGATTGCCACTTGTTCTTACCAAGTAAAATCTATAGCGTAATTGATGAAAAAACTCAATTTTTAGAAAGCAGTTCCCCGGATGAACTAGGCAAAACTTTAGCTATACTTTGCCACGATAATAATTTCCACCAAGTAAAATTTACTGGTAGTAAAACCTTTTTAAAAAAAGTAATTGCAGATATGCAAGAAGTTGCAATGTGTAAATTTGATTATTATGATATAGAAAGTGAGTATTTATAATGAGTAAGTATGTTGTTAGCGATACGACCGTTTATAGAGTGGGCACCGTGGCAGAAGTAGAGCAGCTGCACGATGAGCTTTTAGCTGACCCTTCATTTACCCTTGGGGCTTTTAGCTATAAAACCAAGTATGTAAAGGCCAAGGGCGAAATAATTGATGAATATCAGCTTGTTTCTGCGAAGAAGATTTTCAATGAGGAAAAAGAACCAACAAATCCAGTAGAGATAACATATACTGTGAAAGAATTCGAGGCGAGTTTTTAATGAAATTTGAAAGAATAACAAAATATCCCGACGCAGTTTTGCCGCAGCGTGGCACAGCGGGGAGCGCAGGCTATGATTTTTGCGTAGCTGAAGATACTATGTGCTATGTTAATGAAGTAACATATGTTCCAACAGGAATTAAGGCTCAAATCGATGACGGTTATTATCTACAACTGTCGTTGAGAAGTTCTGCTCCTAAGAAATATGGAGTTATGCTAGCAAATGGAATCGGTAGACTATAAACATAACTATGCCGATTTAAAACTCCGGAATTAAGCGGGAAGGCTACGTCGAAAGATATGCTAATCCGAACCGAAGGCTAATCAAAGATTAGTCAGGGGCAACGCATAGATGGTGAAAAGATATAATCCATCCAAGAGGCCGGAGCTATTGCAAAAGCAATAGAAAAGATATGCTGAACTTATAGGAAACTATAAGAACTATTGGATAAAAAGCCGATAGGATAACAAATTTGGTAGTTGATTCTGATTACTACAATAACCCAGATAATGAAGGACATATTATGTTTGCTATCTATCCTTTTAAGAATACTATTACACTAAAAAAGGGAGACCGTATCGGACAAGGAGTATTTCTTCCATATGCTATCACTGACTCAGATACTGCGGCCGGCGCGCGCACTGGTGGTTTCGGCTCTACATCATGAGACTTTTAGCACTAGACCAAAGTAGCCGCATTACCGGCTACGCGGTGTTTATAGATGATAAGCTTGAAACATATGGAAAAATAGATTTAAAAGATGACGATATAGGTATTCGCTTAAACTCTCTCCGCGACCAAATCGCCCTGCTAATTATGAATTATGGAATTGATGAAGTCGCTTTTGAAGATATTTACATGGACGGATAGAAAATAAACAATGTTTCTACTTTTAAAATATTAGCCGAAGTGTTCGGTGTATGCTATGAATTGTTTACTGATTTAAACATTTCAAATACAGCAGTATTAGCTGGAACGTGGAAATCTACTCTTGGAATAAAAGGAAAAACTCGTCCAGAGCAGAAGAAGGCCGCACAAGAATGGGTTAAGGCAAACTACAATGTTGCTCCAACACAAGATGAAGTAGATGCTATTTGTATAGGCGCCCATATTCTTAAAACTAAACAAAAAACCTTTAATTGGCAATAAAAAAACGGGGAAGTGTGATTAATCACACTTCCCCTTAATTTTATAAAAAATCCTATTGGTAACATCAATAATTTCCCCACCATAAGTCGCAATCAAATCTGCCAATAATTCTTCCTAATCAACTGTCATATAGACCTTATAACTAAACATTGCAGCGTGCGTAATCTCATGACAGAGAACTTTTTTGATTTTCCAACATGGAATTTTTTCACTCATATAGATTGTTTTAGTTTCATTATCACATGAAGCTAGCGCATATTCGCCATTATCTCGTCTAATTTTAGGATGATTGGGAGATACTTTCTTTATCTCCCAATCAATTCCATTTATATTAAACATTTTGTAGCTTTGTTGCTAAGGTGTTTACTTTTTTCTGCACAACAGCTTTTTCTTCTGGAGACGCATCAGCTAACATTTCCATCATATCGCTAGTTAATTCTTTCATATAATTTTCCAACTCTTGAATTTTCTTAGCGGAATCTTGATGTGTGGCTTTACTTTCCATATACATACGGCGCTTTTGACCACTCCGGCCTTCACGCTCATCCTTCCACATCATAGGATATGGCTCTTCGTAATAGTTACGACTACCAGAGTTTGAGGTTCCGTTACTACCACCCTGGGAGCTGCCTCCCCCAGAGTTAGAAGTTCCGCTTCCCCCAGAACCGCCATCATTATAGTACATTCTACCCTTCTGGTATTCATCCTATCTATCATAGGGATAATAAGGAAGATATTTTTCCATATAGTAGTAGGTACTGCGCTTTTCTTCATTCTCTTTTGCGTCTTCCATAGCGTCGGTTACCGCGCAGTAATAGCAAGCTTCTGCCAAGTCTTTAATCATATCAATTACTTCGCCAAGTTCTTTAGTATCTACGCAGCGAAGGTCACCCATCTAACCTTCAACTTGGGTAACTAGCTATTTTTTAATTTGTTTTAAATGTTCCATTACGCCACCCTCTCTATAATTAGATTAGCATTTTGAACATTTACAGGAATTGTACTGGTGTTTTCAACGCTAATCTGGCTGCAACATCCAATAGGTACATTAATATAAAGACTTGTGCCTACATTGTTATACTAATCAACTGCCGCAGGAGTTGAAATCATACTTGAGGTGGCTACTGGCTCTCCGTTGATTGCGATAGCAAGACTAATGGGGCCTACTGTTTCATCAGTAGGCACCGCAATATTAGCACCGAATTCAACGAGGAATCTCGCGCGACACTACCCATTGGGCAATCCGCGTAAGCCAACTAATCCACTGCCCTCTCTATGAATCATAGAGCAATTTCCAGAAACTGCTGTTTCTGTAAATATGACAGCCTAATTTACGGCTACAGTTTGAACCGCATTAGCAGTTATTTCCATCCTCTATTAACCTCCTTCTTACAGACCGGTATATCCGTTGCAAACGGGTCCACCGTACATGGCGTTATATCCATAGGTACCAATAGTACCGGTATATGGATTGGCTACCAAATAAGCAGGCTCTGCAGCCGGACGAAGAGCATTGATGAGATAAGCATTCTGCTCGCTTTGAGAAATCTGTCCTTTAAGAGCTGCATTCTCGGTCTGCAGAGTAGTGATGCGGTCTTGAACTAGGAAGTCAAGAATCTGGCGAGTATTAGCATTTTGATTGTCAATGACATCGCGTACACCAGTTGTAATAGCCGCGCGGTCAGCGCAAGCCTCGGTAGCAAGATTGTAGTTGAGAGTTGCGAAGTTAGAATCGATACGGTTCTAGGTCTGGCAACAACAGAGCTGTTCGTCTGCGCTGTGTGCGGCCAGCTGAGCCTGTAGCGCATTGGTGTTCTGTAATCCTGCGACTGTACCAGCATTAATGGCTTGGATGGTTTCAAAGCCACTATTGGCAATTTGAGCTTGAGTGCCAGAAAATCCATTTAATAAGCTGGTATTGAGATTGTAGAAGCCGTTAGAGGTGCTAGAAGCTAAATCGCGGATACCAGAAGAGACATCATGCATATCAAAGTTATAACCAATATCTGCGGTTACAGCTCCTCCATTGATGCCATTACCCCAGCCACCGTTGCCCCATCCGCCAAAAGCGAATAGGAATAAAAGAATAATCCACCAGCCACCAAAGCCGGCGCCATCACCAAACATACCGCCACGATTGCCGCCACTGACAGCAGCAATATCAGATAAACTATAGCCTTCACTTGTGTTAAACATAAAAAAGTTCCTCCTTACAAACCTAGCTGCTATTTAAAAGCAGCGAATTCTTTGTCGAAGTCGAGGCCCCTCTATGCACACAAGTTGCGCGCAAAGTTTTCTATCCCCTTTCCATCATTATTTTGAGCCATGGTGATAAGATTTTGCCCAATTGGAGTATTCCCCATTTGGTTTTGTAGCATATTCATCATCATAGTTTGCGGATTCTAACCATTCCGCATTGCTTGAATAAATTGTAGGATACTAGGGTTCATAAGTCCTGAAGCCTCCCTCGATTAAAACTTGAATTCCTTGTTAGAAGTTTGTGATTGAGTTTGATCAGGACTCTTTTCTACAATATTAGTCTTCGCTAATGCCTAATTCAGTGCGGCCATGGCATTATTAAATTCATCTCTTGTAACATACTATGCTGATAGATTTGTTGGATCTGGTGTAACAGGTATCTCTTTTATTTCATACATATTCAACGATGCGGTACCGTCAATGTTGCATTGTTTAGTATAAATTTTCCCGTTGGCCAAATCGGGAAAGAAAGAGACAGAGCCATCAAAATCTACCGCAGCCGCTCGGACTTCCTCAAGACTTGACACCGGACGACCTTTTAAACCTAATACTTGCTTCGTCATTGTGTTAGCTGTTTGAGGATAATAATAGGGTTGTGATTGATATGGCATTATTGACTAAACCTCCTTTTACCAAAAATTCCCGGAAAGATTTACCAAAATTTTTCTTTCCGTGGATATATAATTTTTGTTTTAAATTAATTATCCTACCGTGTCCAAAAATTTCCGGAAAAAATTGGTAGCGGGCGCTTTTATATAAAACGGTTACCGCAAAAGTCAATTATAAAGGAAAGTAAAAAAGAAAGGGATGATTAAATGGATTTTTTAGACATATTTGTCAAATATTGGCTATAGTGGCTATTTGGTTTAATAGCAGCTGGCATAGCTTTTGGAGCAAAACATTATGTAACACTTCAAAAGAAAAGCTGGCAAGCAAAATGGGACGAAAAAATTAAAACAGATGTAATTGATAAACTCGAAGCTGAAATGGCTGAGCAGAAGCAAGAATTTACACAAGCTGACTAGAACATTTACGCAGAGATAGAAGCATTATCAGCGGCTTTGGAAAATGCGACTATTGGCATTTTGTCAATCCAAAGCAAAATGTTTTATGATGAATGCCGCAGACTACTGGACCCAAACCATGTAATAACATTGGACGAATATGAACAATTTAATAAGGATTATGAAGCTTATAAGGCTCTCGGAGGCAACCATAGGGGAGATATTCTGTATAAGAGTGTGGTTGTTAAATTCGAGGAAAGCCTAAAATAAAAAATAAGGGCGAGAATTTTAATTGATTCTCGCCCTTATTTTTTTTTATCAATGAATATAATAAACTCTTGTTTCAATCATGCTTTTAATATATTCGTTTAAGTCAAGTGATATACTCTATAAGTAATTCCGTGCTTCACTTGGTAAAAGCTCTAGCACAGCTTTATAAGTATCTTCAAAAGCTTTCTTTTGAGCTTCTAAATCAAACTTACCTTGCTTTTTTAATGAATCGACATAGGTTTGCTAAGTCGTCATAACGCAGTTGGTAACTGTTTGATTTAGCATATCAATATATTTATTATAAAGCTCATTATTTGTTTTTGTTTTTAATTCCTCTGCCTTAGTAGAAATCCAGGAGACTAAGTATTTGGTTAGAATAATTAGCACTGGGATGATTACTAGCTGAAAAACAGAAGATATAATATCTTGAATGTTCATTTTATATTACTCCTCCTAAAGAAATTTATTGTACATATTTATCCAGTCTGGGATACATTTTCGCCAAGAAAAATCATAAGTCATAACTTCTGCAATCTTTTTTTGCAATAGTTTTTTGTTATTATAAAGTGAACAAGCTTCTGAAATAGCTTGGTTAGAATTAAAATATGGAATACAATTATGCTTGTTGAAGGAATCGCTTATTCCCTAAGACAACTAAATTATTGGAATAGCTCCATATCGACAAGCATGACGCGGCATTAAAGGAGAAATATCATTAATTGTATTAACAGTCAAGAAGAAATCTGACCCAGACAAAAATTTCACTGTATGCTATGGAGACATCCATTCATCCATTGAAATTATATGACCATATTTAATCTTTTCTGGACATACGCAAAGAAAGATTCCATTGTTTTCATCAATACAATCTGCTATTTCATAAAACAAATTTATGCCTTTTTTCTCAACAAAACGCCCCATATACAGAAATATCGGCTAATTTGAATTGATTGATAAGACTTTACATAAGTTGTTTTTGCATATAGTTTTACCAAGTTGATGTTTGGCATTATATTTACAAGGTAAAAACATTCCATTATCTGGATCAATAATATCATCCAATATACCTGTGGAAAGAGCATAGTCAGCACAGAATTTATGCTAAAGATTGGCAGATAAAACAACTGTTTTTTTATATAACCCACAGGGTATTCTTTCATCAATTGTATACAAAATCTTATTCCTATATTTCTTATTTATAAATGGCTCTATATCAACCAACTAGATAATATCTGGGTCTATTGTATCAAGCACGGTATCTAGATAATTCCAATTCGTTAGTTCATAAAAAAACACTTTTAAAAATTGACAAACAACATAATTTTCTTGTTTTTGTATGAAATCAGTGGAAAAATCTATAAAAAAAGTCTATTCTTTGTTTTCAGTAATAACATAAACTTCTTGACCACTATCAGCGAGAGATATTGCCAATCCATCAATAAATTCTGAAACTCCCGTCTATATTTTATTGCATATAATACTTTGGCTACCAATTAAACATATTCTCATTTTAAAATTTGTTGCACCTTTCTTTCATGGAGCAAAGATTTTACCATTCTCAATCCGGAAGCAGTATCCATAGTTTTTAGCAATTCTTCATTTGCGGCTGTTTCAGAAGTAAGTAATCCTTCCGCCCAATAGGTTTTATCAGTTGTCCATAATCCATAACATGTATCTTGTTCAAGTTTTATTTCTCTTTTTATTAGTGCAGGGGTTGAACCATCGATTTTTACAGCTCGTTCACCAATATTCCACAAATGCAAATATTGATAAAAACCTTGTTCGATATTGAAAAATCTATGTGGATTGGTTGTATGGACAATAGTGCCATCATCAAAATAATAATAATTAGAAACTGGACTTATTCCTTGATTGGCTATTTTTACAATTCCAACAGGGTTTTTGTTTTTTCCTAAAACTCTATCCTTAACTGTTAAATCCTTAATCATTTTCTAAGTTCCGTCAGCCATAGTTATTAAACTATCACCACTTAAACACTCAAACCTTATATAATAGATTGCTTCATCAACGTTTATATTTAAATTTTCATTTCCAGTTGCAAGACAACAAACATAAAAGTGATTTTCTGCGCCACTGGTAGCTGTAAATGCATCACTCAGCGTATTAGTAATACTCTATTCTTCTTCATTGGTTTCCCACTAAAAATAAAAATTAAAGTTAAGGTCTTCTCCTCCAGGGTTACTCAAACTTGTACCAGCAAAAAAATTCGCTATTGCATCGTCTTTTGTTTTCTCTTTGTTACTAATTAGATATACCATATCATTATATATACTCATTGAGTTTGGGTTAATACTACCCTAAATACTCCAAAATTTTTGAATAGGACTTGTCTCTGTGTTGCCATCTGAATGAACTGACCACTAAATTTGATCGCTATAATAAATATTATAATTTTCTATTGCTTCTACATCTATTTCCTCGTAATCATCAATAGGTTCAGTATATTCTTCAACGGCCAAAGTGAAAGTTAAAGTATGGTCCGATACTAAATATTGATTGGGATAATCACGCCAAGCTATAAGTGCCCATGAATATAAATCATTTTCATCGCATTGTAGCTATTCGTTATTAGTAATAAACGTAATATTATTTAACTACTCTTCTAAAAGGTAAAAAGGAGGGTCGTTTAAATAATATTTGAAATCATATATACTATTATCGCCAAAAGTAGCTTCAAACTTGGATTCAAAAGAATTTTGTGAAATAAGTCCCATAGACTCCGAATATATTTTTAACTACTATAATACAAAAAAAACATTTTCATTGTTAATTAAAAAAGAAAACTAAGACAATAATTCTAGAGGAACTAAAGAAAAATTTATAGATGAAATATTGCTCGAACATTTAAAATCTATTTGTTTAATCCTAGCTAATGTCCAATATACTGGAACATACATAAAAGAGGTTAGAATACAAGACTGTAGTAAGCCCGGAAAATCAGGGTGCGTCACCACAACACACTAAGCTCGTTTATTGTCGGCCCCCGTATTTATATAAGAAGTAAAAGATTTTTTTTTCTTGTTTATTTTGCATATTAAACTATCATTGCTGGATAATTGTAAATTTGATGCAGTCTAAGACAAATCCCGCACAAAAATAAAACGAGGTAATTGTTTCTCGTTTAGTAAATTCGGTGATACAAAAAATAGCAATCCGCTATATGCACTATCGGCGTCATAGTTTTCTAGCTGTGACAAATCAAAATACTTTAAATATGTCATTGGATTAGCACTTTGAATATCTTCATCTGATGCAAGAAAAGACTGCACATTGGTCATCATTTCTGATATAATTTGGGATAAATTACCAAAATACATTACTCCCAAATCAGACTAGCCATTTATTGATAGAAAGTAACAAGACAAATCTACATAGCTGCCATCCTCTAGAGGAAGTTGTAATATAAAGGTATCTGTATTTTCTGGCAAATAATTTAAGTTTAAATTCAAAGAAGAAATTTCTGTTCCAGAGTATATTCTTTTTTGTTCATCTGTAATATCATCTGTAATAACAAATTCTATTTGCGATGCTTCCTAGGAAGGCTCATTTGCTGGAACCGGTAAATAGTTTGCAGTTTTTGCTCCAATATGATGGATTTGTTCAAAAAAGGAATGTGTAGTTCCAGAAGTAAAAGTCCATTGAGACATTAATTATTCCCCCTCGTCCTATTCAGGAATATCTTCACTTTCAATAAAAGAAGAAACAACCAAAAATACATCGCCTTCTTCTACCTAAGATAAATCATCATCTTCCGAATATATGGTGTAAAGTTGCTCAATCTTTTCCGAAACCTAATTCGCCGTTAGTCCATTCTCCTAGATATTATCATCTAGAGTTTTTTCATATATACTATCAACTATACTTTGCCAATCCTCCTAATACATTTTTACAAAACTATTATTATCAGTCTAACCCATGTTTGCCTAAAATCCTCCTTTAAAATCCCTTTTTATTTTTATAATAACATAAAAAATATGTAATGTCAAACTTGACAAAATATATTTTTTATGTTATTATAAAAATAAAAAGGGATGAATAATAATGATTACACATTTAGCAATAATTCCAGATGGCAACCGAAGATGGGCCAGGGAACGTGGTCTACCCGATGGGGCTGGACACGCGCAGGCCCCAACCGTATTATTGCGGATACTTGATTGGTGTATAGATAAACAAATCAAATATTTAACAGTTTATTGTTTTTCTTCCGATAATTGGAAACGCTCTTCGGAAGAAAGAGCAAATTTAAATGCTATTGCCATTCAGTTTTTTACTGATTTTACAGATTGGTTTTTGAAAAACGATATTCGTTTTGTCGCTTAGGGAGATAGAACTGGTTTTAATAAATTCAGCGAAGAGTTATAGAGCTGTATCTATCAGGCAGAAGAAAAGACAAAAAATTGTTCAACTTTAACAGTTTTTTGTTTACTTAACTATAGTGGTCAACAAGAATTAATAAATACCATTTCTCAAGGCAAAACACCCGCAGACCTGCGGCCTCCGGTAGATGTAATTGTTAGGACTGGCAAAGAAAAGCGTTTAAGTAATTTTTTACCCTGGGAAGCTTGTTATGCTGAGTTAGTATTTAGAGACGAGTATTTTCCAGATATTGACTATTTTATTTTAGAAGATATTTATCAGGAATATGAATCTCGAGATAAAAGATATGGCAAATAACGGAGAGAAATTTTTAATTTCTCTCCATTATTTTATTCTTCTGGCTCTTGCGTTGGTAATGTAGGCGTGATAGATACATTTGTTATTTTATCTTCGGTAACAACCGCACCATCTACGCCCAAAATTGTTTTACCTTGGATAATATTACTTTCGTCTAAATTTGTATACGAATCGGTATTCATTAATAAAGTATATTCTAAATCATTCTAATGAATAGTAGCATAATTTGTTGTCGAGCCATTTTCCAATTCGTTATTCTTATTTGGTATTGTAATATTAGTATTTATTTCAACGTCTGCGACAGGTCTAAATGTATTTCCTTGCTTTACATAAAGCTCATTGCCAAGAAGCTATCCAATAGAGTGCTCAGAGTAATCTTCTCCAATAGTATATAGAGTATCATTGTTTATCTGAATCTAAGATTGTGATTTTGGTGATTTAGAAGCACTAATGTTCATTGTGCCGTTATGATTTAAAGAATAACTAATTTTACTCACAATATATTCCCCATTTATATTTGATTTTTCATCAAAAACCTAAATTAATGAATTTGGCTCTAGATTGTATATTGGAATTGCGGTTAATGAAATATTTTCTATACAATAAGCATATTGATAAATTAAATCGTCAATCTTATTTTTTGCACTAATATTTCGATAACTGATAGACAAATATTTATTAAAACCTTTAGGAATATAAATCCAGGTATATCCAGTCTGTGAATCTAACATTTCTTTTGATGGAGTTTGCGATATATCTTCTGAAGGTCTAGTATCATATAAAATTAAATCCGGAATTTCTTTAAAAATAATTGCCGAAACCTTATCATCGTTAATAACTTTTTGTCTATCTCCAACTTGTGGAATTGAGAATTGGCTTAATTCGTCTCCCTAATCTAAAAAGTCTATCCAAAAATTTAGAACCTCTGGATTATAACGGACATTTTTATTCCACCATTTAAAACCACCCTCGTCTTCATCAAAATACTCGCTTACATCCTCTTGCGTTTGGTCAACCCATACTCTTTGTTTAGTATAAAAGCCAGTTGTTTCATTACGCTTTATTTCTTCTGTATATTCTCCTGGAGTATACTTATATTCATGCGGAAAATTTGGATAATATAACTATCTCCAAAAACCTTGCATGTCGGTATAATACTATTCATATCCAGTATATCCAGTAGGATAGAGAGAGGGATTGCGGGCCGCCACTTCTGCGAGAAAATCATCTGGATAAATCATAGGAATGAAATTTCCTGGATTATTTTCATCTGATATATATAATGGCTATTCTTCTGAACAACCATGTCCAGCAAAATAATCCAAAGCCATCTGATAAATAATTTCACGCCAATCAACAACATTATCACTCGCGTGCTGATAAGTTGTTGTGTATACTTGTCCATTTAATGCTTTATAATATGTAGGTTTTTTATCAATCGCATATCTAGCATGAATTGGTATATCTTCGCCATTAATACCCTTTCTTTTACCCCAAACTATAAAATCATTTTTTAAATTAGTTAATACCGGAGTATTCTAAATAGCTGTAATTAAATTATTTCCTTCAAAACTATAAGAATACTTACTTAAATTATTGGCGTAAGTAACATATCGCTCATCATCAGTTGTTATAAAATGACTCCAGCTCGTATTCACGTATATAGGTTTGCGTCTAAATATAAATCTACCATCTGTATCATAAAAATATTCAAAATCGCCAAGCATATTTTTTATCTTATCTAATACAGAGGTAAGTGATTCTCCGATCGAGGTAATCAAATCACCGTTATAAACTAAATCGGTGATACGATATCCAATATCTTGTCCATATTCAATTTTTGCGGCGGTATAAAATTGTTTTTTCTCAGAGTCAGAAGCACTCTAATAGTCTTCTTCTGAAGATATAATAAAAGTTCCACTATCATTCCGGATAATACTTCCCGTAGTAGCAATACTTTCTTCTACCAATGAATCCCACTAAAATCCTTCTTCATTAGCAACCGAAAAATCTTTTAAAAATCTAACATTTGTAAAATGCCCAGTAGATTTTTGTCGTAAAACAACAAGTGGCTCATCACCACGCCATAATACTTGCTCTAAAGCGTATTTATCTACATCTTGAATAATAATATTATGGAAAGGTTCTTTAGCATATGCATGAACTGACTCTCTAATAATTTTTTCAAGAGGTATCTTTTTGATTGAATAATTACGTTCAACCTCATATAAATCTTTTAACTAAAAATTATTATCTTCGGATTTCCAGCTTGCGGTTGTGTTTAATAAATAATAATCGGGTTGGTCTTGTTTTTTATAGAAATAAGTATTTGCTATACATGTTTGAGTAGTATCGGCTGAAACAAATAACTAATGTGGAGTAATTATTTTTTTATATTTTGTATAATGATTTCCAGTATAAGTTTTGGGATTGGTATTATCATAAATATATGAACCATTTAATAGAAACCAGTTTCCACCGTTATTATCTAATTCAAATACGCACTATTCTATTGAAGTATCATTCGAATCAACTTTCTCATAATAATCATAAGACATAAGAGTATTTGAGTTATCAGCTGTTGGTTCAACCTTTCTTACTTGGTAAGACAAGGTTTCTTCGGTGCCAAAGTCAATAGAAGCGAATAACTAGCCGCCAAGTTCACCATTTAACATACACATCTTATCTTTGCCGGATAAAGAAATGGTTAAACCATTTACCGATAAAGATGTGTTAAATGATGTAAGAATATATGTTCCCATGGGAAACCAAACTATCTCAGGGTATTTTCCAAAAGTAGGAGAGTACTCATTGGATAGCAAATTGCTTATTCCTATTTCGAGCTTAAATTTTGTTTTGAGGCTCCAATAGTAGTCGTTGATGTTTACATCTGCGGCTACCATGGTTAGGCTGCAAGTGCGGCGGACCGCAGATGCTCCATCAATATTTATGCTTCCTCCGGTTATTTTTCCCTAGGCTTCATCTACATAATCTTCATTTATATTTAAAGCAATAATTTTTGCATAAAATGCTTTATATTGCTATTCATTTATTTGTTGTAAAAAATCCGTGTCTAAGAGATAATTCAAAATCTATTACCTCCTTAAAGATAAGTTATACGATTTGATTGCTTGTGTAATAAGTTGTGTTGATATCTGGAGTGCCTGTAAATGTGCCGCCTGTATTTAAAAACATGTTAGAAAGTGCGTTGCTCGCCGTCGTTCCCGTTCCTTCTGCCGGTATGCGGTATGAGGATTGGTATTCTTCTGACGTAGATAATTGTATTTTTGTACAACCTTTAAACATACTGTCATAGCATCCGGTTGTAAGTTTTGTTGCTGGCAGAGATGGTAAACCTATGAGCTCGACACACTCTTGATACATATATCTGTAGCAGTAGTTTGCAAGACTCGTTGCTGGAAGTCTCGTTGGTGTCTGGAGACTGCTGCATCCCCGGAACATAGCCTGATAGCAATAGGCCGCAAGAGTGGTAGCGGGGAGATTCGGCGCCTGACGCAGAGAGCTGCACCCTTCAAACATGGATGCGTAGCAAGATTGACCAAGCGATGTGGCGGGTAGCTCCGGGGGAATCTGCAAAGATGAGCAGCCTTCGTACATGCGCCCATAACAGTAAGCTGCTGCGGTGGTGGCTCTCAAAACGCCGGGATTCTCGAGTGCGCTGCAGTATCGAAACATAGAATGGAAGCAGCTACTATTTAGGCTTGTAGCAGATATATCAGGAGCAGAGAGCAGTCTTGTACACCCTTCAAACATACTTTGATAACACTTATCCTTCATCGATGTGGCAGGGAGCGCCGGAGCCGATTCGAGGGAAGTGCAACCCTTGAACATTTCACAGTAGCACATCGTTCCAAGCGTTGTTGCAGGCAGGGCCGGAGGCACCTTGAGGCTCGTGCAGCCTTTGAACATATTGGTGTAGCAGTACCCACTTGAAAGCGATCTCGCCGGAAGCTCTGGTGCATCTTCAAGGGCAGTGCAATTCTCGAACATGTATCCGTAGCAGGTCATAGGCAGCGACGTTGCCCTCAGCGCAGGAGCTTTGCGGAGCGCAGTACAGCCTGAAAACATAGAGTGATAGCATTTTTGGCCTAATGAAATAGCTGGAAGTTCAGGGGGCTCGACCAATGATTTACATCCAGAAAAGCAGAGAGTAAGGCAGTTTGCTCCAAGCGACGTGGCGGCGATAACGGGCGCTTCGCTTATCTTGCAGGCAGCAAACATCCCGTTATAGCACGATTCTGGGGCAGTTTTAGCTGGCAAGATTGACGGGCCTTTCGTCAGGTTCGTGCAGCCGTGGAACATATAAAAGAAACATTGCTCGGAAATTGTTGGCAACGGGATTTCAGGGGCAGAAACAAGCGCAGTACAACCATAGAACATGCAAGAAAAAGCACCTGTTGTCACCGACGGGTGAAGCCCATCAGCCACTTGTTGATAGTCAAGTAAGTTCTCGATGTTCCCTGAGCAATGGACATTTTCTCCAGTAATTGTCCATTTATAACTTGGCGGATAATTGAAATTATATCCGGTAATCTTGGTATTATTTCTCCCACGTAGATATAATTTGTTTTTCTATCCACTTGTAAGTGTATCTTCGCCATCCCATACCTCCCACGTCCTCCCATTAGTAGACCATTCCAGCGTTCCATTCCAATGCTTAAAAGCGGTCAATGTAAACGGTCCTATGCTGCTAAAAGTAAGACACGAATCATTCACAGGCTCTTCGGTTTTTTCCCAAAGCTATATATCTCCTTGATATACCTTTTTTATATTTTTTTCGCCTTTATAAATAGCCGAAATATTTTCCCAGTTAGAAATCACTCTTATTGCTCCTCTTCCTCAATAAAATAAAAAGTTAAAGTATCATGACTACTTAATTCATCATAGTCTTCTTGAGTGCCGGTCCAAATAGAATCTAGTGAGCCAATTGCAGTAGTGAGTTCTGCTAGTGTAAGAGTTTGGTTTTCCCCAGTCTTCAATCGAACCGCATCGACTATGTCATCTAAATGCTACTTTGATATAATAAATTCGGTATCCACTATTTTCAAACCTCGCTTCCAAAGCTAATTTCATCCCCTTGCTGCAAAGACCCTGCAATCAAACGTCCCTTAACATATGCCGTTTTTCCCTGTCTAATGTCTCTACTTGTTGCATTTGCACTACTAGTATCGACAATGTAATCTACTTCTTCTGGAATATTTTCTGAAGACTAGTTAATAACTGGAACCAATGCACCATTTTCCTCATTTATATTTATTTCTCCGACTTCTATTATCATTCTATCCTTATCTACATATAAAGAACCAATAGCATCCAAGAAATCAGTAGTGTTACCAATTCCAATAGCAGTAAGATTATTATAGTTAAAATCAGCAACTTCATATGCTTGGCACTAAAAACTGTGTATCATGCGGCCGAGCTAGTCCTGTGGCGTTAGAGAGACATTCATCAATCGCACTATAAAGTTTCCCTCATAAGGAGATTTAAACATTTTTATAGTGCCACTATTCAACCATTCTAGCAAAGCCATTTTGTATTCTCGTTCAACGCGAACGGTATACCCAGTTAAACTAGTAGCAAATATGTTACTTCTTATTTCTTGATAAGAAGGTGTCTCATCTCTTGGTGAGTTTTCATTGGAGATATTTATTAGTGTATAAATATGATAATCAGTTATTTTTATTTTTCTATAAAAATAACCTGGCTGATTTCCATTTACAAAATTTGCCATAAATTCACCATATGAATCCTGGTATAAAGATAAATCTGCCATAGATTTAGGATCTGTTTCAGACCAGTATAACTTTCCACCTCTAGAAAGATAAATTCCGGTTCTACTATTTCTCTCCATGTGGTCGTAATAGGATGATGTTGATGAATCTAAAAATGCAAGATCTATTTTATTCAACGCTAAATTAGACCAAGGCTATTGTGCTGAAAAATATAAATGTTCATTATCTATATGCTGCTCTGACGAAAAATTATCAGATATATCAATAAATTTTAAATTTTTATTATATAAAGAAATTACTTGATAATATTTATAAGAACTGTTATTCCAAAAGCCAGCAATTAGAGAACCTATATTATTATCAGTTATTTGTATTAAATCCAACTTTGAGGTTGGCGCAGAAACAGTTGTATAATAAAGATTATCCTTGTCAGTTTTAGTGTTTAACTTTCTTAGTGTTAAAGTGTTAATGCCGAGTTCCTAAAAATACTAATCATCTGGAAAAGCTGTAAATATTCTCTTATTCATTAATACGTCATTGTGATTGGAAACATAAATCTTTTTATCTAAAGGCAAAAATTGATTAGTTTCATCATCATCCATATTGAATGAAATTAATCCGTTAAGAGGAAATTCTCTGTATTTAACATTACCATTTCTAAAGAAAAAAGGATATTTACTTCCTATTGTATCCATCTTCTGCTCTAAAATAGTTTGTTTAAAAGAGCTTACTTTAGGATTAAAACGAATCTTAACTTGTTTATCTCCGTCATACAAAAACATATCTTCAAAATCAGAATATACAATATTAGAGGAAGAATAAGAAGATACATAGCCATATTTGTCGCACAGAGAATATCTGTACTAATGAAAAATTCCTTGCTCAATTGTATAATCGCGGTAAGAAAAATTTCTTAATTCAAAGGAAGAAGACAAATTAATAATATCAATTTTCTGCCAGGACGTAAAATCATCCCTATCGTCAGCTCGCTGTATTAAAATCGACAAAGGGAGATATTTAAAATTATGATGTATTCCAAAATCGTTAGGTAAAAAATCAAAAATATTACGAATATCTAAAACGGTAATAAAATACCATCCGTCGACAGTTCCAAAATATAAAGACAAATCTTTCTAATATATTACTTTTTTTAAATAACCTTGTTCTATTAAGTATTCATAATCCACGATATCTCCATCATCAAAGTATTGAGAACCCTAGCCTGGTAAAAAATAAGTCTCAGAACTATCATAAACTTCTCCATTGCCCACTATCATTCCACGTAAAGGAACTGTATTTGGTATTAATTTGCGAAGCTATGGTAATCTCTAGCTCGATCCACGATACTCAAATACTTCTTTGTAACCGTTTAATAAATATGGCGTAATGCTTCCATGGGCAAAAAGTGTCTTACTGTAATTGGTGTGCGGCAATTCAACAACAAATAGATAATCTGAATCCTCAACTTTAGTAATTTCACTATTCTCATATACTTGTTCAATGTAAGATAACGCCTTTTGTTTATTAGTCTGAAATTTTAAAGTAATATAACCGTTATCAAAATCATTGTCCGCGACTAAATCCATGATTTGCCGCACATCCTCAACATATACCAAAGCAATATTATATTCTTCTGATTGAATTTCATAATTGTTTATTGTTTTAACGCAATATTTTACTTTATATTTTTCTTGTGGCTCAATATCTGTTTCAAAGGTATATGTATCTCTATATACATAGTTTACGCTATTAACAGTATCATCTATTGAGAAATTATGCATCTACCAACCAGAATCTTCAATTACATTATTATCTTTCGATAATATAAACTTAAATTGATACGGTTTCTCTGTTACATCTGGGTTCACATATACTCCTGTGCAAACAGAAGAAAAATAATTTATTTTATGAATATCGTATTGTTGAATCTCAACAGTTGGGTGCTATGTATACTTTCCAGTAGCAACAGTAGAATAAAACCCAACAACGCTTGTGGTTATGTTAGTAGATGAATCTCTGGTTGTTTTAACATATGCCATCTGGAACTTATAATACTGACCAACTTTAAATCTTTGAAATACTGTTCTATTTTCACTGGCGTCTCTAATATAAAAAACAGCTTGATTGTTTAAAACATCCGGGTCAGTTGCCGTCACTATATAATTATTACTTTGTGCGGTTTTAATTTTTAAATTAAAACTATAAGATATATCGCTGTCGCTTTCCGCAGGAACATATGTTTTACTATGTATAAATGGAACAGTTATTTTTATCTAACAAGCATAATATACCTTGTCATTAATAATTTCTGTATCGGTAGATAATACATATGAACCATTTACATATTCATAGTATCCGGCAACACTAGGATTTGCGGAAGGGTTTACCTAGATAAATTCTTTACAGAATGCCGGTATCGTGCTATCTATAATTGGAGGCTACAATTTTTCTGCAATCGCTTCTATTGGCATTAATTATTCCTCCTATCTGTTTTGAATTTGTAAAATTATTTGTTTTAAATTACGCAAACAATCTGACATTATTAGGGTGTTTTCACCATTAGTAAAAACACCCAATAGATTGTTATAAACATAAATCAAACTATCTAATTCTTCTTTTTCGATCTTCATTTTTAAACTCCTCTTTCTCTATTATCTATCTTTATAATAGCAAAAATTTTTTATTTAAGCAAAAATAATTAGGAATCAGAATTACCGCCGCCGTCTACTAAAGCATCGACTCGCGCCTTTAACCTGTTAAAAACTGAAATTTCGACATAACTACTTAAATCTGAAGTTTTGACATAATTACTTAAATCTGAAGTTTTGACATAATTACTTAAAGATGAGCCGATATAATCAATTAAAGACTAGCCACTCTCGCCTATCCTAATAGCACCGATTAAAAAAATTTGCGTACCTGTAATATGAATACCATCGTTTTGACAAGAAACGTAATTTTTTACTTCACCGCTTCCATATTGATATGAAATCGCTGCATTAGACCCTGTGATTTTTACAACACTGTTTCCATCACCCTGGGTGCTTACGTGAATTCCCACTCCATCATCACCTTCAGTTGATCCAGGAACTCCGCTACTAACCTATCCAATAGTCCCAAGATTATTAATCGTTATATAATTAGTTGAAATACCAGATGCACTACTTAAAACGGTAGAACCCCCGGATAAACTATCGCCATTAATTGTCCATCCACCAATTTGACCGGCATCCGCCGAAAGATAACTGGCATAAACTCTACTACTACTGATAACGCCTTCAAATTGTCCACTCTAAATATAAGCAGTACCATCCCATCCAACTCTAAATTTACGCTAATTAATATTTTCACTCATTCCAATGGATAGGGGGTAGTGTTCTTGATTAACTCCTAATGTTATATATTTATTTGAAGGATTCTCTTCTCTTTTATAGTACTAAAAATCTACATTATACCGTTCGCCACTCTCCACTTGGCGATATCCCGAAGAATCGCGGTAAAAAAGATTGGAGGAATTAAAAGTCTCATTGTTGCCAGTAAAATACTAATTCTTGGCGATGTTATTAGAAATATAAGTATACTGTTCTGTATTTTTCACCATTTTAATATATCCGTCATCTATATCAAGCAACATTCCCTATGGACTATTCTAATTGGCCCAATTAGACGAAAAAATCTATGATTTTTCTCCATCAAGATAAATGCGGCCACGTCCGTCTTTGCCGATAAACCCAGTTCCATCATCTTTAAAAGCATATGACATAGCACCATGATTAAAGCCATAAATCCCTGTATTTTTTGTTACAGCAGTTTCTGTACTAGTCCTAGACCAATCTCCTAGCACCACTCCAGTGAATGTATTGTCCCGTTCCTTGCGGCCGGCTGCAAATCCCGAGGCTACGATCGTTCCAGTATCATTATCTGTCACTATATCCTTACCATTCCATTTATTTAAAGTTGCAGAAGGATATTTATTTTCGTAGACTAGAATTGGCTAAGTCCATATGGGTACATATTCTAATTCAGAACCAAGTATATCCTCCATATGTGATACCCCTTCTTCATCCTGCACCTCTTCTTGTCCAATGACAACGTCAATAGTTTTTTCTTCAAAAAACTGTATCCCATAGGGTAATGCATCGGGAATAAAAATGCTAATAGGATTTAAAACAGGTTTATCAAATGTATCTTCTCCTAGCTTAGTTCCAGTTTCTTGTAAGGCTGGCTTGAAATTGTTTTCATTATTATCATCTCTCGGAGGAAATAGTAATTTCCAATGTCCATTTAAAGAATTTGTATTGTCGCCATGTCTTTTTGGAACAAATTGACCATTTATTAATTCATATGCAGTAATTTGATAAGGATTTTTATAAAAATCTGCCTCTCCAGAAGAACCGTATCTTACTCTATCCGGACCTTCAATATACTAAATTGAATATGTTTCAGTTTCACCATTTTTTAAAGCTATTGGATAATAAGATACAAGGTCGTAATCTCCGAAATTTTTTATTGTTAATTGAAGAATGAATAAAGAATCCATATCAACATTTGAATCTGCAATGATAGTGACAGTATGATTATCATTATCAACTTCTGCTTTTAATCCACCATCACCCAAAAGATTTGGATAAATTTTTTCTTTTGCCTCTATTGGTTCATAGTATGTTTCGGCCTCTGAATAACCTTCCCATGGGTCTAGAACAAACTAATCGTTTATTTTAATAAAGTATCTTTTATTTTTTGAATAATAATACTGCTTATAATACTGGTTCTAGTTATCTTGAAGAAGTCGGATAGGTTCGGCACCATCACCATGATTAGGATTATATTCGCCCGTTTCCTAATTTAAGGGATCGCTTGCAAAAGTAACAATCTACCTAAACTCTAATTTATTCTTTTCTTCTTTTTTATAATATACATTTTCCTCCCAATTAGCTTTCTCTTTAATTTGTCCTTCTGCATCATATACCGTTTCCAATGTATTATATTCTTCTTCATTTGTAATTAAAATATACCCACATTTCCTATATGGCTAATCTGTTTTGAGATTTATCTCACTTGTAAATTTTTCCGTTTCTGGATCAAATTTTACATAATTATGCGTCGTCTATGATGGATTTTCAATAAAATAATAATAACCTGTTGGCTAATATAGAGCATCCGGATTATGTTCTAACCCAAAATTTAATGCATTATCACCGCTTGTAAAAACCGGATAATAAATGTCCTATTCTTCTTTTTCCTTTATTCTATGTTCACTTGCTTCATAGCCAAATTCGGCTACATGCCAACTCGCATCAATAGTCGCTCCTCGCGGCCAAGCCACTGTATCGCCAGCCTAATCAAAAATCTCTATATCTCCAATAAGAGCAGTTTCTGTTTTTTCCTCGTTATAAGGTTCTAAAAATTCTTCATTGTCATTCTTACTCAGATTTAAAGCATTCTTACCATCCCTCCAAGTAAGAATAACTTTATAATTAGAGCCATTATCCCCGGCCGTTCCAAATTCTGGCTATACAAAAGCATGATAGTTCACGCCGTCTTTAAGGACATCCAACTAAATGGTATTGTTGGTTGCTCCATTATTTAAATGTTTCTTAATGGTAAAACCTACCTCTGTTACACCAGAAAAAACAGTGTCACTTGAAGGAACGGCGTCCTTTGTCGTCCCAGTCATAGGGATAATCATTGTTGAAGAGGTGGGAAATGTCCATGTGATACTGGTGCACTCTTCAGGGATTAATTCTGCCTTATCATATACATTATTCGTAGAAGGATCAAAAACTGCGACAAGCTTTCTAATCTCACTATCTTCATTCTTGCCAATATCCCCCGCCTCATTATATAAAAAATAATGCCCTCTTTCATTATCGCCATATTTAATAGCTAAAGCATTCATATCTAAAATTGTGGCCGGATTACTAACCTATGTATCATTGGTAAAGGTTAAAATATTAGAGATGGCGATTCGCTAATAGATATTATCAAACTCTTTTTTTAATATAATGGCTTTAATTTGCTCAGTTTGATAATTAACATTAGGAATAAATTTAATCTATAGCTAGTTGGTTGCTTTGTCATTTTCTTGGGTTTTCCCCCAATCCTAATTCTCATCTGGTTCATCGGTAACTCCATAGAATCTTTCCCAATGTGCCCCCGCGAATTCATCTGGACTCTATGCCCCTAATTTATATCTATACCAACGTATTTCATAGTCTGTTGAAAAAATATCATCATACGAAAGAGCTTTTATTATACCGCTACTTTCATCTTTATGAATCCAACGAAGTTGAATATTTTTTGTATTATGGATAGTTCTATCGACAATAAAAGTAGCTTGTTCACCACTTCCCAGTTGAGCAACTTTTTTGTAAAAATACCCCTCTTGATTATTTGCAATAAAATCTTGCATAAAATTAAAAGATGTTCCAAGATATAAAGATAAGTCAGCTGCAGAAGTTGGTTCAGAATTAGACCAATATAAAGTACCACCCCTAAATAAAAACATCTGAGTTCTACTATTTTTTTGCATAAAAACATAATATGCAGGAACTTGATTTTTTGTATAAGTCAAATCATTATCGCAATAAATTTCTGCCGCATCATCCTAAAAAGTATCAATAGGAATACCGACACAAACAAAAGGGTCTTTAACATAAATGTTTGGAGAAACACTATCAAAATCTTCGTCATCTAGTGTAGGTACATCATTTCCCTCATTGTCTTTAAAATTATTTCTCTAATAAAGATATAATTTCAATCCTACTATTGGGTAATTAACATATTCACTTATATTAAATACCTCTTCTTGAGTATAATATGTTTCAAAATTATATGGGTCACCAAAAAAACTATCACTATCTAAAAATACATATTTATTCCAGGTCTAATTTAAAGAAGGCTCTTTAAAAGTAATCTATAAAGCTAAACCATAATTTCCTTGCGCGGTATAATAATCCGCAAGATATGAAGCAAACTATGCCTATACACCGAGCATTAAATACCCCTACAAAGGAGACTTGGTATAATCGCCTGTCCAAATAGGAGTTAAACTTACTTCATTAAACTCTTTATCAATGGGCCAAGAGTATTTTGTATCATTATAATTAGCCCAAATCCCCAGTCCATTTTTATAAGTCGAAGTACTCTTTATTAAATTATTTGATATATTGATAAATTTCTCAAAAGGAGTTTGATAAACCATTGGGTCATTTTGATTTACTACTTTCTTACTCACAATTATTTTTTGGTTGTCATAATTCCCTTGTGGAATTGTGACTAAAACGACATCTTTTTCTCGATATTGTGTATCATAGCTATAAGCTGTAAATTTAGCTGCCCCAGTAGAGACGATATATTCACCAGAGGATGCTTTTTTGGCGTCTGTAACTGTAGCTTCAATAGTTTCGTCAAATTTAATAGATTGAATTTTTTTGTCTATTAAAATTCCAACAGCATCAAACAAAGCCTCAGAAATTTCCATATATACTCACTCCTTTATCTCAGTTATTTCTATAATAATGTAAAAATTACAAAAGAATAATTGGTCAATTTAGCCCAATAAAAAAATAGGGAAGAGAGTGACTCTCTTCCCTATTGATTATTAAAAACGATTTGCATACTGAGAAGCTCTATTAACTAGATTGTTAAATGCTTCTTCAATTTCTAAGTGATTAGATACGTTCGGAAATTCTGCGGTGATGGTGACCGTTTGTTCTAGAGCTTGCGCTTGATTGCCTAGGCTTGGTAACGCAACACCCGCGGCCGCAGACATTGATAGCGCCTAAAGGTCTATTGCATCGGTAATATCTCGCAAAATCGCAACACTGGCCAAGAAGTTTTTAGTATCATCAGCATTAAGAACCAGCTCTTTTTCATGCAGCATTGCTATCTTTCCTTCTGGACCCCAAAAACCGGTATAGCCTCCAGTATCAAAAGCTACACCCGTGTTACTTTTTGAACTACCATTAGCCGACGATAAACCAGAAAAAGCCTTTTTTAGGTATTCTTCTAAGCTCTCGTAAAATTCATACTTTCCATTTTGAAATTTAAATAATGTACCTCTTTCTCCCAAGCTTAAATCTTGTTGTTCCATAAATGTATGCGCGCGATTTAGATTATCAAAATATTTTGTTGTTGGATAACCAGAAGAAGAATACATTATTAATTTATAAGGAGATTGATTATTTTTATTATTGACATTATCTCCCTTAAAATTATTTAATGTTCCGTTAGTGCTACCATCATCATTACCAGTTTTGACAGAAGCTGGTGGTGTGGCATAACTTGTACCAGTTGGACTGCCAACTGGGACATCATATACCGTTTTTTCATGCTTCGTAATTGTATATTCCTTATCTTCTATTTGGGCCAGCTCTTCAAGCATGGTCTAAATTTCTGTATTAATTGCTTGTGCTGCTTCAACAGCCCCTCCCTCTTGAAGAAGAGCCGTATACCACTTCTGCCACTCTGCGGTAGCGTCACTAGCTGCAGTAGCTTGCTCTTTAAGAGATGTAATAAGACCCTTTTCGTCGCCTTCTCCATCAAGTAGAGTAGCTAATACTAGCTTATCAGCCGCTTCAATTTTTCCCAAGGCTGTTTCTAGGCTGCCATAGCGATTAACTAAACTGCCCTCAAGACTTGCATCTCCAATGGTGTCAGCCAGTAACTGGAGTACTGGTAGATTCTTGGTTTTCATAAGTTCCATTTCGCTGGTAACTTTTTCCTAGGTTGTTTGGGCATTGGACATAATACCACTATAAAAAGCATCCCACAAAGGATTATTAGTATTAAAGAAATCCTAAGTTTTACCAGTCACATTGGCAAAATTGGTAGTCCAGAAGCTATCCGAAGCGGTTATATATTCATAGTGTTTTTTTGTTAAATCTTCCCATTCTTTAGACCACGAATCATTTTCTTGAGTAATCGAAGTATCCTAAAGAACCTAAGAAGCTATTAAATGGTCTTTGGTATTTGCTAAAATTAAATCATCAAAATACTTTTCTAAAGCGACTCTTTGCTCTAAATAAACTGGATTGGTCTAATCCGTCACATATTTAAGGTCTAGTTCTCTTAATGCATTGTATTTCTCTTGAGTAATCTAAATTAATTCTTTTGCATTATCATTAGCCTATTGCAAAGATAAATTATATAAATCGCTCTATTTTTGCGCCAAATTAGCTTCGGCATCAGAAATATTATCTCTATCAGCAGTATAAACATAACCAAAATTACCTTCGTTATCTCTCTATAGACGGACTGTAGACTTTGCATCCCGCGCTTCTTCAAGAGCTAGCTCAGCCTTAAGGACTTCATATTTGGCCTACTCGATAGCCAAAGAATTTTTACTTAATTGATTTGTATTTTTAAGATTTTCTAACTCTATAGTAAAATTTCTTAATCTGATTTTAGAGTTTGAATTATTTGTTTTATCAATGTCTTTATTAACTTGCGAAATTAATTTGCTCATTTCGTAAGCCTAATTCGTTTTAGTTAAATATTTATCACCAAGTTTTTCGGCCAAAGACATTTGCTGGTTTATAGCATCCCAACCCAAACCGTTGGTATAGGTTTTTTCAATATCCTGATATCCCTATTGAATAGTATTTTTAACTTTTTCAATCATTAGAGATATAACTTGATTAAATTTTTCTAATTCATTTTCTTCCGCTTCTTCAAAAGCTTTTGTAATAGCCTTTAATTCGTTTTCTGCTATCGTCAGACCATTTCTAGCCGCTTCTATAGCATTCTCGTCTCCAGAAGCAAGAACTTCTTCGTAGAGACGCTTTGCCTCGTCAAAGTCTAACCGACGAGCTTCCTTTTGTTCCTTATAAGCATCTGTGGTAGCTTTTGCTACTTCTAGCTCTTTTTCTGCGTGATTTAGAGAAGCATCAATAAATTTACCAATCGAAGCAAAATCATCTTCTTGGGTCAAGGACATATAAATATTTTTCATATGTTCTAACACGGTATTGTTGTGAGCAAGTCTATCGGTAAACCAAGAAATTTTTTCGCCCATTTTCTAAAGGGTATCGCTGTAATATGTTTTAGCTGTTTCATTTAAATCCTAGATATTACCAAGCTCTTCATAAAGACCATCACTAATTTTTTGAATTTCCTCATAATATTCGTCTTGATTAACCTAGCCAGCTGCTAGCAATGTGTTTAGCTCATTATAAGCAGACTAATACCGTTCTATGTTTTCTACAGCAAGGGAGGCTTTTGAATCGCTGCTCTAAGACCATAATAAAGCTGCTACCTCTCCTGTTTTATATACGTCATCACCCAGTTTAGATAGCTAATACTCAACCTCTTTTAAATCCCTGGCATTTAATTCAATATGAAATTCTAAATGACTGGTAATTTTTTCCATGCGTAAAGTATTCTGTTGACGTATCTTTTCTTGGTATTCAGTTATCTCTTCATAATTTTTATCTATAGTTTTTTCAGTTTGAGAAACTAAATCTTGCAATCCTTGCCACTGTTCTTTTTCATATTTCAAGAAGTTATCATCTTGATAATGAGCAGAACCTGCGGTATTATATTCATCGACAGCCGCATTGTATTTTTCCAAACCAGCTGCCATAATCTCATTATAATTAGCTATTGCTCCGAACTAGTCTATCTATGCGGTTAAACCATAGAAATCAAGGCCGCGTTGGTCGTATGCTACGCCATCTAGGTAAAAAGCATTTTTCTTGCCGTAATTAAGCTATGAAACGTCCTGTTCTAGATATTTTTCTGTTTCAGTCGCTAAAGCTTCTTGTGCGGCTATTTCATCATCTAGTAGGTCAATTTCTTGTTGGATATATTTTAACTTATCAGGTCCATAAGCATGACTTTTAGCTTTTTCAAGACGGTCATAGGCTTTGCTGAGATTATCCAATCGATCTTCTTCAACGTGATAGCGATCTTCCTTGGTTTCTTTATTTTCTTTTTTGGGTGTACCAGAACCCTTTCCTCCACCGCCACCCTTGCTAGAGGATGTTGTAGATGATAGCGATGGTGTAGAGCGACCTGCGTAAGTAATCTCGTTAATAGTCGGTTCTCCGGCCGCTTCCCCCACTCCAATTTGAGCAACATCGACATATCCATCAACCGTGTCATAGCCATCGACAGTTGTTGTAGTCCAAGACGTCTGTTCTGAAACTCCTTGACCTCCAGGTAGTATAACCCCGGGGACGGCAGAAGCTCCGGTTGTACGAGTAATAGTTTTATACCTGGGAACTTGATGTTTAGTTTTTACATGTTCTAGAGTAACATTTGCCTCGAGACCCAAAGAATTTAGGGTTGATTGCATCTGGTCCACTGACATGCCAGTTGCTACAGCCATTCTATTGAGCGCATCCACCCAATTCTAGGCATCAGTCCCCAAAATATCAGTTAAAGATTGTCCCACTAAATCTTGTCCAGATATTATCGCATCCTCCATGGTAGAAATACCATTAAGAATTGTATCCTTCCAGGTTTCAAAAGCTGAAGTATTAAACATGGAGCCATCATCCAGAGCAACATCATTAAGAATATCATTAGATGAAATACCTTCAAAAGTAGCTTTAGCTAGCTCAATACCCAATCTATTAACTGCTTCAGCGCTGCCGCTGGCAGCCTCCCCCATTAGGGAAATTCTTTCAGCGCCCTTTTCTGCGTCTGTAAAGAAATTATTAGGAATTTCGACACCCTCAAGAACGCCGACCAAGTCTTTTAGCGCGGATTCCATTGCCTGTATGGTGTCAATGTAATCCATAGAGTCTTGGCTTGTTGTATCCAAAGTCTCTTTCCATTTAGTCCAATTGTCTGTTAGGGTTTTTATCCCTTTGTTCATGGACTAATTTAAAACCGCCATTCTTGTTGCAGTATTTTGCTAATCTTCTAAAGCAGAATAAGTATTCTAAAAAGCTTCCGCCTAATCTTCAATGTCATCTACAGATAGCTTCATCGTTTCTGCTAATTCGGCAGTACGGATAGAATATTCTAAAATGCCACGAGCGCTTTGAATACTTTCTTCACTTCCATTGCTTAAAGCAATTTGAAATTTTTCTAATTCAGTAGAACAGGTATCATATTTGGTTGCTAAATCCTATAAGGCTTGATTTAAACCAAATTCTATTCGTTCTTCTTCAACTCCAAGGTCAATGAGACTCTAACGAGCGGTCCGCAGCTAAATTAAAGAGTCGGCTGCCAAAAGAACGCTATCAATATTTTGCTAATATGTTGCCCACTGCTCTTCCGTTATATTTCCTTCGACTCCGGCAGTTCGATATTTATCAACGTCAGCTTGAAAATTTTTTATATTGGTTAAATTGGAAGAAATACTCTCTCTAAATAAGCTATCATGGAACTACTAGGCATCTGTAGTGAGCTTGTATGTACCATCTTCCATTAGAGTAAAATAAGACTGTAAGTTTTCTGGAATGGTCTTAAATTTTTCTGGATCAATTGCGTCCCCAAGCTTTAAAGAACTAAACTCTTTCTTTAACGTTGCGAAATCGGACTAAATACGGTCTATTGGTACTATATCAGAGAAATCATTTTTTTCTAAGCTCTCTTTTGCCTATGTTAATATATTGGCTGCCGTTTCTGGATCTAATCCGTATGTTTTAATTAGCTAATTTAGAAAATATCCATTTTCAAACCTCTTGGTTAAACTTTCTTTTGATAAGCCTTGCTCTATCATATAATCAATACTACCTGAAAGAGCAGCGTCCAAGAGAGAGCCCTATTTTAACTATGGTAATGACTAACCCGATAAATTATTTTGAAAATCGAGGCTATTTAAAGCATATCGAAGCTAATCGTCAGAAATATCGGCTACTTCACTCTCGGTATAGCCTAGCCTGTCCATAGCCAATCGACGCAATAATTCTGTATTAGCAGAATAAGTTCCATTGACCTGCTTTAATTGTCCATTATCAATCACGTAATTGGTTTGATAATCTCTACTCCAATTACCTGTATCTGCAGCAAGAACCTAATCACTCACAAAAGCAAGCTATAAGTTTTTTTGTCCCTAACTGCCTGCGTTATATTGTTTGTTATTGGCTAAAAGATTAGATGCGTATCCCTAAGATAAAGCTCGTTGCTAAGCTTCTAAAGCCACTAATTCCGGATTAATATTACTTCCTATATTATGGATGTAATCAACTAATCCTTGCTTAAAATCTTTTGTAAGTTCGTTACTATCCTCCGCATAAACCTCTTCAAGAAAAGCATTTACAAATTCTTCGGGTGATTGAGATGAACCATTTGTTAAATATTGATTTACTCGTGATGCAAAGCTATCTTCATTATCTAATGAATATATATCTTCCTTAGATACTTTTAATGATGATGCGTAATTCTGCTTACTTGTTAAATTTACTAAATCCTAACTCTACTACGCACTAATTTGTTCGGTTTTTAGAAAAGCATTATTCTTCTAAGCCATTAAAGAAGTGTTCTACGCCATTAAAATTTGCTATTGCTACTACTCTAAAAATTTATCATAGCCTTCTTGAGAAATGGTAAAGATACCATTATTATTTGAGAAATACTGAGCGAGTCCAGGATAATTTTTAATTAGCTCTAAAACCTACTCATTTACTTCTACTACCGCTTTTTTCCATTCAGTAGTATTTTTTTCTAAATTTTCAAGAGTTTTATTTGCATCATTTAGTTTGGTCCAAGAATCTTGTAGACTTTGAACAGAATTATTTAATTCATTATAATGACTTGTTAATCCATTTAATATCTTCTCATTTTTTTCCAACTCAGAAGTGTTATCGGCGATAGCGGAAGTAATAGCAACAACAGCCCCGACAACAGCTGCAAGAATACCAATAATAAAGCCGATGGGGTGAGCCCGAACAGCTGCGGCATTTACATTCGTAGCAATTGTATTAGAATTAATACTCATAGTATCTGCATTTTTAACACCAATACCGGCCAAAGTTGAACGAATTTCCTATTCAGTTAATTTAGACCCTTTTTGTTTCTGAGCCGCTACTAAAGCTTCGGCTGCAGCTTGTCGTTTACTTGCTTCAATTTCTGGAATTTTAGCTAGAGTATTTAATAAAGTTTTATTTCTCTATAATTCAATCTGAGTGTTTAAAGTTTTTACTAAATTTAATACTGTCGGGATGGCCATGCCCCAGCTCCCCAAAACAGAAACAAGTCCTTGAATAGAAAAAGTTCCATCCTTTATCATGTTTGTTAAGTTGCTAAATGAACCATAAAACATATTAAATACAGAAGAAATAGAAGTTACAGCCTAAGCACTATTTACTAAAGTGGATTGCCAGTTTGCATAATTCAAATGCACTTGCTCCAATGTCTATGCAGTTTTTTCAGCCTATAATTTAATTAGTTCCTAAGACAGATTAAAATCGGCACCGGTTCGAGCGGCATTTTGCATAGCTAAAGCCAATTTTTGTATCTATTCTGCTGAATAATCAGCCCCATTTAATCCTAATTCCTATAACTACTGTGTAATTTTAGGAATGTATGTCGTTTTTACTTCATCATCTAAATCCTTTTTAAACTATCTTATAGTGCTACGAACTTTTTCAGCATTATCACCTACAGCTTCTAACTATAATTTTAACTTTTGTAAAAGCGTATTGTTGGGCTACTTATCAATTTCATCTTTTAATTGATGAATAATTTTTTTTGTAATTTCAGAATTATCACCGGCCTCTGCCAGATCCTTGATAAACTTACCCAAAAATCCAGATGTTTCTTGGTTAGCTCGCATTTCAGATAACAAATTTAAAGCATTTTTTCTTGTAGCTTCAAACAATGATTCTAAAGAAGCATTTGTTTTATTAATTTCCTCATTAATAGCGTCAATTTCAGCCTAAGCCTCTCTCATCATTTCACTTCGTCTTACCTGTGTTGCTCTACGCCATTGATCCTTGCCAAACATATCTTTTGTAAAGTCTTTTAAATTTGGATTAAAAGCTTCGGTCTATTGATATGGATTCTGTGAAATTCCAGCAATATCATCTCTTAATGGCTAATAGTTACTATTTAGCTCTTTCTAAGCTTCATCCGCTAATCTACCTTTTTCTTCTAAAAGTTTCTAAGTATTATCTAACTATTCAATTAGTAATTGGTTAGTCTATAATTCGATTTGATTATACTCGTGGGCGTGTTCATTGAAAAGAGCTTGTAAACGTACTTTTTCGCCAAGTATTCTATTGCCAGCTTCCTCTTGCTTGGTGGCTGGCATGCCTAAAGCTTTGTTGGGCATATCAAGAAGTTCATCAATTTCAGCTCTGCGTTCTTCCCTTAGCTTCTGACGGCCTTTTTCTGTCAAAGATTTCATATTATACGTTAAATTCTACAAACCCTAAACCATTTCTTTTTGGAAAATTCTCGTTACGAGAGTGGCCACAACGGATAAAACTCCAGGTAAACCACCCAATGATTTAATCAATTCATTGACAGTACCCAATATCCACTCTAAAGTGTTAGACATAGTAATAAAAAATTTATCATCAATTAATGATTTATAAATAGCTTCCGCAGCTGCTTGAACCCGCTTCTGGGCAGCCTCCCAACTATCTGCGTAAATATCTTGCTACTTTTGAAGCTCTCCAGAAGCATTCCGAGCGGTCTCTAAATTCTCTTGCATAAAGTCCCAGTTATTCATCAGAGAAATCAAAGTATTATACTGTCTAACACCCGCAACGGTCTGCGCGAGAGCCATTTGCTGGTCTCTAGATAGAGTCTACCATCTGCCAGAGAGTTCATCCAGGATAGTATCCATATCCTTCAAAGACCCATCAGTATTTTTAATCTCGACGCCTACGTTATGCAATGCGGCAGAATACTTATTTAAATCAGTATCATCTTCTAAGGTTTCACCCAACTTTAAGCCCTCTAAACGAGCAAAGATGGTCTTAAAAGCATTACCTACTACATCAGCGCTTTGACGAGTGGTGGCTGTAACGGTAGCTAGAGCAGCAGTCGCATACTCATAAGATAGTCCTACTGTTTCTGCCACAGCAGAGAATTTCTCTAGACCTGCAGAAATTTCATCGGTACTAGATGCAGTGGCCGCACCAAGAGCGGTCATAACATCTGCAAAATATTCTAGATTATCTGCGCCCTTGGCGAAGTTATTCCAGACGGCGGTCAGCTATTGAGATACTTTTTCCGCAGTTTCACCAGTAACATTAGCCATCTTAACGGTAACATCTGTTCTGGCTTTTACTTCTTCATCTGACAAACCTTGCTGATAGTAAATCAACGCAGCATCGGTATAGTCCAGCGTACTCGCACTTAGAGCTTTAGCAGCCTTATTTGCGGTGGCCGCAAATCTCTCCATCTATTCAATATTCTATCCAGTAACAATTCTAATATTGTTTAAACTCTAATTTAAATCCTAAGCGTATCCATATGCGCTCTATACGGCTCCCATAAAACTATGAATTGCGGAACTTGAAATCTGCCATTTAATAGTATTCTTTAAAACAGTTCCCATTTCACGCAAAGTGTTACTAATTCTTCTTACCGGAATTTCAGAATTAGATACAGCAGTAGCTAACTTCTAAAAAGCCTGCTACCCAGAAGGTCCTAGTTTTAAAAGCTATTCACCATAGTTTGCTAATGACTATCCACTTTTCTTAATTGAATCATTTAATCTTGTGAAGTCTAAAGTTCCAGTTTTCATATTAGTCGCTTGAGATAGGTGTGCAGAAAGCTCAGCTGCTGCCTTCGACGCTTTGGCTATCTCGTCACTAAAATTTAACTTATTAGTACCAGAACCAGTAGCTAAAGACTGTAATTGTTGCTATAAATCTTTTAATTGCTTCTTTGCTTTTTCAGTATTAGCATCGAAAGTTAATCGTACCTAATACTCATTTAATTCTTTAGCCATACATAAACTCCTTTCTCTCCAACTTTTTTTATTTTTTGCAAAAAATAAAAATAAAGGGATAATGAGAAATAATCTCATTATCCCCTTAGATTATTCCTATTTATTTTAAAAAAATAGGAAATTAAATTAACCTAATTTGGTTACAACATCTTTTACAATATCAAGATTCTCTGCGCTAGCAAGCTTATCTCTGAGTCCATCAATATCCAGATTTAAGTTGCTATAATCGGTTGAAATAGAATCCAAAATACCAAAAGCAGAGTTAGTTTGTTCGTAGATGCGGTCGGCCATGTTTATGGTGTCATTCCAGAGTCCTTCGTAGAGGCCTTCAGGCATGGCGGCCACAACTTCCTCAATAACGCTATTATAATCTAACAAGTCATACAATTTAGGAAGATTCTCTTTTTGCTTATCTGTAAATACGATATTAGAGAAGTAAAAAACAATCTCCAAATCAAAAAACATTTTGAGTTTAACAATATTCAAAAACTTGTTACTATCAGATGCCTCTTCTTGATTAATTACATCGCCAATTAATTCCAATTCATCCTCTATTGGAATATATTGTTTAATCTCAATCTCTTGATCGTATAGAGTAATCACTTTAGGCTCTGAATTCAGCTTTAAGTTCATCTTAGCGAAGGTAGGCTTTGCCATATAAAACACTCCTTTTTCTCTTTATAAGTTTATAATAACAAAAAATTTTACATTTGTAAAATTTTTGAATCTAATTTTATTTTAATTCCAGATAAAACACTCTAAATATGAGATATATAAGTCTGTTGTAAAAATTCTTTAGTAAATGACAAATTTGCAGAAACTTTAGTATCGTCATATCCAGATAAAGAAAAATAATCCAACTGCTCGCATATTTTTTCTAATAAACTATTAATAGAGAATACTTTTATTGGCTTTTGAGTACTAGATCTATCATATATAACAATAGTATTAGCAAAGTTATTTTTCTAAGAAAATCCCATTAAAATATCTAGGACCGATGCTAATTTTGCAAACTAATGTAATTTAATCTCTTCCCATAATTTACCCTCAGAATCAAAATAACCAGCAACTAATCCATATTGTAATGTTTTGTCAAAATTAACGGTTCTTAGCAAAGCGCTCCACAATGAAGTTTCTCCAAAATCATGTCCAGCTAATCCAGACCAGCTTTTTGCAGATATTCTGAATAATTTATCTTTTAATTCTGGTAATTTAAATTCAACATCAACTTTTCCGCTTCGTTTATCAAAAGGTGAACTTTTCACCATTGTATGGATACTACCATAAGATGTTTTTTCTGTGGCCGAAACCGAACTCTATGATCGTAAACTCGCTTTTCTATTTTTTGTAATTTCAAATAATTCAGAAGTCAACATTCCTCGATCTGCAGATTCTTTTCCTTTATTTTCTCTATGTAAGGCAAAATCTTTCATAAAATCATCTATATTTTCTGTTACACTTCGATTTATATAAGCATTCAATATATCTAAAGAAGCCTCAAAAGCCTCTCCATATTCTTTTTCTAAATCACTATTTATTGTTGTAGCAATTGAATAGATATTATCCATTTGGGAAATTAATTCATTGAAAGAAGAAGTATGCTGTGTTAAATAAAGACGCTAATCTAACATACCTAATAAAGTCTATTGTTTCTCGCCAATATTAACAATCTATTCTAAGGAGCTAACAATATTTCTCATTTCCTATTCTGTTTGATTAAAAATTTCATATATTTTTGCGCTATCCACTTGCACAAGAGCATCTAGTAATTTTAATATGTAATCACATCTATTTTTAATAGTTCTTAAAGCAATCCAACTGGTATGCTCCTTCTACTAAGAACCACTTCTTTTTAAGCCAGGTTCAAAGTCCTTTATTTTGTTCTTAACTAATTTGTTAAAGTAATCATTAAAACCAGCCTAGAATTTCTCTGCTTCTATAGTCTTATTCTATAAACTAAAGAACATATTTAGCTTATCTTCTAACACTTTACAATCCTACTCAGTAATCTAATTTTTTAAACGATTCCGTGCTTCAACCAATAACTATTCTGGATTTTCTGGATTTGTTAAAGTTTTATAAGAGGCTCTAAAAAGTTTTCCTAGGACCGAGTTTGTCTAAGAAGTTTGTATATGTTCCATAACCATTTCCCCTTATATTAAAAAATCACGAAGTGATTTTTAAATAAAAAAAAATAGGGAGAGGATACTATATCCTCTCCCTAAAAATCTAAATCAAACCTCAATGAAAGGTTTATGATAGTTGGTATAATTTGTATTAATAGTACTATCTAGTGTGGTTTTCGTACCATCCTCGTTATAGACCACAGAGTCGTGAGGAGTTCCTAAACGATCTAGATCGGCTCCAACAGCGCCAATATCGAAAACCTGAATTGCAGCAAATACTTTCTTTGTTTTATCCCAGCGGGTATAATCTGGAAAAGCATCCATTGTAAACGTAAAGGTGCTAGGATCTCCCGAAGACGCCATCGAGAATGTAAAGTTTGATTGAATTTTGCAATTGGGAATTACAAACTCGGCAGGTAGATCGGTACCATTGGTATCACGGAATAGAGTAGAAGCTTCTAAGTAATAGTTACCACCAAACTTATCGGGAGTAATATTAATTTGATATGCTCCAGTCTTTCTTGCTGTGTAATAATCAACAAATACGACGCATCCATTGTAGAAACCTGATAAATCATTTTTACGCAAAGATGTTGTGATGTTGTCTCCACTATAAGGATCATCAGATTCATGAACAGTGGAACTATGAGACTCAGCGGCATAAAGAACAACTTTCCATGTGTCTGTTGAAGTATGAATTAAATCAACTTCAGAAGGAATATATGGTTCTGAAATAATCTATCCATCTTCCATTCTCATTATATATATATAATCTTCTTTTCCATCCACCGTCAAACCCGTAATGGCAGTATCAACAGCAGAGGAATTATCGACTATTCTTTGAGCAGCAGCTCCAAAATAAGGGCAATAGCTTAGTTCAATTGTTGCATAAGAAATATCGTCTCCAGATTTAGTTATTTCAACCTTATCGGTCTGCTCAGTCGTATGCATAATAACAGGTGTCTCTTCACCTTGCACCAAACCAGCACCAGTTAAGATACTAAAACCTTCGGGTGAAATTAGCGCATCTTCCATGGTGAACGTAACAGTGCGCTCACCTTCCCAAGCGATTAATCTAGCATTACCACGTCCACCTTGGGCATAGACAGTGGTAGAAGCGCCCTCTAAACTAGAGGTCTTCAAGCTATCAAAGTATAAGACAGGCTCGTTCTTGTAAAAGACCTTATTACCAACCTTCTGGGCGGTTTTGGCCTTGAGTACTACATCGCAAATCTCGCGGATTCCGAACTTCATACCTAAACTCCTCCTTGTTATTTTAATGAATATTTTTCATCCAATTATCCGGCTTATCATCCGGTTTACCACCAGCTAGCCGAGATTTTATATCCAAATCCCAATTCAACCAAAGTGAATATCTTTCTATTAAATCAAACGTCTAAAACATTGTTAAATTTAAACAATCTTGTAAAGACATTGACTATAGACCAACAGTAAGAGCTGAAGCATATTGAACAAAAACGCTACCTTTATCTTCACCCTTCTGCGCGGCTACTCGCTAACGCGCCCGCATAAGCTTATCCGCAATTTCTTTCGCTTTAGCATTACCAGGATTGAAATTCTAGTTATTATCTGACCTGATGCAGAAAACTTCTTTTAACACACTCTGCAATGCTTCAAAATTATTTTCATCAATAGTAATTGTGTTCTATTCTCCTATCATTATCATACTTCTAGGAGTGAATGAAATTTTATAAGCTGGAACTATTAAAGTTAAAACCTACAAAACTGAATCTTTTTTATCTCTAGATTCTTTCTCTGTCATCAATGTCATAAATATTTGAAAATTATTTGTATTTCCTAAAAGAGTTTCGCCCTAAGCTATCATATTTTTATTAATGGTTAAGCACTAAATACCAATAAAAAAATCGGTATCTCCTATTAAAGCAATCTCTTTTATAGTTGGTTGATGAATTGTTAGCTATAACTCCGGTATTGGAATATCAATACCGGCCATTAAAGCCAGACGAATATCCATTATCTATTATTAAATATCCTATCAAAATTCTCAACTAAATCAGCTTGCTCAACAGGATTTTGAGCTCTTTTGGTATCCTCTCCCCCATGAACAGCCCTATACATTAAACACAAACCAGCATATTCATCAGTAAGAATCATCTAATTAGCTCCTATAAATTCTAGTTCTCCAATACCGGTTAAGGATTTCCCATTTAGCATGGTGTCTATTTCTGCGGCAATTTTATAAGGCCGCAGTTGAAAATCTTTCAAATTCCACTAATCAAAATGACAAATAATATCAAACTCAACGATATTATCACGAAACTCTGGGTTACCACTTGGTACAAAGTTATCAAAACTAATAATAATATAGTTCAAAACAGAACCATCGACATACAGTTTTGGTACTATTTTAATCTATTGACCAAACATAGAAAATGTTTCATCTTCGGTTATATTTGGCCTAGATAAACAATCATTTGTAGTATACCACAACAATTTCTTTAATCGTTCATTTTTTAAAAATAAGTCTACAATAATAGACATATCTTTTTCTGTGGATAGAAAACTAGATTTTGGAAATTTATAGCTTTCTATTTTCATAACAAAACTCCTTTATCTCAGAACAGCGATTCAACAACTATTGTTTTCGTTAAATCTTTAAATTTTAAATCGAACTAACCACTATACGAAGCCGTCCACTTTAAATCAATAGAATTATCATCGTTAATCTTGTAAACAATAGGCAATTTATTGTCAAGATTCCAAGTACCATCGGCATAAATACCATCGTAATAATAATGATATTTTCTTTTTGGGGTGATAAAAGTTTCCCCAACAATGGCGGCTTCAATCTCTGCAGGATTAATATTAACATCTTTAACTACCAAAGAGCCTACTAATCCTTTTTCTACGTCATCTTCTGTTTCATTGGCGTAGTATTCAACAGCGGTAATTTCTAGAATTCCAGGCGTGCTTATCCAGTCTGTTGCTTCAACTCTCCAACACACAGAATCATTCTGTAAATAGAATTTACTATATCTTGTAAAATATTTTTTTGTAGCATCTGTTAAAGGCATTAAAATGTGTAGAGAGTAATTTGGATTATCTACACTAATACCATGTTTCTAGATATAATCTATTTTTGTTTCAACAGGACCTCTAACCGCGGCATACGTATGGCACTTCTCGTTGTTTTCATCCAACCATTCAATTTCATAACGACATCTTCGAATGTCTGCACGAAAGTACGCTAATTCAGTTAAATCCTATAAGCAAACAAGCCAATAAGAATTTGTGTTGCACCACTCAAAAACATCACCCGCGGCAAAGTTGTGTTCAAATCCTATCGAAATAATTTTATCATCATGGTCATATTTCAGTTTGTCGGGATTGATTAGCGCTCTAACTGGAGGCTAATCACTTTCATATCCTTCCGAAACTTTTTTAACGAATGCTCCTTGGTAAGAATATAGAACTGCCTTATCTAGGCTACGCTTTTTATCCCGTATCATTCTATTCTACTACGGAAAACCACCATGATATTCTAACCTGGTGGCCATTTCATTAACCCCAGTCTATACATTTTGAGTAAACTCCGGAGATAGAATATATCCTCCACGATTAGCCATTAACCTCAAACTTGAATTTAAAAATATATTATTAGCAAGTCTTTCCATTGAAACAACCTCGCAATAAAGAAATACACTCAAAAATAGTTTTGCGATAAACTCCAAAAGGAGTCTCTACTATAAGTAATCCTTGTAGTTTTGCAAGCAACTATAAAAATTGCGGCACTTCGGAAAATATATTCCCTAAGCCCGCAATCTCTATTATTAATGTATTTAACTATTTTTTCCAATCTTCTTCGTTTTCTCGCATTGGAATTAATTTCCATAACTAATTTACCAGTCTAATAGAATTCTTTTCTAAAGCCTATTCAGAAAAACATTTGTCCATTAATAATAAACTCCAGTTTTAAAAATATCCCAATTAGACCGATATAATTCTGTATTATCTGCACCTTTCTCAGGACGACGCCTTTTATAAAGTCTTTGCAGATGTCTAGATTGTCTCTAGCACTCTCCCAACAGTGAGAGTAATTTTTGAAGATGATTGGCTTGACTGGTCATCTTAAAGTCAGCTCCGCTAAATTTCATACGAGTATTTTCAATGGAAGTCACTTGACGCTACACCCAAGCGATCATCATTAAAATAGCTAATATATTTATCTCTTCTGGAGTTAATTCATTATTAAAGCAAGAATTATCTACAACAACGTTTTCCGAATTATCAAGTAATGCCGATAAAGCAAAATCCTCTCCGGTAACTTCTTCTTTGGGTATGACTTTAACATCTTCTACATAATCATACAAATCAATTCTTGGAAATTCAAATTCAGGTAATGCTTGCATAATTAATTCATGCAGGTCTCGCAAAGTATCTTCGGGGGTTAATTCTACATACATATCGTCTGTTATTTTACCTAAAAAACGATTATATACCTTGGCGAATTTAGTCTATATAACAGGAGTCTCATTATCGGTATTTGTATTCATTAAATACGCCCCTTTGCTTTTAATTAACCCTTTTTTACAACTTTATACTTCGATCCAGAAGTTCTACGAACAGGCTCATCGACAACCGTCTAGACCTTCTCCTGTTGCGTTCGTCTCTAGACGGGCTCTTCGGATTTCTTAGATTGCTCTTCAGCAATTTCCTCTTGTCGCAGCTAAATGATTTTAGCTAAATCTGCTCCAGTTTTTTCTTTGAAGGCGTTCATCTTTCTAGTGTCTGTTAACGGCAACTCAATACTTAGTTCTTTAACTAAATCAATAACTCCTTCCGGAGCAAAGTCTAAACAATCAAGCCATTCATCTAAAGAACCATGCAAAATCAGCTCTTTAACATCGGCTGCAGTCATATTGTATTCAGGTTCTGTGTGACCAATAAACTCTTTGGTAGCTGCTGGGTCTTCAATCAACAAGTATTCCTTTATAAGAGCATGGCCACCTGGCTAATAATTTAAGCCCTATAACTCCTCAAAGCTAATCTTTTTCTTCTCGCCAGGCTAAAAATCTCTTGCTAAAACACCAATCTCTGGGACAGAATAAAAAATTCTACTAGCGCTTCGATTGGTTACAATAAACATTTTACTCATATAATAAACTCCTTTTTCTCCATAAAGGGGAAAAGAAAAAAAAATCAATTCCCCTTTATATATTTAAATCTAAATTAAGACTTTACAATGTAATAAGTCTTACTACTATCGACTTCGGTATCCTCACTTGGGACATATTTACCATTTACAAACTCATAATATCCAGAGGTAGAAGGATTACCAGTTGGTGAAGTAACCTCTTCATACTCAACCGCAGAAGATGTTACAACCTCACCATCGATAGTAACAACATTCTTAACAGTATCCTTCAGATTAAAAGCACCGCTCTTGGACAAGCTGGTATCCTTATAAACGTGAATAGCATTATCCATCATGCAAGCAACACCAACCTTCTCGTAAACATGGATGTCACGAGACCAGTCATAATTTTCGAACTCATTGGTATAAAGGTCGCCCTCAAAAGCAATCTTTACAGGCTTCTAATCGGCAGAGGATGGAACAATCCAACAAAGAGAAGGATCAAGAACTTTCTCAGTACCAAAAGCATCTTTATACTGGTTAGGCAGAATAACAATATTCTCACCCTTATAACCAGCTAAACGACCAGTGCGATACAGCTCATCCTTCATAGCTTCGGTATATCTCCAAGCCTCTTGAGGAATCATTTTAACCGCAAACTCGTTGGTGCAATAAACTGTTACATTACCATACATTTTTGCATGATTCAGAATTGCATCAAAAGCAGCCTCGTTAAAGCCATTAGAAACAATCTTGTTCTCAGCAGGAAGTTGATCAATACCTTCATCAAGAGCCTTGCCAACTTCTTCAAAAATAAGATCTTCAATCGCCTCGTAAATGATATTTACTAGCTCAGGCCAGTCAACACGACCATCTAGAAACTCTTCAAAACCAATCTAAGCAGCTCCACCAATCGCGTTAGTGGGGACCTCAAAGCTCTCCTGAGCGCTTCCCAGCTTGAAGACCTCATAGATGCCAGCCAGTCCAACACGAGTGACAAACTGCTTACCGCGAGTACGATTACGATTCAAAGTCTTACGACGGAAAATGGGCTTGTCACCCTGTGCAAAGCGCTTAACCTCTGCCCATTGCTCATAATTAAGCTTAGTTCTTTCTGGAACACTCTCACTAAGAGTTTCCTCAATGACACGGAAAATAGTATTTTTATTTTCTCTATAAGCACGATAATCTGGGGCTAGCGCAGAGAATTCTAAACGTAAAGCTTCTTGTACATCATCATAACTAAAAGTTTCATTGTTGAAACTATATGCTACAGGAGCGGAACGCTTAGCACCAGCAGCAATCTTAGCTAATTTAATTAAATCTTGTGTATTTAATGCCATCGTTTCTCTCTCCTTTCATTAAGCAATACGCATAATCTTAACGGCCTTCTGACGGTCGCCAAGGTCATACTTTTTAACAACTTGCCACTTCATAGCAGTAGTATCTCCAGTAGTACGAAGAATACCATCTGCAGGAGTGGGGGCAAGGATGGTTCCAATTGTTAGAGTCTCCCATGACTCATCAACCATATTAGTGGTATAAATATCGCCAACTGCAGTCTTTAGGACACGTGGGGTCATAACTGCACCAGTGGGCATATCCTTAGGTCCAGAATAATCCCAGGTAGACAGGAAAGGATTATCAGTAGAATCCCACTCATAAGGATCTGCAGGGGTTACAACCTTAGGAATATCATTACCATCAGCATCTTTTCCACCATAATAACGTGGAGAAGACTGTTGAGTCATTGTCGCTTCGCCATCAATAGGACTATAAACACGAGCTACATAATTATCCTTTAGCATAGCAAAGTCAGCATCAGATTCCCATTCACGATATACTTTAACCTCATTAAAAACAAGCATCCACTCGCCCTCAATTGCCTTATTCTTTTCAAAAGTGGTAAGACCAAGAGCATAGTTGTATTTTACGAACTGACCATTTTCAAGCTTTGTGATTGTTGGATCGGCTGGTAGCTGACCATAAACCTGGCCATTTCTTTGAGCTGACAGATGGTTGGGCTCAACTTGGCCATAGCCACGCTCAACAAGTTGAGCCGCACTTAATCTAGTTTTAGCCATTTATCTTTCCTCCTATATTACTTTTCATTTTTCTTTGTCTTTCTTAAAAGACTCAACCAAGCTGGAACGTTTTCCTCTTCTTCAGAGAAATTTGCGTCATCTAAACTAAAAGTAGTCTCCGAATGATTGTTTTCTTCTTCACTCTTCTCAGACAAGTCTAGCTTATTGTGAACACAAATGATAGAAAGCTTTCCTTCTATTTCGTCTAAAGAGTAAGTATCAATATTATCTTGAACATCTTTCTTTTCGTCATCAGACAACATATAGAAACTATCAATCATAGCCTGCTTAGCTTCTCTATCTTTCTGCTCTTTAAACGCAACGAGAAGATTGTAATTAGCTTCCATTACATTAAACTTCTCTTGTAGTTCATTAAAACTATTTTCAAGAGTAGAATAATTCTCTTGTAAAGTTTGAAAATCTTCAAGACTAAATTTAACGCTTTCGTCCTAAGAATTTTCAAGTTCTACGTCTTCGCTCTCTGCGGTTTCTGGCTCAGTGACCTCGGGCTCTACAGCTGGGGTCTCTGGTTCGGCTGCCGCAGGTTCCGCTTCGGGTTCAACCGCTGCGAACTCTGTTTCTGGCTCGGCCGCATTTGCTTGGACTTCTTCATTTTCTAAATTCTTCAGTGTTTCATCCATAAATGACAATTCTCCTCCTTTCAACTTTTGAACTTCCTTCATTAGTGAGTAAACTTTCTGATGGAAGTCTCTATCAAGGGAGAATTTTTCAATTCTGGCACCTTCAAAGCAGGGTTCAAAATCTTCTCCCAAAATACAAAGTTTAGAAATTATTGCTTCATTAATAATAAAAAATTCAACATTAGAATTATTGTCAATTGTCCAAGTTCCTTTCAAAGTTTCCTCATCCAATTCCATGGACTAATTATTTCCTCGTTCAATAATTCTTTTGCTTTCTGGAAACTATTCTGTCCAAATATAACCCTCAGTTACAAGATATGTATGTGGTACTCCATCATCAAGATAATCCTAAAACCACGTTCTAGCATTTAGGTCAACAAAGCCATATGCTTTTGTACTATCTTTAATTCTAAGAGTACCTCCGACGATTTCAATAATTTCATTATGCTCTTCAAAATCTCCGGTTGCTTCATTATAATACCCAACTATTGGACTACCAGGAAGAGATTTCGCCAGCTCTATTGCAACTTCTTTTGAAATCACGCTGCGATTTCTATTCTATCCAATATAACAAACTTTGATACAACATCTTGAAATAAAAGGATTATACGGTACAACATTAATAATTTCACATGGGCTATTCATTATAATACTTGTATGTGACATTTATATCTTCCTCATTTCGCAGATTCCTTATTCTAAATAGTTTTTTCACTAAGTTCGCCTTCTTCTTTGGGAGGACGTCCTCCTTCTGATTTTGAAGTTTGTATTGTATTTGTTTGCTTATTACTGCCCAAATCTTTTAAATCAGCAGAAGAAAGTGTAGAGGACATGAGTGGGGGAAGCATAATTTCACTAAGATGAAGTAATTCATTCTCAAAGAAAGCCGTGTTAAGTATAAAGCTCTAAGACTGTCCAAGAGCAATCTATGGAAGCATTTTTGAAAATCCTACCTAATCCTGTTCTTTATACATTTTTGATAGGGTCTAATAATTGTACTGTGTAGTAAGAAGCATATAAAATCTAAAAGTCCATTTCTTTTTATTACTACTTCGTTTTGAAGCAATCTGAGAAAATAGATGTTCATACTATAAAATCAAATCTCTTAGGGTTCCTTCATCAGCCAAAATAGATTTTTCCAATGCTAAATTACCATCAGTATTAAATATATTCTTCGATACTCCAAGAGCATTATACACTGTTTTTTCAGCATTGTCAAGGGAATTGTCCTTAGCAAGAGAGGTTGCCGCAGACACATCAACGTCTTGAATATCAGCAAAAGTGGTAAGTACGTCAACGCCAACGCAATTAGCTAGCATTTCTACCGCATTATTGTGTATGTCTCTAGCTTCATCAATATCAAAAATTAAATCGCCATTTTTATCAAGCGGCAATTTCTAAATAATAATCTTTAATAATTGCTATAATTGGCGCTTGCGGTCAATGCCTTGTGCCACTCCTAGGTCAATAATCTCTGGAATAGCGTTTACAAACAAAGGCAATTCATTAGTTCCAAAAAGATTGAATTTAAAAGCACACCCTGGGTCTAGAAGATACCAATGTCCCTTCGCGGTTCCTATGGGTACATAAGGGTCGTCCGCAGGTAGTTTTCCTTGCTTATAAAGTAAATATCCTTTCTTGAACTCGGGTGGGAATAAATCTAATATCTTCATTCTATAACCAATCTCAGGAAACTTAGTATCGAAGAACTTCATATCAAATTCGATTGCTGGCATACCTCTGATTTTATATCTAGACCTACACCATTTCCATGGTAATTCCTAAACAATAATACCCTCGGTACCCTCGTAAGCATAGCCATAATAGACTCCATCTCTCAAAACAGAAAGAGTAAAGTCAGCACATAGTCTTTTAATATTACTATTATCAAAGTAAGTTAATGCTTTATTAAAATCAGTTAATACTTTTTCTTCGTTCACAGTTTCGGTAAAGGGTTCTGCGACCATGTACCAATCGAATCTATACATTGTAGCGAAGTAATTAACCACTTTCTAATAAATACCATTTGTACGATAAAAATAATTAGATATAGCGCGTAACAAAGGAACATCATTTTCTATTAATGCTTTAATAACAAATTCTTTATCTCGAAAATGTCTAAAATCTAATTTATCAAAGTGCTTTAAATCTACAACGGCGTCATCATAAGCTTTAGTGCCTATTTTTATACGGGCATAGTTACCAGAATCTGGGGAACCACGCATATTGAAGCCCTTTTCATAAATCTAATCTAGTCTTTCCTATTTTTCCAAATTAAATGACACCTCCTTTAATATCCAGCTTTAGACATAATATAATCATATGACAAAAGATTTTCTTCTGTATATGGTATTTCTATTAATTTAATTCCGTGAAGAGCGCAAAATCTTCTCTTCTAATTATCATTGTATTGCTGCTGGTAGAAACCTCTTTTTCCACCAAATTTAGGACTGGGTTCATAATGCTGGCGTCCTTGATATTCTATAATGAAATCAATTCTTCCTTCATCATCAAAAATTACAAAATCAAACCTTAATGGTCTGCCATTGGGACTATTTAATCCTTCGAAGCTGTATTCCATTTTAAAATTTAACCCTGCATCTCTCAATATTTCTTCAATACAAATCTCTGCTCTTGAAGCCCGCATCTATTAACCTCCTTGTCACACTCGTGCTGGAGTAAAGAACTTCCACTCGGCCGCATTAAATTTCTTCTTTTTCTTTTTGTTATCTTCCATTTCTTTAATATAATACAAACCATATTCAAAAGCGGAAAACGTATCTTTAGGAACGTTTCTATTGGCTTGCTTTAAAATAATATTTACACCCTCGTTATCTTCGCGTAAATTCATCATTTCATCCCGAAGAATGGAGGTGGCCGTAAATGGATAAAGAAAGATTTTTCTTTCTTCCGGCTTCATGGCAGCTCCCTTTACCGTTCCTAACAGTTTTGTTTTTGCGATTTTTTCATCAATTAAAAATTTTATTTTTCCAGAAGCAAGCTAAACTCTGACGTTAGAGTGCATCTCGGTATTAATTGGGGCGTTTGCTTTTATAAGGTATAAAGCATCATCTTCGCAATCTGATGTTCTGAATTTTTTATACTCGTCTTCGGCCCCATCGTAAGTGCCTCCATATATACCAAAATCAGGATAGGTTTCATTCGTTAATGGGTCAATGGAAGGTTTTACCATATAGTCAACAAGGCCGATACCAAGACCATTCGCATCAATAACCATACGCCGCGCTCCATAGGTATAGAATAATTTCTTTAATTCTAAAGCCTAATCTCCAAAATGTTCGTTACTAATAGTCACAATATTAACCAATTTCTTTATTGAGCCGGAAGTGGGTTGTGGGATTACATTAAATACACAAGCCTTTGTATCGCAGCCCTTTCGACCAACGTCAACAGATATAATATAATAAGAACTTTTACTGGAACGCCCAGATGATTTATACTCTGGTTGATTTAATATACGATTGCGTTCAAAATGTTCGGAATTAAAGAAAGCATCTTCAACGTCTCCAGTCCACCTGGATTCAAATTCTCGCTCAAATGAAGCTTCATTAAATGTTCCATCTTCCTTTTGGTCTTTTATAAAGGTTTTACTCTATAGACCAACCGCTACTGGCAAACGCCAAGTACCACCAAGAACCATACATTTGTCTGGTTTGGTGACCATGCGTACCAAAAACTGTATTAGTTTATCGTAGGGGAACGTTCCCTTGAAACCAGCCGTAGTAATAAACACCTGGCTCTTATTTACAGATTCTTCTTCATGTTTTGTTCCGTCCATTGCTCTACGAGAAATGGCCATGGTAGGAATAATAACTTCTTGCAAAATCTTTCCATCTACGCCTACGCACTCTTCTACAAGTCCTCCGGTCTTACGCTTACCTCTTGAGCTTTCACGGGCCGCAATATTATCAAGAGTAGAACCACTTTTAAAGATGTATCTACAATAATCTTTACCTTCTTGAGTTTTACCTCTGCGCCAATCAATCTCTTTTTGAAATGCGGGAATTAAAGTACAAATTTCATTAACCTTATCTTTGAGAATGCCAGAAGCCTACTCTTTACCCCCGCTTGTCACGAACAAGTTGCACCGAGGAAAGAGTATACAACGACACATGAGCGCCATTACAGAGAGGAATGACTTAGAATATGCCAATAATATGTTCCATATAGGTCGTTAATCTATATGCGTTCTCTCATGAACTGCTATATGTCACCATATAGTTCAGACTATATCTTCACCTACAACTTTACTTGTTTAGGGCTTACCTTTTCGACTTACTTAAGTCTACTCTCTTTCGAGATAGTCGTTGAACCTTCTTATTTATACTAAAAAGTTTTTCTTTCAGGTTTTCCCAAAGGCTGGGTGATATCCTAAGTTAAATATTTCCACGTTTCTTTGCGTCTAATTCGAGCAATGAAACTACGAACTGGAAAACCTGTTAATTGAGAAATTTCTTTATCCGTGTACTAATTGGTTTTTAATAATTCGATAACTTTTAATGCATCTGCTTCTGTATAATGAGCAAAATTTGTTTTTTCTCCCTATAAATATTCAAATTTCGTAAAACCATTTTTAATAGAATGCTAAATATTCGCTTGCGGACTAACCCATTCTAAATTATCAAAACTATTATTCTATTTATTACCATCTTTATGATTTATCTATAATTTTTCCATATTTTCTACTGGTTTAAAAGCCATCATTAATACACGATGTAATTGTACATAAGTAGTACCACCAGATTTTTTCATTAAAGATACACGAACATATCCATCCGTTTCAATTTTTTTCTTAATAAAATTTCCGGTGTTAATATTGCGTATTTCGCCCGAATCATTAATATAATAACAATCCTTAATGTCGGGATAAAGCTCGCTAATTCGCTTTTCCATATATATTCTCCTTTTTAAATAAATAAGCTTGGCTGCTGATTGTCTTTGTAAAAAGATTTTCCAGCAATTAAATAAGTAATTTTGTTACGTTATTTCTAACGCACCTCGCACATATACTTCTACGAGGAAAAACAGCATATACATACTAATAGCGCATAACCGTTCTTAAAAACACTCGCTAATAAAAGTAAAAATGAAATTCTCCTTCTAGAACTTCTGTTCTAGTTCCGCGTACCATGAAGTCGACAAAAAGGTCTGGATATTCTCGCCAAAACGCTATGTATTGGCGGGCCGCAGGTATTATACCCCTGATTCGTTCCTCAGATAGCCCAATTTTCTGCCTGCTGCTATCTAAATTTAATAAATCTGCTAAGGCCATTATTCATTACCTCCGCTCAAGAAGTCAGTTAGAAGCTAATCATCAATTTCTTCTTGTTCTAAAAATTGATTAAACTCTTCGTAGTCATCTTCTTTGAGTTCTTTTTCGACCTCTGCTACATCATCATCATAAACGAAGATATCGTCGTCTTCTTCTTCTTCCTCGGCATCTTCTTTTTGGATTGTTTTAATAGCTTCTTCCAGGAGCTGTGTTAAGTTGGTTTCCTCTTGGACTAGTGTAGTAGTATATCTCTACATATCCTTGATTGTTTCATCAACCTTATCATTGGGCTCACCTATATAATAACGAGGTATAAAACCTTCTTTCTCGCAAATAGCCACAAGCTCTCCAATAGAATCAACGAAATCTCCAGTAGCAGCTTTGTTCTGCGCGGCTGTGCATATTACTCTACTATTTCTAGTAGTACTGACTATCTTTTACTATAACATATGTTATAGGAAACCATTTCGAACTGCGTACCAATAGCAGTCCTACTCCTCCGCCCAGAAGGCAAAGAGGATAGTCGATACAGGTTCCTTAAATATATTCAACATAATATCCATGATAGAGCTTTTTCTTTTCGATATAACGTTTTAAAGTATCTGTGCTGCCATTAGGGCTTAATCCCAAAAAAACTTTAAAATCTCTTTGAGTCTCAAAATCACGAATAAAATTTCCTTCTTTATCATAGATTCTAACACCTTTAGCAGTGGGGGCTTTTCCACCCTTTTTGGCCTATCGCATTTTTTCTCTCGCTTCTTTGGTATGATGTTTTCCATACATGGGATGCTAATCTCCAGAAAAATGCTTCCCATAAAAATAATTTTTCTCACCCTTACAAGCTTCAGATAACTTTTTTCTTCTTGCGACCTCCGCTTCTTTAGATAAGCCGGCGCAAGGATTACTATTAAATCCACCCTCTGCAATATTATAGAAATTATCATCTTCTACGGCATTTAATTTTTTTATCCATTTTCTTTCTGCGTTATTTGTTTCTTCGTAATTATTGCAAATTTCTAAAATTTCTTTTTTAAAATTTTCTTTCCCATACTTATCAATTGCCTTTTTTAACAAAGAACCACTACCTATATAGGTGTCATCCGGTTCTCCATAATGCTATCCGATATATTTCTTGTTATTTATTTGATTAGTAGTTAAATATATATAATATTGTTTCATACTACACAATCTCCTTTTGAATATATTTTTGGTTTCCCACGGGATTACCATGCCATTTCTAGTTTAGGCTTCCCCGTTAGCTATAACTTTTAGTTATAACCCCAGTGGTAACTGGTAAAGTTTTTCATACTCCAATTTGAAGTTTCCCGCTTTCATCAATGAATCATAAACCTTTGACATTTTTTGGAAGCCCTCAACGTCGCCAAGGTCAATGAGCTAATTTGCTTTCAAAGAAGTTTTACATATTAATTTCAAAGTATCAATATGTCCTGCGGTTTGTATATCGTAAGACTACATCATTTCATTATAAAGCTTTTCAAGCTAAACCCATTCAGAGGGCTTATAGGCTTTACCCCATTTTAGCCGAAGCATCGCGGTGTCTTCTTCCGTTAGGTCTACTTCGTCATCTGCGGCGCTTGGTTCTGCGAAGTAGTCGACGGGCTCTTTGGCGATATAGTCGTCGAAGGTGCCCTCGGGGGCCGCAAGTGGTTCGTTTGGTACGTCAAAGGTGGCTTTTGTTATAGCAGTAGTAATCTGCTACTAGTCAAACCCTTGACGCTTCATTGTTTGTTCTATTTGGTTGTTTTTGAGTTCTTGTAAAAATTCTGTATCTTTCCATCTATAATCTCGAAATTGCTTTAAACGCATTTTCGCTAGATAACGACCTATAATGGTTAGTCCAGTAACTTTGCTTCTATCTTTTGCGTAAGTGGCTAGAAGCTTGTTCCATTCATCTGGAACATAGGGCACATCGCACTCTTGCAAAATCCATAGATATGTTTCTGGATTCCAATTATCTATATGCATGGAAGCGCACTTTTTACAAATATGTAATTTACCTTCTGGATATTTTTCTAAATTGTTACTAGAATAAAACTAAATGTCCGCCATGGTTTTATTACATTTTTCACAATAATACATTTTATCTGGCATATTATTTCCTCCTATTTATTTTTTAAAATTAAGTAGAGAGAATTAATAATTTCTGCCCGAAATTATTTTTTCTTTTTATTACGACATTCTTTACAAATACTGTAAAACCCATCACGGCTTGTTTTATTCTTGGAAAAATATTTATTATGGGCTAACTTAATTTGCCCACACTTACTACATTTTTTATATCGGCCATATTCTTTATTTAAATAATACCAATTTAAATATTCATCTTCAGCGGTGGCCGCAACCAGCTTAGGAATTTTATTGCGCCATAGGCTTGATATATATTCCACACTATGTTTAATACCATAGTTTAATTGAATATATTCTTGAATATCAATATTTTGGCAACCGTCTATCTTCATTTCCACAATCGACATATAAATTGGGTAGGGCGCAAGAGCTTTATCGCAAGTGCGCTCAAAATCATAAAGTAAATACCATGTGTCGGCCCCAAATACTCCCCAAGACCCTTCTTTTAAGCGAGAATAATTACAAAGGATTGCTGAACAGACTTCTGGGTCCATTAAGGAAATGCCTTGCGGCACTGGATATCCGTCTGCGTCAAAGGAATCTGTGAGGTCGTCGAGAGGGATATAATGCTCTGAACGACTAATTTTAGAAGTGGTTATTGGAACACGATAAGCATTTTTAATTATATATTGGTCTTTCCGCATTTCAATAAGAGCTTTTTTAATTGTAAAAGCGTCTTTTCCTTCTGTCACTTTGAGCCTTGCTTCCCAGGTCTCTATGGTGGCGCGCAACTAAGCTAATAAAGGTATTTCTTCTAAATCTTTCTTTGTTATTGTTACTTTTGGCTAAAAAATTATTTGTTTATTTTCTGTTATAAGGTTATATATTCCATCTTCGCCATTTTCAAGCTAAGAAACAAGACCTTCGAAGGAGACTTCACGTTTATTGACTGTTGTTAGACGATTGTCCGTAAGAATTTTTCTTTCTTTACGTTCTTGTTTCTCCAGGCAAAAGATTAAATAATCGGCTAAAATTTCTAAATATTTTTCATTAGGGTTGGGGTTTTCCGCAAGTATTTTTTTAACCAATTCATTTCTTTCTTCTGGAGTTTGCAGAGAATAATCTAATTTAATCATTTCTGTTCTCACCTCCAGTCTAATTATAGTATAGCAAAAAAATTTTTGAGTTGCAAATTTTAATTAAATTTGATAATATAAATATAGAAAAGTAAGGAGGTTTTATTATGATTTACGCAATTCTAGGTGTGATAATTTTGATACTAGTAGGTGTTATTTTGTTATATATGGCAAGAAATGTAAGATTAGGAAACACAATTAGCTATTTGGTGCAGTCCATGAAAGAGGATAGATTTCAAAGAGATGGAAGTATATTGGGCGATGACTGCATCAAGACGTGCTACGAAGATGTAAAGTTGTTGATTCATATTCAGCCGGACAAAGAAAACAGGGGGATACCAACGAAGGTGTTTGATTTGTCCAGGTTTGAAGAAGAACGATTAATTAGTTTCCAATATATGGTACCTTATAATTATGACGAATTTACTGGGTTCGTGCCTCATGCGACGGTCTGCGAGCTCGCTTCTGGAGATTGGGTCTGGAGGAGCCTCGATGACGGAGACTTTGAGGATGCGTGGTAAAAAATAAAAAGAAAATGGTGGATGATGAAAATGGGAAGTAAAAAACCCGTAATTTGAAATTGAAAAACAATTTGTGCCGTAATCTGAAATTGAAAAACAATTTCGTGAGTTATGGGGGCAGGGGCAAACCTTTTGCGAACAAACATTCGATTTTTTCCCGAAAATATCCCCCGGTAAAACCTACTAAGTTTATAGGCTTTTTTCGAGATACAAGTGTGATACAATACAATACACGCCCCTAAAATGACGGATACAAGACAATAAAAAAATGACGGATACAAAGCGATAAAAAATAAAAAATATCAAAAAAAAATATTGACAAAATATCCCGGCGGTAGTATACTTGAATCGTCCTCAGGGGGGGAGCCCCTAATCTATAAGAATGGAGTTATTATAATGTATACTAAAAAAACCGCCGTTTTCCTTGGAATTACCATTACCATTTTCTATAAAAATGGACGCATCATCGCCCGCCGCCGCAAAGGTGAGTCTATTCGCTTAGTGCCGCAAAAGTAAACCTATTTATTTTGTAGAAAAGAGGTAAACCATATGGAAACTAAACTACTTGCAACGCTCATTATGGATATTATGAACAAGGGCTATGCTAACTTTGATACCGACCGGACTGCTTTTGACGATTCTGTAAAAGCTATGGAAGCATATGACACCATCCGCGATTTTATCAAAAAGTATTTTCCGGACAATTCCATTAGCCTTTTGGCTGAAATCTATAGCAAGTGAATTATAATTTCATGGGCAAGGGGGGAATTCCCCCCTTGCCATAGATAAAAGAAAGAGAGGATATATAAAAATGTTATCGTTCACGCTTAATACTCTGCTGGAAGAGTGCAACAATAAAGAAGCCCGTCACGCTATGCATAAAGCCTTTTCCAATACTGATGAAATCACTATGATTGATTTTGATAGCTTTGTTGACGATATGGGCTATAGTGTGTCCGATGAAGCGTTCCATGCACTGGATAGAGTTTTGACTTATATGCAAAATGAAGAAAATTATGCCTATGCATATGAGCTGGACAGACAAGCGGCGGCGCGTGAGTATTTTGGTTACTAAATATAAAGGGTATCATATGATACCCTTTATATTTCTCGGCCTATTAACAATGTTAATAGATAGCAATATATATAATCATAACTTATATATAGTATTAATCATTAGTCATATTAATGATTAACGGTATATATAAGTATAATTAATAGTAAACGATGACTTATAAGTATAGCTAATAAGTATATACTCTGTATAAGTGTGGCTTATAATAAATAATAGCCTATAAATATAGCTAATATGTATATGTGACATATAAGTGTGACTGATAGATAATATATACATATTAACTATACTTATACATATGCTCGCCGGCGCGGCGAGGGTCGCGGCGCGCCGTTTTATGCTTTATATGAGGCTTCCAAATCCTTTATGCATAAATATGCACCCTTTATGCATACTTATGCATTCCCAAAACTTGCCAATCGAACAAACGTTCTATTAGCAACGCTAATACATCAACGAATCTATTAGTATTACTAATAAGTATAATGATAAATAAGTAACGCTAATATAATAATCAAGTATAAGTTACATTAATGACTAACAAGACCTATAAATAATACTAATAGAACAAACGTTCGATAAGTGTTACTAATACATCAGACAAACCATGGGTAATGCCAATAGAACAAACGTTCGATAACTATCACTAATACATTGAGTAAACTATTAATAATACTAATACATCAATTCAAGACTTTTGGGGATTCTTAATCGAACAAACGTTCGATAAGCCCAGCTAATAGATTAAACAATCCAGAAGTAGAGCTTATAGTAGAATAGAAGTATTAAGCAAACTAATAGATACGCGCAAGCATAAGTATTAGTAATAACTAAGCACATCTATTAAATAGACTAATAGATTCAACAATAGCAAAACAGGAAACTTGCGGTTTTGCCATTTTTTGGTAAAACGCAAAGTTTAAAAAAGCAAAAAATTTTTTCAAAAAACTCTTGACAATGCCCGGGCAATGTGGTACAATTAAGACAATCAAGGGGGGTCACCCCTAAAACAAAGGAGATAGAACAATGTATACCACTTATGTTATCAAGAACACCAACGACAATCGGTTTATGGTTGCACATCGGGAATTTGGCGTGGATAGCCGCCATAGTGTGCATGATACCTATGAAGCCGCCTACAAGGAAGCTAAAATCTGGAATTGGGGAAGAGAGCCCATTGACGAAACGAAACATCATTGAAAGGAGATTGCCCCCATGATTACTAATGTTCAAACTTCTATCCATGTTCAAGAGGATAGATTAGAACGATTAACTAAAATCGGTCTTACTATTGGCTTTGGGAATGAGTTTACAAGCGTTTCACTTGAAAAAGAAAGTAAACGCTATGTATTAACTGATACCGGCGTGTTAATGGTCTATGGCTTGCAAGACAAAAAATTAATTACTGTTTTCGTGCCGAAATTACAGTATGTCAAGAAATATTTTGCGGTCTTGCCTTTTGCTTTAGAATTGATTATCCGCAACAATCAAAAGAAAGGATACTACAATCTATAGATAGAAAGAAAAGAAGAGCCTGCGGCCGCAGGCTCTTCTTACGCCCCAATTCTTTAGCGATTTAAAGTCTTGAAGTTAGCCACCGCTAACGACCCACACTTCAGCGATTTAAAGTGTTAAAGAATTTTGTTTTTGCAAGTTAGCAAAGGCTAACTTGCAAGTCACTTCCCGAAACGAACTATTATTCTATTATAAGTTTAGCTTATAGTTGCTTCCATTTATAAGTTTAACTTATACAAGTTTTCATTCATAAATTTCATTTCTATTTTGTTTTTATTTTCGTTTCGTTTTTAGTTTCACTTTTTAAACGAAAAACAAACAAAGATACGCTAAAAATTTTTTTTAATTTTTTCAAAAAAAGTATTGACTTTTCCAATTAAAGTGCTATAATAGATAGTGTCAGGAGGGGTTAGACCTCCAATTAAAGAAAGGGAGAATGAAAAAATGAAAAAGGTTAATCTTTGGAAAAGCGTGTATACTGGTGAAATCTACAAGGCCCCCGTTGATTGGTTGCCAAAATTTGGGGGCTGGGAGCTTGTAGGCACTGAAGAACAGCCTGCTAAGTAAAAAAAGGGGAGAAAAAAATCTCCCCTTTTTTAAAAAAAGTCTTGACATTCTCTAAACAGTATGCTATACTATAATCAGAAAGAGGGGGGCGCGGTTGAGAGCCGCAAGAGAAGTCGGCGCCGATAAAAAGGTGTGCAGCTTTGAGTCGTTCAAGAGACCGCCCCCTTTTTCAAAAAAAAAAAAA